CCGGCCCCCAAATTGTTTGACACCACCCACTGGGAAGAGGTTCCGTCGTTAAAAAAGGTGTACAGTTGACCGTCACCGGGTGACGAGTTCCACCACAGGTTCCCGTTGACAGAGTTACTCGGTGCTGTGTCTCCAATAAACACATTCGAGACACCGGCACCACCCGGTGTCGATGTCGGATTCCAGGATACACCATTCCATGACCACACTACACCACCGGACGTAAAGGTCTGGCCGTTGGTTGGTGCGTCAGGGAAATTCATAGGCACCGGACTAGACCTCTAGAAACGTGTAGCCGTCACTAAAGAAAATACCCGTACCGGGACTCACATTCAGATACACATCAAACCAATACTGCGTGCCAATCGTTAGTCCAGTTACAACACCAATCAATGTAACGGGTATCTGAAAAGCATTCGCTGTACTTGTCGCACACTGTTGCATATTAATCGTCGCCCCGGCTGAAGTCGCACCATTAACCGGTGGTGTCCCAGTCCCATAGCGCAGATATGCACTACCAGTGGCATTGAGTGTATTAAACGTCAGAGAACCCGTTATAACCGCCAACACACGCGTGCTACTATAGGGCGTAAAGAGGCGACCAAAGCCCATCATTCCTGCCGCAGTCCCGGCGGGAACGGTATTTGGGAACGAACTGGCAAAGCCGATCTGCCCCGGCGTGACATTGCGCCCGTTAACTTGATAAGAACCAGTAACATTCATCACACCGTTACTATTAATCGATCCCGCAGTTCCGGTGTAAGTACCAAACGCAATCAACGAACCAGCCACATTCCCCATAATAAGGTACATACCAGCATTGTCAGAAGAGGCATACATATAAGGACTGGAAGGCGAACCAGCATTCCAGAAGATATAATCGTTAGTACCAATATAGAGATCACCAAGACCGCCGCCACCTACCGTCAGGTTGTTCTTGATCGTAACGCTACCGGTAACCGTCCCACCGGTCAACGGCAGGTACAACCCGCCACCCATGTTACTGGCGGCGACCCACTGTTGTGAGGAACCGTCGTTATAGGACACATACAGTTGCCCGATACCGGGTGACGAGTTCCACCACAATAACCCCGGTTGAGGGTTCGGCGGCGGTGTGTCACCGATGGTCGTGAGGAACCCGACACCGTTACCCGACTTCCACTTCTGGGTATCCCACAGCCAGCTACCATCACCGGCCACATATATCTGACCGTTGGTAGGGCTGTTGGGGAAATCGAGCGCCACTAGAAAATCCTCATAGCCGTGAGTCCGCTAACCAAGCTACACAGTAATAATTAGCACTGCTAGTCCCACCTTTAATCGTAAATCCTGTTGCCTGCGCGTTGAGATTAGACGGTGTACCGTTACCAACCCAACCACCAGCGTAATAGCTTAGTTTTCCACTATTTCCCAACTGATCGTACATGGTTAGCGTTGGAACCGCTCGTTTTTGCACAGCGAAGCCATACGTTGCATATGTAAAATTGCTCGCAACCCCGCTCCCCCAGATAAGCTGTCCAGAGGAACTCTCAGGACTGAAGTTAGTACCGGGGGCAGTACCTACAGCGTAACTCTTCTCGATATACCGCTGACATCCCGCCAAATCCTGTTGCATCGAGGTCCGCAGGATCGGTGTCGGTGCCGGTCCCACCTCCAGCTTGCGCGGGCCGACTTGGAACGTGGCGTTGAGTGTGGTAAACCAATTAGTGACAGTTGAAGACGTACCAAGGAAATTTCCGGCTAACCACGATCCCGGCGTTGCTGTCTGATATTGACTAGCGATTGCCAAGGTAATATCGACATACAACCCTACGGAATTAGAAGATAAATCCCACGTTCCCGCAATATCACCGGGAATAACCTGTGCGATCCTTTGCCAAACGTTCGCGGTGTTGATAATGAAATTGAACACAAAAGATCGATTAAGTGGGTTATTACGCGCACAGGCACTGTAAATCCCCGCAATGCTCGCCTTGGCCCAAAACACCAAGGCTAATGCGGTGGCTGATGATGTACCAAATTGTGTATCAATAAGGTCTTGGGCTTCAATCTTAAACTCAACCGTGGCCGCCGTAGTAGTTTGCATAGACCCGGCTGTCGTAACCGTCACTCGCAAACTGTTAGGATAACCTGGTGGCGCATCGGTAATCCGCTGCGCAGATAATGCGGCATTGCTACCATTAGATACATTGATACCGTCAACAGTGGAAACCGTCGTACCAGACCCAATAGCAACCACCGCCCCTTCATTGACCTGATCAATTGTATTAAACGGATTGATGAACTTGTTCGGGTTGGCGGCTGAATACGGCACGTAGATACGGCTGTCACTGCCCAACTTGGCCGCATTACCCGTATCGGTACTGACCACATTTGGCCCCGGTGGACCCTGCGGTCCCGGTGGGGAACTGTTGGCAATTACCCACTGTTGTGAGTTTCCGTCGTCAAACCACAAATATGTCTCACCGCCATTAGAATCAAACCAGAGGTCACCGACATGCGGTGACGCTGGCGGTGTCGTGGCGATAGTGACATTACTACCCGCGCCCGTGGCACCGGTTGGACCCGTAGCCCCGGTTGGGCCTGTGGCACCAGTTGGGCCAGGAACGGTGGAAGCGTTCCCGGTCGCTCCGGTGACTCCTGTGGCACCGGTCGGCCCGGTTGGGCCGGGAACCGTGGAAGCGTTACCGGTAGCGCCTGTGGCACCCGTCGCACCCGTTGGTCCCGTTGGCCCCGCGACACCCTGGAGTCCGGTGTTACCAGTAGCGCCAGTGGGTCCGGTAGCACCTGTGGCACCGGTCGGACCCGATGTCATATGCGAATTAAGGTACTGTAAAGTTACCGGCTCCATCGGTTGTGTCGGATCGTGTGCCAGTAACAACGTGCCAGTTAAAGTACCACCTGACAATGGCAGGTAAGGTCCACCGGTAACATAACCTTGTGCCTTGACAAAAGCGGTCGTCGCTATCGAGTTGTCGTTATCGGCTGTTGCGGGCGTCGGGGCCTGCGGATCACCGGTAAAGACCGGCGACGCCAGAGGCGCAAAGCTCAGCGTCGTCCACGACGGATTGGCCCCGGCTCCACCCGTTTGCAGCACCTGTCCCGCCGTGCCGGGGTTTAAGCCTGCCCAGACCGCGTTGTTGCGATAGAGGATTTGCCCTTGGGTGCCAGCAATCGCGTCGAGCAGCGCCGTCAGGGTTCGGTAGGTGTTTGCCGAGCCGGTTGACGAGAGAATGGTGCCATTGACTCCCGGCGTGAGCCAGCTGGCGACGGTCCCACTTCCGCCGACCACAATACTGCCGCCGGGGATAGCCGTCAGCCCGGTGCCGCCATTGGCAACCGTGACCGGCGTGCTGAGCGACAATGTGACCGTGCCGGTCGTGCCGCCGCCGGTTAGACCGGTCCCGGCCGTAACGCCGGTGATCGTGCCGCCTGTCGGCAGCGTGACCCACTGCGTGTTGTAGTCGGTCGCGTCGATCTTGGTGAGCGCCTGCCCCGCCGTGCCACCTACCGGCACACCAGCGCCGGTTGCCCCTGTGGCCCCCGTGGGACCGGCTGGACCGGTCGGTCCTGGAACACCTATTGGCCCGGTCGGACCAGGAATACCCTGAATCCCGGTGTTACCTGTGGCACCGGTTGGTCCGGTTGGCCCAGCGACACCCTGGAGTCCGGTATTACCTGTGGGTCCGGTCGCGCCCGTGGGTCCGGTGGCACCTGTGGCACCCGTGGCACCGGTAACACTGGGTCCAGGTGCACCGGTTGCGCCTGTGGCACCGGTCGGACCAGTAGGTCCGGGAACGGTGGAAGGAGCGCCTGTGGCACCTGTAGCGCCTGTCGCGCCAGTGCCGCCCGGTCCCGTCGCGCCGGTTGGTCCGGTCGCGCCAGTGGCACCGGTAGCGCCGGTTGGTCCGGTCGCGCCGCGCGGCCCCGGCACTTGACTGATGTCGCCGGTTGGGCCGGTCGCGCCTGTCGCGCCTGTCGCGCCGTTGGCTCCCTGAAGACCCGTCGCGCCGGTTGCGCCCGTCGCGCCTGTGGCACCGGTCGCGCCCGCACCCGTCGCACCTGTGGGTCCGGTCGCGCCAGTGGCACCGGGTGGCCCCGTAGCGCCGCCAGCCGGTCCCGTTGGCCCGGCTACCGCCGAGTTCGCGATTACCCACTGTGAGCTATTTGGGTCCGAGTAGAAAATATAGAGTTGCCCGATTCCGGGTGACGAATCCCACCACAAATTGCCGTTCTGCGGTGACGCTGGCGGTGTCTCAGAAATGACGATACTGCCACCACCGGTCGCGCCTGTTCCAGGGGGTCCGGTCGGGCCGGTTGGTCCGGTAGGCCCGGTTGGTCCGACACCGCCGCCACCGCTGCCGCCGCCGATAGGAACACCGTTGACAAAGAACCCGCCGCCCGCATCGATTCGGCCAAAAGCTTTGACCATGTTACTAAACGTCGCCATCGGCGTGGTGTGCAGTAACTGATTCGCGGCAGTGACCGCGATCTGACCTTGCGCCAGAATCTTGATCAAGTTCGATGCCGGGCCGGTTCCCGCCAACAGGTTGTTGGCAAGACCCGAAGTCATCTTTAGCAGTGCCGCGATATTTTGACCGGCACCAGCGGCAATACCCATTCCCAGATCAGTGATCGCGCTCGCAAAGCCGATCGCCGAATTGATCCCGGACATGACACCGGTCAGGTTAAAGGCTTGGCTAGCAGCGTTCCACGCCATGTTGGCGAGTGCCTGCCCACCGGCCGCGACACTCAATCCGGTATTGATGATGTTGGCGACATCGTTGAGACTGTTTACAGCGGCGAAATTCAGTCCGGTGACTTGGTGGATTAGGTTGTTGATCGGTATCTGGAACGACCCGTTGGTGATCGCGCGCCACGCACTGAGTGCCTGTTCCGCAGCATTGAGCGCACCACCGAGTAACTGAGCGGGAGCGGCGAGTCCGGCCGCCTGCGCCGCGTGAGTGATATAGTTACTGGCATTGTGTAACTGAAATTGCAGTGTGCTGTTGAGCGCCATTCCGAGAAACTGACTCGGATTGCTGGGTGCGGTCCAAGTGAACTGCCCACTGCTTGGAGCGTGCGGATCAATCGATCCGTCAGCTAAAAATGTATGTCCTCCCGCTTGTGGGTTGAAGGTGAACTTTGTGTTCCCGTCGTTTGTCCGCAACTCCCACGCGGTGGTGTTGACATTGGGTATCTTATTTGGCTGGGAACGAAAACCGGGGATGATAAAACCGTCACTGAGATCGTGCATCCGCGCGTCCCATTGCGGCTGCGGACCACCTTTCGTCCACCAATTGTCGATATTGCGGCTGGCGTAGATCGCTAGCCCTTCGTCACCTTTTTGCACCGGAATGGTGATCGCCGTCCCACCACCACCAAGCATCAACACCGGCATATGGCCGGCGCTGGGGATCGTCGTCCAGGTTGTCTGACCCGTCTTGGGGTCTAACACATTTAACTGGGTAGCGGGGGTTGCCTTGACTGTATTGGTGTCGGGTTGATGCTCATCAATAGTAACCGGACCCGCTGTGTGTAACCTTGCTTGTAACGCGTCGTCTAGCTGCGACCTGAGTTCATCGTCACTATAAAACCGTTCAGTCGGGTCAAATATATTGTTACTACCACTCATCGTCACACCAGGGTCTTGAAGTAGAGATGACCGTCAATACCCAAGTTCTGGTAATTCGGTATATCATCCGGTGACCGGCCCGGCCCGATCGTCATCACGATCATCGGTAACCCACCACCAATCCCCAGATAGCGGAACTGACCAAACAAATCGGTACCGGTGACCAGCGGGATACCTTCCAGGATCGGTGTGTCGGCGGTATCGTTGACATCCATAACCCAAGTATCGCAGACACTGTTGTACTTAAAATGCAGCGTGTAATTGGTACCACTGATATCGATCCGCATACGCTGCGTCTGCGGTGTCAACGGAATTTCCCAAATGGTAGTCATTAAAAGCCTTCTTTGAATGGATCAACAGTTTCAACCGGAGGGTTGTTTGGTGCTTGAGCACCGTTCGCATTCATTTGGTTATTGACCGCATTAGCTGCGGGTGTCGAGACCGCCGGGTTCATAAAAGCGGTTTCGGGGTCGGGTCCACCAGCCTGACCAAAAACACCCGGTGATGTCGGCCCGGCAGTTTCCGGGTCCGGCACTGTACCGGTTTGCGTTGCCGATTTGTCACCGCTGTTTTTCTCACCCCCAGTCTTGGACGGATCACTCTGGGAACTGTCACTGGTGGATGACATTTTCGACGTAGTGGTCGAGGTACTGACAATGATCACCTGACGACAGGTGATTGTCGCCATCAACGCGAACTCGGAATGCTGATCGGTTTGTACCTGTAACCGCTCGATCAACATATTTGTGTAGTTACGCTTACCAGTGATCACGTCAAACGGCAACAGCGCCGCCTGCCAGGACAGCAACAAACCGTAGACACCGCTCTCCGCACTCAGATCATAAGCGTACTGCCGTGACCACCCGGCGCGGATCGTCACCACCGAAGGGCGCTTAAAAGCATGATCCGCTATCGGTGCCCCTTGCTCGACCGGATGCTCCGTGATCTGTACGTCGTCACTGGCCTGTTCGTCAATTGTCACCTGGGCGACGATACCACCGATCGACCGGCGATGCGGCATAAAGAACGCCGGTTGGAACCCGGCATACGCCAGCATGTTTTTCGGAAGCCCAGCCAGAGTGCTGGGCATAACCGCTGCCATAGCTTATCTCCTGTTGGGGTTACCCGTCGCTTGCGTGCCCTTTATCGCCTGTTCCGATGCGCGGCGGTTCCACGCGCTCCCCGCGTTGTTCCCGACAATCGCCTCACCCTTACTATTCATCGCGATACAGGTCATATCGCAGTACCACGGGTTCCCTCTAGTGTCACCCGTGTAGGTCATCAGCAAAATCTTGTACTGACCGATCGGTGACGTGTAGGCACTGTCGAGGTTCTGTCGCCACATATTGGTGTTGTAGACCTTGCCGCCGGTCGGATCACCAGGGATCACATTGCCTTTGTCATCGGTCTTTGACGCGGTGCCGGGTGTGTACGCAACAGCGGACAACAGGTTACTATCAATCTGCACCAGACCACCAAGCTTGAGCTTTGGGTTCAACAGACACTTCACCTGGATACCCTGCGGGGTCACTTCCGGTAAACCGACCAACCCGGTATTCGGTGACAAAACTACTACCTCACCCGCGCGGTAGTGCTCCTCTGTTATCGCGATAAATGCCCCATTATCGACAAAGTGTTGTGCGCCCGAAGCCAGGAACATCCGCCGTTCGATGTCACGCGCGTGCCCGACAACCACAGTGTCACGCAGGGACGCATCGACATACAACTTGTCATCGACCTGATCGACCTTGAAGTTAGGGTCTAGCTTCTTCTTTATGTTATTGAGATCGTCCAGTTTTTGGCGTTCCTTGGTTCCTTTTGGATAGGTTTTGAACATCGTGGTACTGTTGATAGTGTCACCGTCAGCGGCGTGTATCTCCAAATAGGTGTCAACCGGGTTCTCTTTGCCGCGCCGATACTGGATCACCTCGCCATCAAAGATGATACCGTAAGCGGCGTATTTGTAACCGGCGTAAACCTGCACCCTGGTAAACTCGATCACCTTGGCGAGTGTCGCCGGGGAGAGGTTATAGACACGCGCGTAGAGCATGTTTGGTGTCTGAAGCGTGGTCTTCTGGATACTGAAACTGCACCGCAACTTCGAGATATCCATAGCCGGTTGATCCGCAGTCTGCTTCTCGTAAGCTGGTATTGTGTCACCCTTTGAAGACACCGCCGGATCATCAAGCAGCGTAACTACACCGCGACGGCGGAACGGAATAATCCTGGCAGGCGGCTTTGGCTGTCTGGGAGGAGCCGCCGCCGGTATCGGAACCGATCCGCCGCCTGTTTTCGCCTGAGAATAGACAGTGAGACTGAACGCACGAATCCACTGCGCATCGTTATTGATCTGCGTCTTCTGATCAATCTGCCCCGAACCTGGACCCTGTGACGTTTGAAGATTAGCCGACACCGGCTGCCAAGTGTCCTTATCAACAGACGGTACACTCAAGTCACTTGTATGAAAAGTGTCACTGTTGTTGGCATGAAACTCATCAACTGGCTTTAAGTCGGGAGATACCTGTAAGTCGGTACCGACTTTAGCGTACTTACTAAGATCAGTGGCACCGCCGCCTGGGGTTATATCAATCCCGCCGGGAGGAGCGACCAAATCACGATCGTCACTCATGTGGTGTACGTCCTTCCGTTCCGCATCGAGTAGGCAGCGTACCGGTTACCCGATGTCCGCGCCAACTGTCGCTGGATATCGTGCTCGTTGCTCACACCATTGATCACCACGGTGTTGTGACTGTTATCAACGCTGCCGGATAACGCCCCACCTGTTGCGTAATGGGTCGTCAGCCGCCGGTAAAAATCCGACCCCCAACTCCCACTACTCATCTGTGACCCAGCCCTGCGGATTTGCTCGACGGTCTTGCGGTAGTCATCAGGATGGACAACACCACCACGCCGATCGGTACCTTCCAAGCCGCCGGTAAACGGGTCACCCATTCCACTGGCAATTGAGGCTAGGCGCGCGTTGATCTTATCCGCATCCTTGACACCTTTACCCACTCCCAGCAAAACGATATGCGCGCCGACCGCGTGCAGCCGCTCCATTGTCTCCTTAACCGCCGACATCTGTGACTCATCAAAACCGGCGTTAGGGTTGCTGCCGCTGGCGAGCGCGATGGTCTTTCCTGCGTAGTCCTGTATGTGACCCGCGACACGCGCGAGGATTTGCTTTGGTGTGGTACCACCTACCGCATCAGCGAGAGTACCCGCACCCGCACGCAGACCCAGTGCCTGATCGACACCCTCGGCGATAGAGTCACCGATCGCCGCCTGGATTTGGCCCATCGTGCTACCGCTACCCGAAGCGCCACCATGCGCGGCATCATAGTCACGCTGAGCCTTGAGGTCTGCGTCACGCCGGGCTAAGGAAACCGATTCCTTGTCACTATACCATTCACCACGAATGTGCGCTAACCGCCGCGCAATTCCCAACGCATTGATCTGGGTACCAGGGGCAGCACCCGGTGCGTGCATCCACCTGTGCCCCGGATCAGTCCACATACCCTGATCGGTGCGGCCTCCGAGAACGTCACTGCCAGCACGTACCGAAGCGGCCATCCTGTCCGCTACTGCCACTGATCCTGCCCCGCGCATCGCATCCGCCTGCGCCTGCCGGAACGTGCTATAAAACCTCCCGCTTAGACCCTCCCACAGTGTACCGTGGGGGTTCATCGCCGTACCCTTCTCGAAGATGGTCCGGTTGGCAAGACTCTCTAATGCATCTTTGCTCTCCCTCCCCATGACAAGGGAGAGTGTACGCTTCTGCACATCGGTCCACTTGTCGTATTCGGCAAACATTTGTTCGCGTTGTTGTTTGCGGTAAGCACTGGGTGTTCCCGGCGGCTCTTCCGGTGGCGCGGTAAGGGGTTCGTTTGTGCTACTCCTACTGCCGCCGCCGCGAGCACCACCAGCACCGGCACCACCACCGGGACCGCCGCCTCCACCGGCATGTCCCGGCTGATTGCCGGTGCCGCCGCCTTCACCAGCATCCGGCCAGACACGACGAAGTGCCTCTTCAAATACGTCAACCAGCTTGTCGTAAGCCTGATCGGCAAAATCCATGATCGGCGAAAATGTCGTGTCACCGGTAAGCCAGTGACTCAAATCATCCATTGAGTCACTCCAATTGTTGTTACCAAAGAAACTCTGAATACCGGAACTAAGGTTCTGCGGCAGTAACATTTCACCCGGATGGGCGTTGATCGGGATGATACCACCATGCTGACCGCTAGGTCGTTTCCCACTAAAGTGTTCGTGAAGCCAGTCACCGATCTTGTCGATAAAATCGGGTTCATCCCCCGGCGCGCGCTGCCCAGCAACACCGCCATCCCAACCAGGGGGCGGCGGTCCCCAGGCGGGATCCCAAACCTTCCAATTCTTGCCGCCGACAACCCCGGTGTCCTTAAGGATTCCGAGTCCAATACCGGCAGCCGCGACCGGCCACAAACGCCGCACGAAACCGAGCAAACCACCCGCCGCTGCGCCACCCGCCCCTGCACCAGCCCCTGCGCCACCACCACCAGTAAAAAACCGAAATATCGAGCGTGACAACCCGCCCACAAGTGCTACGGATACACCTGCCGCAATAACGCCACCGATGACGGTACCAGCGGCTCCCAGCGCCCCCTCTTCTTTATAAAGTCCCTCAACAATACCTTTTGCTATATCGATACCAGCTTTGACACCAACACCGAGCCAATCCCAAACGTGTTCAAAAAAGTATTTTACCCCCTTACCAATAACTTCACCGATTTGCTTACCGACCGCTTCCCAGTCACCGACCTTAATGTTCTTTTCGAGTTCGTCCATCCAGTCGTTAAAGATTCTTTCGTGAGCAACGAGCCAGTCCTCGACGTATTTGGTTCCGTCAGCGAGGTACCCGATAACACCGCCCATCGCGGTCTTGTAGTAATTGTCTATGGTGTTACCGAGTGCGGTGAATTCAAGCTGTAACCGCATCGAGTTCTTGTCGGCTACATCCCACCGCTTCTGAAAGGTGACAGCCTCCTGTTCCATTTGTTTTTGGATTCGTTGGTACTGATCCCAGTTCTTAGCCGCCAGGATTTGATTGTTCCCGATGGTAACACCAACTTCCGACATCTGGTCGGCGAAGATGCGTAACTGTTGACTCCCCGGACCAAATTGCACGTAGAGTTCGTGATACCGCTCTGTGACTCCTTTGATATCCAGCGAGTGTTGACCGATAACAGTCTGCGCGTAACCCTTCATCCAGGGCGAGTTGTTGAGTGCCTGGGTGAATTTTACCTGTTGATCGATTGCCTCCTGATAGTTACCGCCGACAGCCGCCAGCGAGGAACCAAACGCCTTGAGTTGGTCAGCGGGCTTGTTACTCAGTTGCGCCGAAGCTTCCAGACGTGCCATCTGGAAGGCAGTGCGACGTACCGCCTCCTCGACACCGATCGCCATCGCCGTCAAGGCGGCGGCGAACGCGGTTATTCCTTTGACACCCTCGGAGATCGCCGTGGTGAAGGATTTCTGGCTCGCCTGATCGACTTGATAGCCGAGCTTGATCAGGAATGACTCTAGGACCGTGTCAGCCATCTATCGGTTCCGTTCCTCGGCCATTGCATCATCGGCACGCGCACGGTTCTCGTTACGAACGTCGATTGCCTCGTTCATCCGCGATACGTCAGCAAGGTCTAATGCGCCGTTTTTCAGTGATTCGTACTGACACATCCCTTCGAGTACTGGGCGCATTAACCAGTACTCGCCCTCCGTCATATCGGCGGATTCGATGTTTGGGCCACCTCGGCTCCCGAACCGTTGAGGGGGCGGCCTGGAAAAAAAGGTGCCAGATTGTCCTGTATCACGGCAAATGACAGTTGCAGCATGATACCCAGGTCGATGTCCTCAAACATCAGGTCACCTTGGGGTGTCGCTAGACGCACCCACTGCCCCACTGGGTTCTTGCGCGTACACACCGCAAGACAGGTCTTGACGATAAACTCGCTGTCCTGTTGTGACATATCGGCGATCGCCTGGGCGACCGGACCAAATGACGACCAGCGAACCGCGCCCTCCGGTACATTTGTGTTCGACGCGGCGGCGGCGAGTTGTGACGCCGCAGTCTCACCCATCCCGCTGAAGAGTGGCATCAACTTGCGGAATAAGTGAAACTGCTTAAATGCGTCAAGCTTACCGGTGCGGTACCACGTACCTTCAAGTTCTAGTTCTTCCATTGTCACCCTCCCTTGTGACTAATGTCAGAACGCTACCGCGAGTCCCGTACCAAGGATGAAGTCAACGATACCGGCATGGAATGTCCACACCATTTCGCCGCCCTCTTTGGCGTAAGTGATATCGGGAAATTTCGCGAACGCGCACTGTTGACACGTAATGACATCATTTCTCTGCAAGTCACGGATACTGATCTGGTTCTGCCCGTGATTGGCAGTACCGGCGGGGTTTCCGGCAGTGCCTGTATCATTTGCGTACATCTGTGACAGCAACGCATTGGTCGGGCTGGTCTTCAGCAAGCGGACGGTGACTGTCGCGCCCTTGCCGGAATGCAGCGAGTGCATGACACACCCATCGGCCCCGATCGTCATGGTGCTCTTGTCTTCCACCATGTTCACCGAGATACCGCCTTCTGAGTTACACGATCCGTAACCCAGGTTGAAGTTACCATTGGGTCCGGCAATCGCGCACATATTGTCGTTAAACGAGTAAGTCGCCATTTGTCACCTCCTCGTAATCCTCTTCCGTTAGAAGCAAGTATCTCAGCACAAGCCGGTCACAGTGACGATCACGAAACGCCCCGCGATAGATACAGTTACCTATGGCATAAGGGCGCTGACCCACCGTTTCCACGACGGCATCAAGGAGCCGTTGCTCTGCAAGGGTCAGTGGGCGACCCATGCCGTACCGTTGCAGAACGCCATCGTCACCACCGCGCCACCGCCGGTCAGCGCCGCGTTATAGGCGGGTGTGGTCGCATCGGTGACCACGCGCAACTGTCCCTGCGCCTGCGCGTTGCAGGTAAAGGCCGACAGCCCGGCCACAGTCGTTGCCGCCGGCAGTTCGATCCCGCCCTTAAACGTCATCAGCGAGTTACACATAAAACCCTGATAGGGAATCTCGCTGCACTGAGCAAAGGCCAGTGAAGGGAACAGTGCAAACGCCGCCGCTGCAACAAGAACCTTGGTCATACTTTCCTCCTGTAATGGGGCGAGTGACGGGATTCGAACCCGCGACCTTCGGGACCACAACCCAGCGCTCTACCCCTGAGCTACACCCGCCAAAGAGTCACCTACCACTCAAACACCTTCTTTGATGTAACGAAGTCTACTAGCTCTCATCCTTTCGCGGGTCGCTTCAGAGGCGACACCGGATAATCGACCACGCCGCCAGCCATTGGGGATCGGATCGGTTTTCAGAGCGCGAACTTCCTCAATCCCATTAGTGATCCAACCTCGCCTAGCTTGGCTGACACCACGCTTTTTCCGTGCCTCCGGTGAATGAGCCGCCGCTAACCGCCGCGTTTCAAACTCCACTGTCCGTTCTCGCTTCCTTGCCGAGTCGCTCATCCTAACCCGAACATCCGAGTCACCCATCCGCGCGCGACGGCGCGTCTCGTCGTCACCGGAGCGATCCCGCGCCTTAGCAGCGAGTGACATATTACGCCGACCCTCTTCATCGATAATAACCCCAATACGAAATTTATTAACTAACGGACCATCAGGCATGCATCCGATAGCCTGTATAAACGCACTCTCTAATTCCTGTGCCGCAAGACGAGTTAACCCAGCCCGGATCACGATAGATGGAATTTCCGTATAACCCGCCCGTTCCAAAGCCCTGATCATCTTACCTCGCCCTCTAGTTCCTCGTTCACGGAGGCGCTTCTCTCTACTAGCGCCTCCGATGTAAAACACGGCCCCGTTATCCGGTCTAAAAAGTGCGTACACAAAATAGTCACCCTCGATCAGCACGCGGGGTCGCCTCATCTCACAATCCTCCTGTCACCTCCTCTCTACTCTACGCTTCAGCCGTGGCTGTAGCAATAATATTGAAAAACACAACAATATCAATGGCTTAGTCCATCACCTGTTCACGTTGATCAAAACGTCGACAAAATGGATGGCACCAGCCAGCTTGGCAGCGATCTGAATCAGTGGTGCAATACGCGCTTCACGATCCGCCTGTGACTGAGTGTCAACATTGTTGGCGAAGGTGTACCAGCCGTTATGCAGGGTATCGCCTTGATGAAGCTCACCAAAACCCGGCGCGTTCCACACTCCCGGCGCGATCAATCCGTTTGTCGCCCCCTGTGACAGTGACGCATCACAAGTTGTCACCAGAATATGCACACCGGGGTTGGTCTGCGGGATTTTTGGGCTGGTGTAGAGCACGTTGAACAGATCGTTTTGGATACGATTGCTCAACCAGTCGAGTCCGTGCATCTCATCAAAATACGCCCGGCCCGACATGACACCTTCCTGGGTGATCGCCGCGCCATTGTTGTATTGAACGTAGACATTGATCCGCTTGCTCGCGAGTGTCGTCGCGTTTGACCCGGAAAGGATTTCCGGTATGACACCCGGTTCCACCTTGAACTTCAGGGTCAAGGTCGTATTGGACCCCTCAAAGTTCACGGTCAAAGCCCGGCCAAAGATCGAGCAAATGGCATAGGGGTTGTACAGTGACCACTGGATCACCGTCCGCATGTAGTCGGCCAACATCGCCTGTGACCCGATGTCGGTGACATTCGCCGGGTCGAGACAGGTTTGCTCGTTGGTGGTGATCCCGTACATATGCTTGTCGGACGCTGCCTCGATATAGGCCGAGATCGCCAGATGTTCGATATCGGTCAGTACCCGCGACGCGGCAAAGGTCACCGCATACCAGCCGCGCCCATCGACACGCACAATAGACGCCACCGGGGTTTCAATCGCGATACCGGAGACACTACGGATCGCCGTGGCGCTGGTCATCATCAACTGCGCCGAGATATTGGTAGCGCCACCGGTCGGTACGCCAAAGAACGCCACCGATGACGTTGTACCGGAAGTTCCACTCTGACAAATAAACTGGCTACCGTTCCAGGTAAAGGTCAGTTGTGGGGCACTGGCAGCGGTGCGCAGCGCGGTCTGGATCGTGGTCGCAACCCCGTTCAGGTTGTTGGCAGAACTGAAGTTCAAACTGCTAACCTGGACCGCCGCCGCACCGTCGATCGCGACACTGAACCCGCCGTTGGTGATCGTCGTCCAGTTACTCATCAGCATTTGCTGGCTGGTCAGTAACCCACCGGTCAGCCGACCGTGGGTCGCAGTGTTCGCCCACTCGCCGATGTAACAGGTACTCGGCTGCGGTACCTGCGAGAAGAACAACAACGCCGCGAGGTATTCCGGTGCCGTGGTGCCAAAATCCTGCGCCACGTCATTGATCGTGTTGTACTCACGGATCGCCTCGCCGGTATCGACAACCCCGCTGTCACCCATGATCAGCAAGGTGTCAAACCGCGCTGTCGGGATCGCCTGCGGAGAGAAATTGACTTGGACATCAACCACGCGGCTGACAGACAAACCTTGTGCCATAGTTCCCTCCTACGGGGTAATCGGGTCTAAGAGTTCAAACGCGGTGATCGTACACGCAGACAACATGACGTTCCCTCCAGCCGGAGAACGGTAAGCGACACCAATCCAATAATTGTCACCCGGTATCATACCTGTTAGCAGTGCTGTAGCCGCAAAGGGTAATTCCCCCGTCGCTGGCGCGGTGATGCTAACCAAAGTACCGGTCAGTGTACCGTCTGTATCAGTTACCAAGGTTCCCGCTGGTGGTGCCGTATTACCGGTTCCCCACACCAGTTGTACTTCGCTAACGTTACCCTGTTGATCATTGCCCAACGCACCCTCGATGCCAAAGATGGCGCGTGAACTGGATGTCGTCTGAAACAGCATATCCAGCCCGGAAGTGACAAAATCCGGCGAATTGGTGTCAAGCGGTACATCCGATGTCTGGTTTGTCGCCGCTACCGTGCGTGCCTTCAGGTTGACAACGTCATTCAACAATTGAGTGACTTGTGTATTGAGTGACGTAACCGCATCCTGTAACGCGGTGATTTCGGTTGACGCAACCTGAAAGTTGTCACGCACGTTGGAGGTATAAGCGTGACCCTCATGCGGGATCGAAGGATCGATATTCGAGGTCATGGCAACGGGTCCAGGACTTCAAAGGCTGTCAGTGACATCTGCGATAGCGTCGCTGTGCCGTTGACGGCGCGATAGACGGCATCGAGCCAGTATTGCTGACCGCTGACCAATCCGGTCAGCATCGTACTGACACCGAAGGGATCGAGATCATTCGAGCGTGACGATAGTATGCTAACCAGATTGCCGACCGGCGTGCCGTTGGTGGCGCTCAGTAGCGTTCCCGTAGCCGGTGAAGCCCCCTGACCCCAGACAAGCTGTAACTCGCTACTGTTACCATTTCCGGTATTCCCTAGCATCCCATCGAGCATGAGGATCGCACGGGTGTCATTTGTCGGGGTGAACTGGTTACCGATCCCGGCAGTGACAAATGCGGTGGAACTTGTGTTTGGTGGGTTGAGTGTGATCGTCGTCAGAGCAAGCTGAGAGCGCGACTTTAATTGCGCGACATCGCTTTGCAACTGGGTGATCGTATCGTATTGATCCTGCACGGTGGCTTGTAAGTCGGCGACCGTGGTCTGGAGGCCACTGATCTCTTGAGCGGCGGTCGCGAAATTGTCACGCACGTCCTGTGTCAGTGCGTCGCCTGCGGTCGGCTTGCTGGGATCGATAGCCGATGTCATGGCACGTCCCACCGAGTGTCACCGCCATCCCATTGAGTCGCTTGACCATCCCAATGTGTCTCGTCAGCCAACGTGACACTGGTGTCAAAATCATCGTGGATGACATCAAACCGGCCGGGTGGCTGCGCGGTGAGCGTACCCTTCGCGCCCAACAGGTTCAGCACATTGTAGTTCATCCTGACTTCGCGGCGCAGGGTCACCGTCATGTCACTGCGCGGCCACCAGCGTTCCTTGAAGAATTCCGCCGCGCGGGTGAACCCGGTCGTGGACACCATACCGACAGCATTCGCACGAAATACCGATTGATTCTGATCAACATACAAACCGCGCCGCAGGTAGCTTTGGTACTTCTCGGCATTGGGTCCATAGAACGAACACAGGATGTCGAGTTCCTCCATTTCCTGCATCGCGTCGTAACCGTCACCAATATTGTCGAAATGGATCGTCACCGGGGCGAAATCGGTGCGCGTCGATTGGGTGCCAAACGCCATCCAATCAACACCAATATCCGGCCGCAGTGGCGGTTCCTCTTGCCAGCGTGGCCGCACCATATCATCAGGCAGCCCGGTGATACCGGCAAAGACATCATGCAGGAAGTCTTCCCAGGTATCGTCTTCGGTCGGTTCCGGCCCCGGTGACGCCGGACCCAGATATCCCGCTAACCGGCTGTCGGTGACAAACGCCATCACGCAGTTCCTATCGGTGTCGGTATCGGGATGGGCAGCGGGGTCGGCGCGTAGTCCACATTGTGTTTCGAGGTAGCTACCGCGTGGACAAAACCGCGTCCGTACCGCGAGTAATCCTCCAGGAAATTGACGATATACAGGGAGTTACACCACAGTATCTCATCGGGATGAGTGACATTTCCCGCTTCATCGGTGGCCGGTCCCTGCAAGCGGAACGGGGTGTAGAGCGAGATCGTCTTGTTCATCATCCCCCATTCGGGCACCCTCTGTAGATCAACTGGTGACGCTGCGGTGACTACTGCCAATGCCGACATTGGCGTATCTTTGGTTGTCACCCGACCCTTGGCACCGACAGTCGCCACCCGGCGGATCACCACGATCTGATCCCAGAACGAGACATCAAAAGCCTCTGTCACGTCCAAACTTGGCATCAGTTTTTTCCTCTGTGCCGAACTACATACGAGACACTATTTATCAACTGGGCAGTGTCAATAAGCGCGGTGGTTTCGTTGGCGGTTGTCGCCTTTCGCCGGTAACTGCTACCGGCCGAACGCTGACGACGGCGCGCCACCGTCACCTCCGACAGTGGCGGCGGGATGTTGGATTGGATACGATCCTTGACCCCGTCCACCGCGTTCATCCCCGCCGCGTGCCACGCCTTGTCTGCCGCATCCGGCTTACCCTGGAATGACAAGACACCGGCCCGCCGCATATAGGCTATCCATTGTCGTTGGTTGTTTCTGACACCGGGGCTAAGCCAGGGACGCGGCGGAACATTCCCCGCCCCCGTTTCGTGGATGTACCCGATGTTGGCGTTGCCGATCCCTGCCGGGGTGTCGGTGCGCTTTTCGGTTCCCTTGGCTTGACTGCCTTTTTCGTCAAAGTGCGGTTGTTCCTGATCGGACGGGATACCGACCATAACGGTAGTATTGGCCAGTCGCTTGATTGCATCGGCCACCATTTGATGGTTGTCCACAAGCACTTCCAGGTGCGCGTTGACCCGCCGACCCTGCGCCATCCTAGTGTAACCGGCCCGCCGAAGGCTTCAGGTCACCACTGAGGTTGCGCTGTACCGGCATACTCTGTTGCGCGGTCGCGATGGCATCCAGTTCCACCCCCGCCTTCAAAATGGGCATAAGCTGTTCCACGACACCCGCGTGAAGCTCGGCCAACACCTGATCCTGGTCAGTCTGCGGCGGCTGCGCGGAGGCGGTTGGCTTGGTACTGCGACTGTTTTCCTTTGGCGGTGACTCTCCATTCTTCTTTTTATCGTCCACCTTACCTTGGTAATGTTCCGCCATCGACGCGTGATAGTCGATGTTACGTTGAAGTTTCTTTGCCATTGTTGGACTCATTGTCACCTCCTAAGTAAGCATCGAGCGCACGGTAAAGTTCCCGTAGAGCGTTCGCTTCCTCGATCTGACCCGGTTGTGCGATCCAAAACGCCTTCAAAGCTCTGAGGACGTTGATCGTCAGGACTGTGCGCTGTTCCATGTCACAACTGGATTGGGGCTGCGCCTGCCATCCGCAGGTAGTAGAGGAACTGGTTCCCCCACGGTGTCATACCCCACCATCCCGCGTCATGTTCCATGCCGATCTGGTTGTCGTAACTCAAACTGACACCATCGACCGACTTAGAACTCGCGACACCAGAACCTGTCAGCGGGGTCGACATATACGTCGCACCGGGCATCCCCGGAAATCCCGCCCGCTGGTTGAGCATATCCTGAACGGCCAGATTATGCGCCACCCATAGCTGCAAGCCAAGCTGATAAAATTGCCCCCAGCGGTATTGATTGATCGCTGGTGTCGTATTGGGCGGCTGGCAGGCTTGATTGATCCAGTACTGCACCTCACCGTCAGTAAACCGTGCGGTGTCGGCAAACGCCGGGAAGTTGATGCGGAATTGGCCGACCGTCAGCGTGGCGTCGGCCGCCTCCTTCGACGTGCACTGAAGGGTGGCCGAATCGAGGAGCACCCGTTCGTCACTGAGCGTCACCTCGGCGTTGATGATATAATAGACACCGTCGATCATCTCGCCCAGCATCGCCGATGTCTTTGTACTGGAATAGGTCGGCGTTTGCAGGATGCGGCTCGTCGGATCGGGATCGGATATCGGTGACGACGGGTCGATCGTCACCGTCCATATGGCGGCGGTGATCGTACCGCCCATCGGGCCGATTTGCTGGGTGAAGTCGAAGACAAAGAAGTCGGACGCCGGGGCAGGCTTGATCGAGCCAAATGCCGCTGCCATTATGCTGCCCTCCTCAACGGGGGAACGGCTACTACACGCCCACCATTACTACCACCAACCACACGATCATCGCTACCACTACCCATGCTGCGGCCCCCAGAACCAGACGCGGCCACGCGAGAATTGATCTCGTAGGTGTATCGGTCATAGGGCACCTCCGGTATCACACCGGGCACGCCAGACACCGAATTATGGGAATGGACCGCACCCTGAATAGTAACAACATCTGGCTGATCAGTGACATCGAGGACACCAGTTCCGTAGACACCGCCGACAAACTGCGCAGTGTCACCCTCTTCGGTCGCGTCGAGCACCACACCGATAACCGGGCCACCGGCAAACTGCGCGGTGTCGGGACCGCCTGCGAAAGCCGCAACGTCAAACGCTTCGGTCGAGGCTAACGGACCAAAAGCGTTACCCCTACCCGCCATGCTGGAGACATCAATAATATCGGTCGCGCCCAGCGTACCGGTGATCGTCGCCTGGAAATCGGTAGTGACAATCGTTGAACCCGACTGGTAGAAAAAGGCATTGTTATTATTGGCCGTTCCAGCGGTGGTTTCTTGCCATTCGACCTGAATAAACAAATATTCATTGTTGAGGGTGATCTGCGGCGCGGCCCAGGTTGCTGTCGAGGTGTATGTGGTCGTGCTAGACGAAAGTGTGATTGTCGAACCAGTCTGGATCGCCGCTAGTGACCGTGCCCCCGTACCATTTGGATTGGTGCCCGCCCACACTCGGAAATTGACATGTCCAGTTACACCCGCCGTAGTTTCGCGAAAGCCAAAATTAAACGTCCAGTTACCGCTGGCGAAGACACCGGTATAAGGCGTGGGACTGACAAAACTGTCGCTTGCCGTGGTAACACTGTTGCCAGTACCGACTAGCGGCGCACTGGCCCCCGAAATATACGAAGACGCTGAAGCGGTAGTAACAGTCGCCGTCGCACCGATACGCCCCTGAAAATACGGTGTCGTGACAGCGGTCTTAGCTGGCCCCCAGCCAAAGGCCGCATTGGCACCGGTCGGCGCGGTGCCGCCGTCTTGGATACTGCCATTCCAATTCGGCGTGGCCGCAGCGGTATTGAGAAGATAGAGTGTCTTTATGGCCATGTTTAGGCCAGTTCGTCACCAGGATCAGAAACGGTGAGTGAGCCGGTGATCGGCGGCAGATCGACCCATTCGAACGTGTAGGTGCAAGACGGATAATCGCGTATCTGATCGGGATGGTCCGGCCAGACATTGCACCCGCTCATGTAGTAAGGGTCTTCCTGGCCAGCCGGGACTTCGCCTATGTGACCGATACAGGTGGTGTTTCCCTTTGGGTCACCTTCGTGGAAACGCAGTAACGGACACCAACCCATACGCTGCGGCGGCTCGCGCATCGCCGGACTGATACGCGGATCGGCGGCGTCACTCAGAAACGGATCGCCGTAACAGCATTCACCGCAACGAATGCAAAATCCGGAGCGGACCCAAGTCATGCGTCACCCGTGCGTGATGGTCCCGGCGGTAATTGTCACCGTCTGCCCGTTGGTGATCGAGGTACTGTTCAGGTTGATGTCACTACCCGAAGTACCAACCGTCAGGTTGTTGACAACGACGTTGGCGTTACTGTCCTTGATCCTAGCCGCTGCCGCCGTGCCGGAAGCACTCGCAGTGCCGCTCTTGGGAACGCCTGCCATTGTGATCGCTTGGGACGCCTCGGTAAAGGACGGCTTGCTCAGCGTGATGATGCACAACACCGTGGCATAAGCTGCCGTGCAGATTTCCAGTGTGGCAAACGACGCGCCCGCATCAAACGCCGTGATGACACTGGTCATCCGCGTGTCTTTAAGCGAATTGATATAGGTGACAGTCATGTCTTAGCCCTCTGGCGTATCCACTCTCGGACGCTCCATAAAGATGTACCGCCCCCCCCCCGTGCTGACCATGTGCCAGCCCTGGCTCCCCAACTCATTAAGCTGCGCCAGCAACTCTTCAACATTAGGTGAATTGCCGGTCATCACAATGATATCATATTCGTAAACGGGGGCGGTGTTCGACATCACGCCCCTAATGACGACGGGAACTCCCGCCTTTGGTTTCGCCATGATACTCTCCCTAACGCTTGCGTGCCGTGACCCAAACGGGATAAAGTACCCAGGCAGACGGGGCATGGCCCGGTATGACCCGACAAGGCTTGGCTTGGCATGGCGGGACGCGACCCGGCAGGCATGGACGGCGATGCGAGATCAGTTCACTGGTTTCCATCGCCGTTTTACCGCTTGCGTGACCAAAACTGCCGATTGGCAACGTTCATCGCACGCAAAGAATCACCGGTCGAAACCGGTGGTGTGGTCGAGGAACTCGACGGCGCGCCCGGCGTGGCACTGATATTAGGTGTCGGGATGTTCCCGCCCAGATTGTTCATTGCCGCGCCGGATTGCACATTCAAAAAGGTGCTGGACTGATCCTCGGACTTCTTTTTGGCGTCACCCAGCTTTTTGGGATTGAACATAGATGACAGCGGCGGCGGGCCAGGATCACCCTTGACGATATTGCCAGCATCACCGGCATTCTTGTTTCTTTCCGGCGGTTTAGCTTCAACCATCGGACCACGCGGTGTGGTTTCCGGTTCGGACACCTCGCCCAGCAAATCCTTGTGACGTTCGGGAACCGGGAGAGCGCCAGTGATCTGTTGTTCGACATCATTGGTATGTGTCACTGTGGTTCTCCCTAACCCCGGTATCGAGCGGGAATGAGTCACCTTGGTACTGTCAACACCGGTAATCTTTCCCTTGTTTTTCGATGCGTAGAACACGCTCTCACCCTTTTCGGAACCATATTGTTCCTTCATCGAGGACATAATTTTGGTACCCTTCGGGGTCAGCGGCATGTCACACCTCCGGTGATGGGTCCGCGTCGATCTCCTTCTCAGCCTCTCGCCAGAACTCTTCGTCGCGGCCTTGGGGCTGACCCGCTTCCCGCCAAAGTTCCTCGGCACGCTGGCGGACGCGCTCTTCACGGTTGGTCAAATCGGCCATCAGAAACCCGCCTGCCTCACCTGTTCCATCAGCGCGTGGACTTGGTCAGCCGCAAGGTAACAAGTCGATACCCGACCGCACTCCGGGCATGGATCGTACACGTCCGACTGACACCAAGTCCGCTCTTCACCCTTACACTTCTCACAGGACGGTGACAGATAAATTTGGGTGTAATCCGTCACATCAGCCATTGGTCACCTACTTGGTGGCGCGGCCCCCGTGATGTTCACCAGTGTCGGGTGTGACACGGGGCGCGTGTTGCGCCGCACCACCGGCACCACCACCAAGCGGCTCGGCTTTGCCGATAAACCCGGCGGCAGAGTAAACGTGCGGCGGCGAGGTCAGCACAATAGACTGTTCGGTCACCGGATCGGGGTGCGGCTCAGCGAACGGTAACCCTTTATCCATCGCCGCTTGACGTTTTCCGGCCCAATCCTCGCCCGCCTTCATCTTGGCGTCAAGGTTCGCCTTCTGTGCCTCGGCAACCGCTTGAGAAGCCTGTGCTTGTGACTCAAGAACCTTCTTCGCAGCCTCAGCGTCAGCCTGAGCCTGCTTGACTTCGGGCGCGGAGACACGCGCCAGATTGACGAGGAACGGTGCCTTCGCTGCGTAGTCCGGCACCTCGTTGAGTCCCGGCTCCAACACCACCACGCCACCATCCGGGTTGTCGGGTGTCGCGGGCAACTGCACAACCGTGCGGTTGGTGACAAAAACCGTATCAGGCATGACCAGCCCTCCTTAGTGACTAACCTGCTAACCCGTAACCCTCAGTGACGGTTCCGTTTAGATGCCGTCGAGGTAGCTGAAGGTGGACGGGTATATCACTTCCATCTGCCCCAGGCGGCAGTAGTAGGTTGTAACGTGATATATGCCCTGGTATTGGATCGGCGTCTTTTGCAGCGGTGTCATCGGGTAGCGCGCCCGCAGCGGGTCTTTGCTGTAGGCGATCATCCGATCGACAGTGCCCAATACCTGCGGTGTACCACCGGCACCCATGCCGATGCCCCACTTGCACGGATAGATTTCGAGCTTGCCACCGCGCTGCGCAGCGAGGTTGTTCTCTTCGAGGAACTTCAAGGTCGAAATGTTACCAGCGGCACTGACAACCTGCGAGATCAGGACACCGTACTGCGCCGGGGGAACAATCAAGCGATCGGGGATCACCGAGTAACCGCTCGCGGCCCAGGTGTTGGTCAGAACCGTGTTCACATCGGCGAGGATTTCTGCCGGTGTCTTACCCGACCACTTGGTCGAGCCGCCACCGCCCGCCACGGCGGTATTCACCGTGATACTCGCGTTGTTGTAGAACCCGGTCATCTGCATCGTGGAGTCACCCACGTACACAACCTGATCGATGTCCATTTGATGTTTGAGGTTTAATCCCTCAAACTTTTGCTGATCAATAGGTCGGCCGACCTTGATCGCGGACTCGAGTTCCGGGATGGAGTATTTGAGTTCCATTTCCCAGAGGTTCAACGGCTGCGCGGTCTTATTGATATCGGTGGCGATACCGGCGATCGCGGTTGACACCTTACCGCCCCAGTTAATACCGGCGGGAACAATACCGCCGGGCGCGGCAAAGGTACTGTTGGTGAAGCTCGCCGACTCATCCGCGATCGTGACATCTTCGCGAAGATCGATGTCACGCGACCAAGTCACCGCCGCCAGCGGCATGTGCAAGGTCGGGTCGAGCCGTTCCAGTTCGTTCACCAAAAAGGCACCCGCAGAGTCCACGGTACGAACACTACCGTCTGCGGCATCGGTGTAACTGTAGGCACGGTCGAGGGTTGGCCACCCGCCGTTTACCGCGCTCGCCATCTGATGAGCGTACATTTTGTTACCCCTCCTCTATCGCAGGGTGGTCACCCCATAACCTTAAATGTGGAATGCGATCTCGACGTTGCCTTGGGCGTCGGCCGGGCCAGAGAAATAGGCACCGGTCAACAGCCACAGATTGGCACCGCTCGCCGCTTCGATCCCGGCCTGGACATGGGAACCGGCAGAGGCGGCGTAGTACACGTACACCGCGCCGCCCTTCGCTGCCGCCGTGGCACCGTTGAGCTTCATGGTGACATAACCACGGTACATGATATCGATCACACCGCGTGGCGCGGGAACACCGGGACCAAAAGGTACCACACCCGGCAGTGCCACTGTCATGTCACTGGTCGGGAACGGACGCACCGCGATACCGACCACTGGCGGGATCGCGGTGTCTGTCGCCAGGACGGGGCGCGCCCCGTTGGCGTCAATGGTACCGACTTGGCCGAACAGGGTGAACGGTGTGGTACTGTTCTGGTTTTCCGGCTTGATCGTGGTGCCGATGACATTGAACCGGCTGCATTCGCCAGGAATACCGGCTGGCATGCGGAACGTGAAAACACTATCAGGCATCGCGCCCTCCTGTTACCCGAAAAGTGACTGTTACCGCGTTGCGCCGTTGGTGTTCCGGGTGTTCCAGAACTCTTTGGCTTGCGCGTTCATCTCGGAAATTGTCGGTGGGCCGCGCCGGGCGACACCGTTCCCACTGTCACGCGTCACCGCCTGCCGGGTCATACCGCCACGATTGAGCACGCGAACCTGGGCGGCGGCAGCATTGAACGCCATTTTGACACTGTCACAAGTCAGCGTCTTGGTGTCGATCGTGCCGATCGCGTCGTGGATGATCGCCTTAGTGTTGTCGTCACTCAGCGCGTGATCGAGCACCCGGCGGCGGAACGCGCACAGACGGCGTGCGGTACTTTCGAGTGTCAACCGCGCATCAAAGGTCGGAACCTTGACACCGGGTTGAAGAATCTCGGCCGCCGCCATCGTGTCACTCCACAGGTCTTCGGCATCCGCCGAATCGTGGGTCCGCGCGTAATCACGGTAGCGGCGACGGTCACCCGTGGAACCACCCTGCTTCAGGTCTTCCAGACCGGGCAGATCGGTTTCGCCGACCATATCCTCACCCAGGCGTTCCGGCACCGGAATGTCATCATCACGCGTCATGGCGTCACCGCGCCGCATACGGAACCTCCGTCGATCCTTGGTTTCCGGGTCTTCCAGTTCGACATCCTCGCCGTCGTCACCGTTTTCCCCGCCACCGTTGCCGCCGCCGCCTTCAAGTTGCTCGACACGTTGCAACAATTCGGCAACGGCGGCAGCGAGTTGCTGGATATCCGGCTGCCCGCCAGCACCCGTATCAATCGGCGGGTCGTCATCCCCTGCCATACCTGCGCCTCCCGCTTCGCCACCTTTGCCCATGTGGAGATGGATATGAGTGTCACCGTCATCAGGACCGCCGCCGCCGTTTGGCGCGCCGGTCGGATCGATAAAGTCCTTGGTCGCCTCGCGGGCTTCCTCTTCGGTGTCCGCATCACGAACCCGGCGCACCATACGGTCCAGCCATGCTGTTCTCGCCATAGGTCAACCCCTTTCCTCAAACATGGATATGGACGTGTCGCCCACGTTTCGCCCGGCGGCGCTGGTATATCTCGCCGACCTCGTTGACACGGGACCAATCCCCGGTATTGGCAATTTTGCGGCTGCGGACGGAAGCGTCGAAGCGGTTGCACCACCCTTCAGGGACGATGGGTGGTTTAACGATGTCACAGGCGTGACCTTCGTAATGAGTGCAGATGCCGCAATGGTCCGGTCCCTCTGCATCAGACTCGTAGTTTACCTCCGAGTGCTCCAGCTTGCTGTCGTCACCGTCTTCGGTGTCGGTGAACGAAAAGAAAGCCTTATCCCCGATCCGGCAGACGACACCGCAACGCCCGTCCTTGACGAGCGCGAGGTGATTGCACAGAATGTCAGTCTGGCGTCCGCGAGCGTCACCAGTCTCCTGATAATTCGCTCTATAGCCCACAGACACCTCACGTAGCAACTTATTCCTTATGGCTTCGATCGCCTTTTTGTCATGAATCATTAGGTCACCGATCAACAGGTGATCAAAGACGCCCGTACCCCGGCGCGGGTTGAGGACGTGACCAACCGCCAACTCATGATAATTGTCAGGGTTTACGTCATCCATCGGGTGGTCGAGGGTGATCGGCTTGCCTTGCAATGAGGCAATGGTCTGCGGCCGGAACACCTCATCCGGGTCGCGATCGATAATGATCTTGCCCTGAGCGTCACCCTTGATCGGAATCTCCTTGTCCGAATAAAGCTGCTTGCCGGTGCGCGCCAGCGGCACCGCTTTGACCACCAGAAAGCCCTCTGGTGTCATTGCCTGTTGCGGGCCAAGCTGTTCGGTGACGTAGAAATCATGGGTGAGCATGACGGCGGCACCTAGCGCAAGAACACGGCGAATCGTGCGTTTTGCCAGACGAGTCGCGCCCCATCTGCAACTCTTCGGGTAGCTCGTCCTCGTCCTCCGGTGTCCAAGGGTCGGGTGGCTCGGACCCCCAGTTCAGGAGAATGTAGTTTTCGCGCGTCACCGGTAGCCCGGCCTCGCGCAGCGTCTCTATTAGTTGCTCGCTCATCGTTTTCACTGGTACCCTCCTGCCCCTTAGAGAAGCCCCCAGCGAGCCGGACGATCTTCTTCTGGGTGTCCTCCAGGCTGGCCTTGCCATTGTGGTAGTCGCGCCACGCCGCATAAACACTCTGCGCAGCTTCCTTGGTCAGGTGACGGTCAAACAGACGGCGCTTGGCTTCCCAAGTGATCGACTGTAGCACACGCGGCTTGATTCCCAACTCTTTGGCCAACTCACGGTTCGCCTCGGCGAACAGCGGATAGGTACCGCTCATCCCGGTCAAAGAGTTACTGGTTGGTGCCACATAATGCAACCGACGAGCATCCGCCGCCGTCGCGGGTTTTGATCCCAACGAATGCATCACCGCAGTGTGCGACTGTCCCATTGGTGACAGTAACGCCGCGCCAACCGCATGCGTGTCCATTGTTACATCATCGTTGTCACTATCAGGATCGAGGATGTTGTTGTAAAAGGAACGCACCTTGTGCTGGTTACCCATCGCCGGACTGATAATATCTCGGTCACCATTTGACTCTAGCGAGATGATCGCATTGGCGATGGAGCCGGTTGTGTGCCACGCGTTTGTGGTGGGCTTACCCTTGTCGGTCAAATAGGTACCGATCACCCGACCATCTGGGCTGAGTGCATCAAAGCTACGCTTGTTGTGTGCCTGATCGTAAGTCCTGATCCACATCGCCTTCTGCACCGGGGTCTTCATTTCCGCCAGGGTCTTGCCCTTGATCATGTTGTACAAGGCTTCCTTCTGCGCGGCGTTCTTTGCCGCCTGCGGTGACTCCGGTATCTTTTTGGCAATCCAGATCGCCTTGCCAGTATCGGACATCTTGTCGTCCCATTTGGTGTCCTGGTGGTTGAAGTAGGTATCAAGTACCACTTTCGCCTGATGCACATTCATGTCCCACAGGTTCTGTGGTGACAACGCAGCATAGACACCAACCACCGACTGTACCGGTAACTTATACTTATCGGCATCCTCTTGCGCGAGTCGATGCGCGCCTTCGTACCATTTATGACCCTCGGTGCGGACCTTTTCGGGGGCTTGTTCGTAGAGGAACCGCAGGTTCTTTTTCATGTGATCGATAATCGTGCGCGCCTGTTTATCCGGTGTCCCTTTGAGTTCACCGGGCCGGAAGTTTGGGTACTGTTCTGCGTTCTTGAACAACTCGACATCGTGCTTGAAATTGTCGGCGTCCAGCTTCATCGCATCGAGATCGACACGGCGGTATTCGTCACCCTCCACCGCTTTGACATGGGTCGGGCGGCGAGTCGAGATTGTCGCCGGGTGACTATTTGGCGCGGAACCTTTTAGTAGCTTGTTCTGCTTGCCGCGCGTCGCCTTCGGTGACACTCCTACTCTCTGTTTCTCTTCCTTTGGCGTGGTTTTTGTACCACCACCCTGTGACGCGAACTCGCCTTCGTGCCCCTTCGCCATGTTACGATTGACTTCTTCCTCCTTAAACGGCGCACGGTCACCAGTCGCCGTCGCCACCTTTTCCCACACCACCCAGGCAGACGGGTTCGAGCCACTACTCATGTGTAGGTAACCATCCCGCTCAACTACGTCATAGTTACCAACACGCATTGCCGCGACACGCCCACGCCACACCTCGGTAACTTCATCCCTATCAACTGCACGCGTGACACCAAGCTCGTTGTCACCGGTACCCTTTACCTTGCGCATATCTTCGGGTGAGGCGCGGCGCGCTACCAACACATAGCACGGGTGTTCAAATGTCGGCTTATACTGCGGCGGGGCGAACCCGTTCGCGTAACTCTCAGCCGAACGCGGATCAGTCGCCCAATACGTCAGCCCTTCCTGTTCCGAACCAATATTGTATTCCTGTTGTGACTTGATCTTGCCGGTCTTCAGAAAGTGTTCGTACTCACCGGACGAAATACCGCGATACATCAGGTTCGGGTCTTTGGTCAGCGGTATCTCGTCAGGGAGTCCTGGTTTGATCCGCGCGACTTCGCGCCGCAGAAGCGGCTCGTCGGGGTCTTGCACAAAGGTTTCAGCAAGTGACGGATCATACTGTTCCGTTCGCCGACCTTCGCCGACCTCCTTAATATGCGATGGTGCTGGTGCTTTTATCAGCACCTCGTAACGGTCACCGGACTCAAAGTTTCGCTTTGGTACCCTGGTTGCCGACAGGTCATACCGCTCGGTAAACCGTTCCAGTTGATGCGGTAACTGTCCCTCCGGTAACCCGGCCACCTTGCCGGGTGTCGGCGCTGGCGCGGCACCAGACGGTGCAGCCGCGCTCATCGTTTTTGATTCTGTCGCACCAACTGGCTCGATTCCCTTGCGCCAGGATTCGCGCTCGGAGAGATGCTCCGCGCGGTTCCACGCGCGACGTTCGCGATCCCGGTAGAGTGTCACAACCGCCTTGTGCAAGTCACGCCACGGCTTCGCCACCTTCTTGTACTCTGCCGGGTCGGTCACTTCGAGATTTGATATCTCGGCGAGTGTCTCATGATACGCCTGTTCCCAGGTCGCAGTGTTGTTCCTATGCGCCTTCCACCAATCACGGCTGTACGCAGTGACACCATCGGTCTTGGCCAACTTGTCCATGTTGTTGTGACTAAAACCGAGTAACGGTTCCATCACCGCGTACACCGGATAATCCGGGGCGAACTCTTCACGCAGTTCGTCATCCGGCTTGATCACATACCTCGGCGCGTAGCCTCCCTCACCCGGCGGGTTACGCTGGTCGGCGTGTACCTCGTCACGTTCCTTGCGGTACTCGTTGAGTACGTTCTGGAACTTTTGGTGCATAATCTCATGCGCCAGGATACCACGCAGTGTACTATCGTTGTACCCAGTCAACTGGTGCGCGTAGAGTGTAACTTCTCCGGTGACTAAGTCGGCGCTACCGGCAGCTTTGCCCGGTATCCCGTTAAGGGTGAAATTGTACTCATCATCGGTGACAGTGAGCTTGCCGGGGGTGTAACCCAGGCTCTTGATCATATCGTTACCGATTTCCGTGTAGTGCTTTTTATTGGCTTCGTACTTCTGCGTTGCCTCGACATGCAGTTCCGGTAAATGCTGTAACTTTTCAGTCAGCGACTCCCAACCGGTACCAGCAACAGTACCCACGCTTTCCTTGGGCCGGATTGTCCAGCGTATCTCGCTCGGCCCGACATCGTCAGCCGACTGGCGGCTACTGTAAGACACAACAATTCTGTCACCATCCTTGTTGTGTAACTCGACATTGCCGGATCGCTCGGCGGTCAGATCAAACCCGTGTTCTTTGAGCTTCTGTTGCACGTCACGCCCGGTGATGGTGTGCGCCTGACCTTCTGGTGTCTCCACATACTCCGACAAGTGATCGTCGAGCGCATCCCAACCTTCACCGTTGAAGTTACCCTGCGGTGTCAGATGTTCCCAACGCACATCGCCGCCCTTGCGAAACGGCGCTCTTATCTCAACCTTGGTATCGGCATTGTTGTTCTTGTAAACCCAGGTATCCCACTTCGGCTCAAAGTGATCGAGCGCGAAATCCTTGCGCCTAAAGAACGGTTCCGCGTACTTTTTCATGTCCGGCGGCATGTCACCGCTCTTCTTTGCCATGTCATCATGCAGCAAATCGTTTAACTCGCTCCAGGATTCGCCGGTCTTCCACAACTTGGTGGTCGATGACTTGTAACGCCACCTCGGGAAGTTACTGTTTTCCTCAGAGCGCGGGATCGCAACAACACCACCGTCACCGCTACGGTACAGGAACTCCTCGCTTAGCTTGTCGTAACCACTGTACTCGTAACCGCGCGCCGACATCCAGATATGGGTGTCTGTACTCGGCGCGTAGCTTTCAGCGGTTGCTGGTGGCGCGGACGGTGACGGTTCCGGCTTCTCGATGACAGACGGTACCTCTTGCTGCCGCCTGCTACCCGCGCGGTGCCCCGCAGTAAACTTCCCGTCCTCGTCACGCGGGTGTTCGTCTTCCTTGAACTCGGCAGCGTCACCCTGTACCAGTCGCCGCATATGCTCACGCGTCACCGGTTCGAACTTGGTGATATGTTTGGCGGGAACCGCTGCCTGTGATTTAAACCAGCGTCCCTTGCTTCCTGCGTGACTCAGCGGGTCGGACGGGTCTTCTTCCCACTCGCTTTCCGGCGGTGGGGTGAAGTGCACCATACTGATCTTGCCGGTGCCGGTCGCTTTGTGTAAATCCCAATCCATCCGCGCGGCCCAGCGGATCGCGTCGCTCGGATGCTCGAACGCATACACCTCGCCACCACCGTAACGCTCGCCGCTCCCGGCCTTGACCCACTGCGAGGTTTTGAACCGTTGCAGCCCGTTCTTCATGATGGACCGCTTATTTTTGGTTGGGGTGACATGGTACAGTGTCTGGAACTGCCCACCCTTGCTACGTTTGTGTTCCTCTTCCTTCCACTCACCAGCGTCACCAAATGGCCCGCGCGAGCGGTTACGCTCCATCTGCACCCGGTAGAGTTCCTGGATGATGTTTTGCTGCTTGGCGTTCTCGGCCAGGAACAACAGATCGGGATCGAGCGGCACCGGCAGTGCGCTCTGATCCCTAACCTTGTAGACACCGTCACGCAAATGCAGATAAATCATTGGCCATACATCCAAAAGATGACGGTGCCTGACACAACCACAACGATCGCCGCGATGATACACCAAAATACCAAGCGGCTCGGCTGTTCGTTCATCGGTACCTCTCAACACCTACCACCGGCCCGCTACCGCGTAGGCACTGTGCGCTCAATTAGGCGGGCACTCCCGCACAGAAACCAGTCACCTCTAAGAAGGTGACCGGCTCGCCTCACTGTTTCATCTGATCGAGACTCTCTAAAAACGCCTCGCGCTCTTCCGGGGTCGCGTCACCAAAGAACTCTTCTTCGGCGCGCTGTTCCGCCATCATCTCTTCGTACATAGCGTTATTACACCGTTGACACAAAAACCACGCGGTGACTTGGTCGCCGTGTTGTTCTCTCGCAAAGAAACCCGGTACATTGGTGCGTCCGCAATACCGGCAACCCGGCTCTCTCTCAGCCGTCATCTTCAGCCTCATCGTTCTCGGCGTTCCGTACGAAGACGATCTCTCCATCGTCAAAGATGATTTTGGCGAGTGACCAATCATCCTTACCGGCGGGTTCGAAATCGCGGTCGAGGTACGCCACGGTCGCGCCGCGCCCCTCAATAGTCTGTCGCTCAATCATGCGCCGATCTCCTCCGGTGCCGGTAGAATCGGGCTAGCCCAACACCGGCAGTTTGGAAATTCACCGGGGTGGTGACGGTCACCGCGCTCCTCGGCGATCGGCGGATCGTCCCACGCGTGAACGGTACCCTCAAGCCGCTTGTGCATCGGCCGAACATCGGCATCTTTCGCTGTCTTCCAGATATAATGTGTCGACCCGATATACTGCGCACGGGACTGTGTCACCGCTGCGGATGTTTTCGCTGTTTCGGTCCTGGCGATCAGTGTAGCGCGATTGTACACTTGTTGCGGTATCTGGCTAAACTCACGCAGATAGTCACTCGCAATGATATTGGTGCGCAACGCGCCGTAACGCTGGCCTGCCACCCAATAGGCTTGTGACAGGTCTTGCACCTTTTGCGCCGCGTCGAGCGGGATACTGGTGATCAGGTCAACCTGCGCATCGATGATCCGGCGCATTTCGTCACCGGTTACCGTACCGCCCCACAACAGTTCCTTGTCGAGTTCCTGGTTGATCATGCGCGCGTGACGTACCCACGCGGTATAGTCACGACGTGACACTTCGGCGATCATTAGTGTCGCCGCTTGTCGTGCCCAAGGCCGAAGAATACCCGCGTAATCACGGAGATAACGATTGATCGCCTCCACGCCAGCCGGGTCGCCTGGAGAATAAGAACGAATGATGTCCTGTACATGGCGCGCAATACGCCGCAGCTTAGCAGCATACCCGTAATAGGCATTCCTAACGCGAGCAAAGTTGTCACTCTCGCGTTGCCGTTGTCGCCGTGACTGTGCATCATGGGTACCTAGTGACTGTGCAATGGTAGACACAAACAGTGCCGGGTTCTGCATCATCGGCCTGACCTCAACCGGGTTGTCATCACCTCGATATCGTCAAACCATTTCGGACGCCCGATCAGGACATCGGGTGTCCGTCTGTACGGCTTTGGTTGTTCCGGCGGCTTACGGAAATCCTCCCGTGGATCGTCACCGCGTAACAACCGGGTCCGCCGGTTCAGGATATTCTGCCGCCTGCGCCCTAGCCGCTCGGCGAGTCCCGCCAATTCATCGAGACTCGCCGCCTTGATCAGCGCGTCCTCATACGGCGTATAGATCGCGCGCGGCATGGGTCACTGGCTCGGCATACCGGAATGGTGGGGTTTCACATGCCGGTGATAGTTTACGTTGTGACGGTGCGCGTAGTAACTGTGCCGGTGCGCGTAGTAGTGATACCGCCCCCGGTGATAGTGACGGTACGGCGGCGGCGCTTCCGGGACCGGTGGTGGTGCCATCATCGGTGGTGGCGGCGGTGGCGGCGGTGGCGGGATCGTCGCCACCGCTTCCGGCGGCTTTTGGCATGCCGCCAGACCCAACACAAGGACACCGGCAATTACCGCGTTCTTGATAACCATCTTCTGCCTCCTCTCTGTTGTAGGAACCGCCTGGGTGGACTCGGTGTTACTGTCGGTGCCGCCATCGCGCCCAAACCGTGTTCCTTGATCAACCGGTTCATCCGATCGGTTTCTTTTGGTGTCAGTGACGTTCGGCGTCCGTGCAGTTCCTTAAGTTCGGCAACCTGTGACTTTGCCGTCGCCGCCTGCCGCTCCCGCGCCGGACCCTCGCGCTCGCGCTGCGTCATGCTGACGTTCTCGCGAATCTCCTTGTACGGTGTCTGTGTGCTCTTGCGGGTACTTTCGGTACGTTTTTGTTCACCCTGACCGTAGATCGGCTGGATTCGGACACCGGTTGTCGCGGGGGCCTGTGACCGTTTCTCGGTGGTTAGCGGTGCGGCGGCGCGCCGTGACAGGACATCCTGTTCATGCGGCTTTGGTGCGTGCGGCTGGTTTGGCACCCGCTGCGGACTTTTAGCCTTGGGCATGGGTGGCGGGGTGTAGTTCCGCCGCGCCCGCATCTCTTCCCAAGTCTGCTTGGTTTCAGGCTTTGGCGGTTCCGCCGGGCGGGTCATCTTGCGCAGTTCCGGCTTTGCCTTGGTGGGTCCGTGACGGTGCATCCAACCTTTTTTGGCACCTTCACTCGTACCGTCATCCTTAAACGGGTTGTTACCGCCTAGACCACCAAACATCGGGCTGGCTTTGTCACCTTTGCCGTTGGGCTTGGGCATCGTTGCCAGTATCTGTTTCATCGGGATCGGCGCGGTGACGATACTCTTGGCCACGGTGTTTAGCCAGTCGGCGCAAGCCTTCATAATCTCTTCCTGGCTCGGCTCGGCATCGCGGAACGCGTGATCGTGCCGCGACATCTGTTCCTGTTGTCCCAGCCGCCGCTGTCTGCCAAAGAGTGCACCGCGTCCCAGGATCGATCGGCCAGCCAAACGGGTACCGGTGCCACCCAGCTTCATCAAATGCTCGTCGGCCGCGTGTTCGGTCACATGTTGCGCAACATGCTCGATAACATGCTGCGTGGCGTGGTCGACCGCGTGCTCACCGACATGCTGCGCGACGTGGCCGACCACATGACCGACCGCGTGACCGGCGGCTTCCGCCAGGACACCGGAACCAGGGACGGCCAAATCCATCGACCGCAGAAGTGTCGATATCACAAACTTGCGGCCCAGTGACTTCCACGCCTCCTGTTCCTTATCGAGCATCGGGATACCCTGCGGTATCCGTGTCAGTCCCTTGCCCGCGTGATAAATCGTTTCGCCAAGCTCTGTACTCATCCCCTTGAGGTAGCGGCCGACATTCTTTGCCGCCTGGGTACCGATCTTCCCACGAATCTCGCTACCGGGCTGGTTAAAGCCTTCGGTCAGTGTCTTTAGGTCACCGGGTACCGCAAAAGCTTCACTGCCCAACCCCTCGGCTTGCTGCCGCGCCTTCTGCACCGCTGCCGCCACCTTAGCAGCGGCCCCCTGGCGAAAGGTCTGCAACCGCGACGGCGGCTGCGGTTTTTCCTTCGGCCGCGCGTGCACGCCCTGCTTGGCGGTTCCTGGCGGTCTGCGCTCCTTTAGTCCCGGATTCTTTTGCTGCGCACCCGGTCCCTGCATCGTCGCGAACTTGCCACGATTCCGCTTGTGCTGCGCCTCGTTAAACGGCTTTTTGTCACTCTGCAAAAAGTCGTGGAAGTGTACGTGTGTCGTCATCGATCACTTCCTACGACCGTCATAACCCCGGAACGGTTCCGGGTCGCGGCGCGGTTCGGCCTGCCGCGTATTGGAACCGGCCTTGATATCGACACCATAAGGCTTGAACTTGCCGGTGGCGGCACCACCGGTCACCGCGTGACCACGACCGGCGCGGGTCGCTGCCGCTTTGCGCGCGCCCTCGCTGGTACCGGAGTCACCAAACTGTTTGGTGTTACGGGTCGCGCCCCAGGCATGCGCCGAGTTCCCCGGTGACGGATTACGCCACGCGTCACTGTGCGCCTTCCATGCGGTGGCGTGCGCTTGTGATGCGGTGTTCCGCCCGGCCTGACTGTGCACCGCCGACTGTTTCTTGTGGTAGGCGGCTTGGTTGGCGTGACTGTGGGTCGAGTTGCGTTGTTCCACTTCGGCGCGTGTGACACCTTGTGCCCGTTTCTGCGCACCTTCGGAAGTACCGTAATCCTGGCTCATCCGGGAACCGCGACTGGGTATGTTGAAATGGTAGTGACCCATCTCATCCCTCCCGGCCGCATCGCGGTTAAACTCCTCGCCAAAGGCTGACAACCGGTTGACGCCGCGCTCGACGGAGCGCGCCAGTCCGGCCCCCGCGCGCCCGGCCTGCCCGATCGCGCCCGCTCCCGCCGTTAGGGACGGCGCTTTGATCCCGGCCGCCTTATTACCGCCGCCGCCGGGCTTTGGCAGCGTAGGCGGCTGCGGCGGCTTGGCCTTGGGCAGTGTCGGCGGCTTGGCAGTCGGTGCTTTGGGAGCCTTAGCGGGCGCGGCCTTTGGCGGTGTCACCTTGGGCAGTGTTGGCCCCGGCATCGCCAAGCCCTTCCCACCACCCCCAACCATCCCCCACGCGTCACCGACCCTGACGTGATAGTGCGCCATCTAGATATGCCCCTGGCTCAGCACGATCGACAGAAAATAAAACGCCAACGCCAGCCAACCGAGATGCGGCCGGGTCGGGGCTGTCCACCAATACGGGGTGAAGGCTTCCACCAGTGCCAGGACGAACGCCAGGACAAGCAAAATTAGCTGTACCATCGCCACCTCCATCACCGGCTCATCGGTCAATGCAGGATCAGCTTCTTGCGAGTGTCCCTGCGGTAAGCCTCGATCGGTGGGCGGTAGTGCGGCCAGCACTGCCGCACCGCGACCGCCACTTCCAACGCACTAGGATGAATACCTTTTGCCGCAAACTGACGCAACCAGATCAGTAAGTGCTGATGGATTTCTTTGTCATCGAGATCACGCCGGGCGCAGATGATAAACCGCGCGGTCGGCAATACAAACAGACCCAACGGCGGGAACTCGTACCCGAACTCGATCTTGAACTTGTTGGCGTGCTCCTTGACCACGTACTTCACCTGATCGATCAGTGACTGATCGAACTTGGCAAAGCTACTGACAAACCGGCCCAGCGTCTGGCTAAGCTCGCGCAGCGCGCCCTGGACCCGTTCGTCACTATTATCAAGCATGGCCATCGGTTGTCACTCATCGAGCGTGTGTCTAAATCATAAGCGTGGGTTCACTCAACTGGACTGTTTCTATCGCCTAAGTGGGTTCACTTTCCAGCATTGTGTCTGTCTCGCCACAAGGCTCACTTAACAGTCGCACCGCACGGGTTTGTGTCTGTCGGGCCTACTGGCTCACTTCCCTTGCTTGTTTCCGTTCCTCGAATGGGTTCGCCCCGTAAGCATGTGTCTAATCGCTGATCTTGGCTCACTCATCGAGCGTGTGTCTAATCGTAGTGATTGGTTCACTCCCGTGGCCCGCGTCTCTCAATCTACCCGGCTCGCTCTACAAACTTGTGTCTATCGGCCTTCATAGCTCGCTCTCAGCGTTTGTGTCTTTCTGGAGTGTTGGCTCGCTCTGAGTAGTTGTTTCTATCGCAGCCTCTAGCTCGCTCCATCGATGTGATTCTGTCAGTGCCGGTGACTCGCTCAACCCGGATGTTTCTGTTCCCCTTAACGGCTGGGTATGCAGGTACTGTCCTCGGCGTACCATACGCCACAACGCCGCCCTTGCACCGTAACAAAAAGCGCACATCCTATTTGTGTCCAATCTCCATTGACGGCTCACTCAATCTGTATGTGTCTGTCAACTGTAGTGGTTCACTCAACCATTCTGTGTCTAGTCACTCTACAAGGTTCACTCCGATATTTTGCGTCTATCCTACACCTTGGTTCACTCACGACATGTGCTTCTGTCGGACCACGAGGTTTAGATCGGTGACCGCCATTGTTGTGACGCCTCGCGCGGATCGGCTGCCGGTTCCGGCGGCTCGGTCACGTCCTTTTGAAAGTTCTGGATAGCCCGCATCGCCGTGTGGTGTATCTTGGCGATGACGGTATCCGCCATGTTGCCCGACTCGCACATCTTGACAATCTGTGCCAGTTCCACAGCACTGAAATCGACATTCATTGCGTATCACTCCTCAAAACTGTTTCTGTCTGCGGGAATGGTTCACTCAGCTTTCCTGTGTCTGTCGCGCAATAGGGTTCACTCGCACAGCATGTTTCTGTTCCACTGCTAGGTTCACTCTTCGATCAGCACTCGCCGTAACTGTTTCACCTTCGTCGGATTGGGTTCACGCGTCCTGTCTGTTTCTATGCCTTTATCCTGGCTCAATTGGGCGAGGATACGTTGTGCGTGTTCCTCCGGTATATGCTTCACCGACCAGCCATCTTGCTCGGCCTGCTTGGTCGAGCACTGCCACCCTTTACTGGTCAGGAACAAGGTGAAGCCAACAAGCATGTGTCACTTCCCTCTATTGATTCCGCTTCCGATCACTGTGGTTCACTTCAACCTGATGCGTCTGTTCCGGTGTCGAGGTTCACTAACCGATCCCGTGTCTGTCACTGTAGATGGCTCACTCTAGCGCATTGTGTCTATCGCGTCGGATGGTTCGTTCAGACCACCGTGTTTCAATCTGCCGACCTGACTCGCCCGACTCCTTTGTGTCTATCATTCATGGTGGCTCGCTTCGAGCTATTGTGTCCCTTCGGCTATCACGGCTCGCTCATCGATCTTGTTTCTACCTCACGATCTCCGACTCGCTCTGCCTCGCTGTTTCTGTTCCCACATAAGGCTGGGGCGCGCACTATACAGCCTTGCGCTCGGTTACGAAATTGTCAAAATACTGACGGAAATCCCCCAGTGTGTACTCCTTGCCACGCAAGAAGCGATCCGGCCCGCTGCCATCGGCGTAGAACCCGTTGAACACTTTCAACACGTCACTGCCGGTACCCCAACCCAGGAATACCTTGGGCTGGTGATACTTCTTGGTGCCCGGCTCACAGGTGTCGATGACAAACACCCGATTGCTCGATTCGTGCGGACCCAGGAACACGTCGAGACAGTCACCATCATTGGCCACCGTGCCAGGGAAGTAACCATAGGGTGCGAGCATCGTCGCGCCACCGGAACTGCCGACATGTCGTTGGTCACCTTGCTCACACTCGACCACGACATGAAACCCGGCATAGGTGGTGGTCCGCTTTGGCGGGTGGTTCTGGTCACTGGTATAGATATGAAAGATAGGTTTCTTAGTGACTTCGTCACGCGGTACTGTCCATTCGGAGGGATGATTGGCAAACAACGGTAACTCCGGTTCGTCATCGTCGCTCGCCTTTTCGCCACCGGCACCGAGTATCGTCCGCATACCTCCTGGCAAAAACGAGGAGCGGCGACTGTTCCCCCCACGACGACCCGGAAGGAATGACCGCTCCTCGTCCTGCCCGCCGGGTTTTGGAAGTGCCGACGCATTGCCACCACCGCCCCCTCCAGGGAGGAATGAAGGCGCGGGTGGCTCACCTCCAGCGCCCGGCCCGCCTGCACCGGCAGCCCCCATGCTGCCGGGTGGTGCAAGCGGTGGCGCGTTCTCTGCTTGGTCGATCATCTCATCGGTGATATTTGTCCACACACCCGTGCGGTGTGACTGTTGCTTGAGTTCCTTAAAAATCAGTGCCTGATCGGTAATGACACCCGCCTCAAAAGCTTGTAACACCTGTTGTGTGACACCGGAACTGATCTGTACCTTTTCGATCTCCTGCAACTGCCACAAGGGATTAAAGTTCCAGCCAAAGCCGTTGGGGATTTTGATACCAAGTGACTTAGCGATAATCTCGATCAGACCGTCAACCGGTCGGCGAAACCTTCTCTCCTGTTGGGATTTAATCATATCGTAATAGTTGCGGATGTCACTCTCTCCGGTTGAGTTAAGACCAACCGGTGACTGACCAAAGAGTCTCACCAAGGGGATACCGAGAGCACCGGAGATTTGCTGCCCCATCTGCACCAGGACCGCGTCAAGCCCGGTGAAGGAATAGACATCGGACTCCATCCGGTCGTTGGCGTCTAAGACACTGATACCCTCGTTCTGTTGATAGAACCGCAAGAAGTCGATCGCCTGTAACTGCGCGGCCAGCATGTCACCGCCGGTACCGACTGTTTCCTTCCACTTCTCGATAAACAGCTTGCGGACACTGGCCCGATTCACTAACTGCGCGGTTGACGCGGTGGTCATATCGAAACTCATCAACCGGTCCCACAGGGGTTCCAGCACCGACATGTCCCACAGGTTTTCACTGAGCCGTTGATAGTACGGCAGCTTGACACCATCAAAGCGGATAAACCGGGTGTGGTGTATCCGCGTTGATGGCGGCAGCGGGGTGTCACCAACCGTGGTGTAGAACTTTGGCTTGCCGTAATCGAGTGACCGTTGGTCAGTGACTAAGTCAGTGAGTGACGGATCGACCAGCCAGCGGTCGAGCGGTAACAACCCACAAAAGGAATTCTTTGCTACAGTCTCGGCGCGCAGCGGCGTCTTGGGGTCTTGCCCATCGATCATGATAAACGCACCGGCACCACCATAGAGCCGCGCCCAGGTGATGGTTTCCGCCAGCTTGTCCCAAATAGCGAACTCCTCGTTAAACGCGGCCTCGATGTCACCGCGCTCTGTCGGGTCCATGTCACTACCAAGGGTAAAACCCTCGCGGGTCATATCCTCGGCCACCGCTTCGACACCGGTACGGCATATCCACGACGAGCGGTAGGCGAAGTCGAGGATGATTCTTAAGCGGGTGATCGGGTAGTAACCATAGGTACCGTAACTGTTGAGGTTATCGGTACCCATGCCTGTACGGGTCATAAAGTTCTGGTAGGTGTCACGCGTGATCGTCTGGCTGCGTGTCACCTCAGACGGGAACGGACGCGCCGCTTCCCGTCTGGCTGCGCCTGCGACACTCTTACTACGTTGTGTCCGTGCCATAGTCACTCGCCCATTTTGTGTCTATCGCGTTGGGTGGCTCACTTGCCGCGCGTGTGTCTATCGTCGCCGGTGGTTCACTCTCGATGCCTGATTCTGTGGCGCAGCGTGGCTTACCTGATGTCGTAGTCTTTGCCGATCGAGTTTTGCGGCAAGTTACCGGTGAGGCTGGAATACACCCGAATATAGTCGACATCGAGTGCCTGCGGAAACGCGCGGTCATCGATCCCGTGCCGCCCGGCCCAGTGCCCGCCGATCGCCAGATTGCACAACACATGCGCGGGCGGGGCTGGCTGGCGATCATTCCACACCCAGTCATAGACCCCGGCATAGATCATGCTGCGGTCACAGTAAAAGGTGAAGTTCGGCCGTTTGTAGTGTAACCCGAACAGATGGTAATCGTGCGCGAAATCAAACGGTGCGTACCACACCGTATATTCCCAGTTAAAGTTCTGGTCCGCTTCCTGGCCCTCGTATTTCTGCGGGTTACTGTTCCAGTCATTAACCTGACAGCGACACCCCAGCATCGTCGTGGTGTCTTCCACCCCGTTGTTGACAATCTCCATGATGTCGATTTCCGGTGGCCACAACGCGGTTTCCATAACACCGGGTTCACGGGCATCGGAACTGAGCCAGAAGGCGGGCCAGATGCCTTGACCGGCGGGCACCTTGGCGCGGCACTCAAAATAGAATTCTTCACCCGATGCCAGATCAAACAGTGACTTTGACCGAACCATCCCGCTCGGATACAGACCGCCGAGTTGGTCACTCCTCGGTTCAGCGGTCAGGTGTAGCCCGTTATTGTCAAACTTGTGGTTACCGGTTTCGCGGAACCGCTCGACTTCGTCATTCAAATAATCCAGCGTGCCCGGTCCATCGGGACCACCATAGATATACCGCGTCCACCATTTGCCCTGGTCAAGCCCGCCGCCACGGAAGGTGTCTTCAAAGATCACCCCAGGCTCGGTGCCGGGATCAGGTGGTTGTTCACCACCACCATTGCCGGGATCGGGCGGTTGTTCACCACCGCCACCACCATTAGGTGGCGCGGACTGTGGAGGAAAGTTACCCCAACCCCACTCAGGGATGTAACCCCAACCGCCTTCGGCAGGCGGCGGTGTCGCACCGGGAATATCGGTCGATCGGGTACTGCGCTGACCGCCGCGTGGCTGACTGTTACCGCGCGGGATCGGCCCATCGGGGTTTGGTCTAAAGGGTACGCGCGATGTCCTGCCCTGCGGCATGGGGCGCGGCGGAAACTGCCGTTGATGCGGTGACTCTGATTCCTGCGGTCGCCGTGACGGGGGTTGTTGTGACTGACCGCGTGATGGGGGTTGTTGTGACTGTGCCATTAGGTTTGATCCTTTCTATCCGATTGCTAACTGGACCGCCACTATCACCACCGCCAGTGCGCCAAGCGTAACCAGAATCGCGGCGATAAACAGTAACAGTATCTCCCTCACGTTGGCTTGATCATGCTCATGACACGTTTCGCCTCTCCCTCCTGGGTGTACTGCACTGGTATCTTGGCCTGCGGGTCTTCCGGCTTTTTGTCACCTTTGGTGAAGCTATAGTAACTCCGCGCCCGCGCGAGCACGCCACGTTCCTTGCCGTGCAACGCGAGTTCCAGACACTTCAAGCGTAACTCTTCATCGGATGACATCGCCATTTTACGCCACCTGAACATGTCACGTTGGCCACAACCAGTACCGGTCACCTATTCGGATGGGTCTTCTTCGGTCGCGGTACCGCCGGTCGGTCGTCTGATTCCGCCAACGATCCCTAATATCGTCCCACTTGGAACGGAAGTCACCTCGCAGTTTTCCGGCAGCGACAGCCCGGTCAATGATGTCTCGGTAGATGCGTCGCGCGTCTTCCCTTTGCTCCGCATCGGTACCGTCTTCTTTCTCTGTGCCAATAAACTTTCCTTTCCCTGGTAACACTTTGACCCCGGCGTCATGTTCCTTGGCGGCGTCCGACACTGATTCAAGTGTCTCTTGGTCGGAACCGTAAACATGTACGGTCGCGCCATCCTGTTTGAGTTGCAGGGTATGGAACGCCACCTTATGCCGCAACAGGTCTTCGTGTATCTCCTCTGGTGACCCTTTGGCCTCAAAACTGGCAATATATTCGTTACCTTTTCCTGGTACAAAGCGCAGAACCTGTAACTGATTGGTCAGCAATCCCTTGAGTGCCAGTGCGAGTTCCGCGCGTTCCGGTGTGGTGTGGTGCATATGGGTCAGGGTGGAATGTTCCGCTCCGGTCTTCCACGCACCGAGTACCGGTTCGGTTTCGCTGTCCTCGATCCCGGCCAGCCGATCGATCTCTGGTGACAGTTTGCGGAAGGCGGCGACCTGCTTACCCTGCAGCGCTTTTAGCGCGGTCGAGAAGTCGAGGTTACCCTCATTAGGTGACACAAAACCTTCGGCGCTTCCCTTGGCGACAAACTGCCCGCCGTGGCTACCACCCTTGGCGCGCGGATGCTCGGCCTCGACAAACGCATCGTGAAAGTGAATATGGATCATCGGCTACCCCGCATCGCGTTTGCGCTCGCCGCCGTGACCGCTGCGGTCACCTACACCTATTGTGTCAGTCGCACCCCGCGCGAATCCGCCGTCACTATACAGGTGACGATCCCACCCCCGCAACTAATCCGCTCGCCCTACGAATTTATCGAGCCGCTGTCCCGTTGAGCGATTCGCTCGTACAGCCGCCGCAGGCGCTCCCTGGCGCTTCGCAAGTAGCCTGAATTGCAAAGCTCGCACCACGCGGCCCCGTCCTTATCCTCGTACCAATAGCATTCCTCGGACGGCATCGGGCAGTGGAAATTGTCGCGAAAGCGCGCGATCTCGATCTCGACCGCGTCCAACGCCATCAGACGCGCCCCAGGAGCACCAGGATAAGGATAATGACCAAGACCACGCCCAGGATGCCGGACGGGTAGTAGCCATAACCGTAGGGGCTGGAATAGCCCCAGGTTGGCAACACCCCGATGATCAGGATCACCAGGACGACAAGCAAGACGATTCCCAACATGGTCACCTCCCCACTTAATTGTTTAGGCCGATATGGGGATTGCGCGAGCCGCAGCGGACGCAGCAATTATCGCAATTATAGTCACCGTTGTTCCCGGCTCCCCAATATTGTTTGTCGTTACCCCTGACCCAGCCGCCATAGCAAATCTTCTGCCCCGACACACAATTGAGTGTCTCCGAACGTGTACTGTGCGGCTGGATGGTGTAAGCCTTGTTGTCACCCGGCCAGACATGGCTCGGCGGATCGGTGGTGAATTCGATCTGTACCGCGTCATCGGTATGATTGGTAAAAGTCCAGGTTATGGTATCGTCACCATAAGAATGCGCGTTGTTGATCGGGAACAACGCCAACCCCACCGCGACCATACCCATTGCGATAAGGCGTCTCATTGTCTTGCCTCCTAAAGAGTCACCTTCCTAACAAATACCTGCGCACCACCGCCGCGCGTTCGTCACCGATCACCTGGAGCAACGCACCGGTCGCGGCGTTGGCTATGTCATCCATACCGCCCTTGGGGTGATCGACAGTGTCACGACCACCACGCACCGTGCGTAACTCCAACTGACAAAACTGATTAAAGAGTCTTTGGTTATCAACCAGCCGGACACGGCGTGAATTCATCAACGGCAGGAAATTCACGTACATGTCACTTTTGGTCACTTCGGTTGGCTCGTACACAATACCGCGCTTGATAAATTGTTCCCGTGGCCATTCCCCTGCGTAACGGTCACCTATCACCTTACCGATGCGGTACCGCTTGAGTGTCTCAACCAGTGTTTCGGTTGCCACTTCCGGCTGGAACGGCGCGCGCACTTCCTGCACCAGATCGAGAACCCCTAAGTCACCTTCGGCGTGCGCGATGGCGATGGTGAAAGAGTCACGACTACCGCCGGACGGGTCAGCAAAAGCGTAGTACTGCGGCCGGTTGGCTTCGTCCCAAGGTCGCTCAAACACCCCTTGATCTGTGCAGTTACGAACCACATCACGATCAACATAGTCAGCAAGATCGCTACGAAACTCAGCCCCGTATTCGGCGGCGGCGAATTCGGGGTCTTCCTCAAACGCCTTTTGTATCTCACCGGGGTACAACTCCTCGATGACAGGGTTGAGTTGTTCCGTGGTGGCTTTGATCACCAGGACATCGTCACTATCCTGGCCGAAATGATCCTCGAACTTCTGAAACAGTAACCCGGACTTTTTGTGCGGTGACGAGATACCAACGATCATACTGTTGGGAATGGTCAGCATCCCCGGTCGCAACGCCCGGTAGGTTTCGACATCGGGTGTCGCTGAGTCCTCCGATCGGTAAAAGGCCACCTCGTCAAGGATTGCGCAGGCGATCGGGTAACCACGCGGTGCACGGAAGTTATTGGTGGCGACAGTGATACTGACACCATTGTTCAAGTCGATCGTCTGGCCGGTGATCTTATTTTCCAACCAACGTTCCAAGCCGCGATTGGTGTCAAAGTAACCCTTGATATAGCGCCACGCGATCGTGGCTTGCTCGCGGGTGTTCGCGAGACACGCGACCAGCGGACGTTCACCGGGTCGGAGCTTGGAAGTGTCTACAAGGCGTGCCGCCTCAACCGCGATGACACTCGCGGTGGAATCCTTGCCGCCACGACGGCCGACGATACACCACAGTTCCTTGACACGGCGGGTCGGCGGTAACCGGCCACCCGACACCGCGCTAAAGAACGGTATCTCATCGAGTTCGAGCGGTTGGCCAAACGCCGCCTTTAGAATAATCCGCCAGCCACGCCAAGTGTCACCCTTATGCTGGCGTAGGACATCGGTGATAAATTTGACCGGTTGTGTCGGGTAGCGTAACCACGCCGGGCCTGACCGTTTGTTGATATACAACTGCGCCGCAACGTTCACAGACTCCTGGAACCGTTTGCGGTGCACCGGGTTGTTGATGTCGATAAACATGGTCGGTCACTAAAGCAAGGCACGGAGTAGGTTTCGGCGGTGTTACATGCTGACCCCTACTTGCTACTCCGTCCTCTATCGGGATGTTTCCGACGCTGCATGCAAGCCGCTATCCCGAATCTCAGTTTACGCGCGCCGCGCCGGATTAGGTTCTTGCGGCGATTGCCGGTTAGGATCGTTCGGATCGTGCGGCCGGTTGGGGTCGTTCGGATCGTTCGGATCGTGCGGCGGGGGTTGCCCTGGTTGCGGTGGCGGTTGTTGCCCAGGTTGTTCACTTGGGTGTTCACCGGGTCGTGGATCGGACATCTAGTGTCGCTCCCTGTTTGGGTTCGCACTACCGGTTATACTCTTCGACTCATGCTTCTGTCTACCTAGATGGTTCGCACTCCATCGATGCGTCTGTCTGTCAGGATGGCTCACACAGATTGAATGTGTCAGTTCGGAGGTCTTGGCTTCACTCTCGCCTAATGTGTCTTATCCCGGTTCGATGGTTCACACGCGTGGTATGTTTCTGTCCAAAAGCTTGGCTCACTGCATCATCTTGTGTCAGTCTTGGGTTCTGGCTCACTCACCGTGTTTGTGTCTACCGGCTTTGGATGGTTCGTTCTTGCTACACGTCTCAAGTCAACGCTTGTGACTCGTTCCGGTATGTTGTGTCTATCATCTATGATGACTCGTTTCTCCCCTCTGTGTCTAATCCAACCGACTGACTAAGCCGCGACCGACACTCCGTGGCTCGGTCGCCACACCCCCGGCGGCAGGTCACTGCCACTTCCCTCCGGTGGTGCCAAAGGGCAGGACTACGGACCAAGGCCGCAAGCCCGGTGTCACTTTCCTATTATGTGTCTGTTCCACTTCCACGGTTCACTCTTGACGCATGTGTCTGTTCAACCGGCTGGCTCCTTCACTTGTCTGTGTCTGTCATTGTAATGAGTCACTCACTCGTTTGGTGTCTGTCAGGCCGAATGGTTCACTACCCTACTATGTTTCGATCTAGGTACTCGGTTCACTACGCCCACATGTTTCTATAATCGTGGTCAAGGGTTCACTTCCCTACGTTGTGTCTTATCTTGCTGTGGGTTCACTCACATTACATGTTTCCATCCCCGCATAGGGTTCACTACCTCATAAAAAGGGTCGGGCGCAGAGTATACGCCCGACCCCCTCAGCACTCAATAACCCTAGAGACTATTCCGCCGATGGCGTCACGATGGGAGAGTCGTGACCCTCACCGGGAACAATGGCGACGCCCCAACCGTTCGTGGGTGTCCAGTAGGCGACCACATCCCACTTGTCGAGCACTTCCGGTGGTGCATCGGGCGGGAGCACGATCGGATGCGTCGGTCGTGGCGGGTAGGTCGGCGTCGGCGGCGGAATCACGATCGGATGTTCGGGTTTGGCATCGGGTGGCCAGATACCGATATCCGGCGGGATCACAATCGGGTGTGACGGTCCCGGCTGTGGTCCCGGTCCACCGATATCGACATACTCCGGTGGACGCCCGCCCCAGAAGCCCAATGGGGGCTGCGGCGGCGGTGGGATCACGATCGGATGTTCGGGATGAACATCCGCGATGAACTCCGGTGGAATGACGATAGGATGAGACGGAAACGGTGGCAGCCCTTGATCGGGATACGGTTGGTCACCGGGTAGGCCGATGTCGACGTATTCCGGTGGTACACCACCCCAGATACCTGGAGGTGACTCACCAGGGCCACCCGGCGCAATAGGATGCTCGGGACGCGGACCACCCGGCATTGGACCGCCACCAACGTGCAAACCGGTACGATACATCCGGCCGCGAATAACAACAGGAACTCCTGCCATATTTACGCTCCTACTTCTGAGTTACAGTGCGGCGGCTTCTTCCGCACCAGGATATTAGACCCACTCCCTATACTGCCACGAAGCCATGACAGTATCCCGCCCCCACACACCCGCGCGACGATGACACACGCGGGCGGTGTAACTGTCACTTGCGCAACCTGATCGCCGTCTGTGTCGCTCCGTCGATCACCGCCGCCTCATAATCTGGTGGATATGCCTTGATCCAGCCGATCGCGAGCATCGCCAACAATTGTTCGCGGCGTTCCGGCGGTACCGGGATCAGACACACACGGTCCATCCCTGCAACTTCCATCGCCTTGACCAAGAGGCTGACACCCTCCTCGACATTACCACAGATGGGTTGTCCCGAAAGCAAACGAATCACTAAACCGGTTGGTGTCTTATCGGCAAGCAACGGTGCGCGTGCCGGCTTAAACTCCCACACCTTGCCATCCGCGTACCGGCCTGCCAGAAAATACTCGGAATTGAACTTTAGATCAACTGACCACGCCCCGATCAAATCCGCACTGGTGTCACGTTGAATATCCTTGAGCACCTCTGGTAACATCGCGACATTAAGCTCGGCCGGTGACTGTCGCCAGTACTCAAACAATTCGTGACGCAAATCCCAGATGACAAAACCGCCACCCGCCAACATCGCCCCGATGATGACAACAATCGCCTTCCACGGCTTATCTGCGTAACCCAGAAGCCGATGGAGTATCCCCGCTGGGCGACCCTCGTCACCACTCGACATTGAGTCACTCGGCATCCTCCAGGGCTTCGGGGTCGACATCAAAACCCTGGTCCCTGGCGAACTCAAGGAACTGTTTCAGCCGCTCCGCTGACATCTCGGTAATGTCGATCGCATCCTCCGGTCGGCGGTGTTCGGTCATCCGTAGCGCGAGGTCGTTGAGAAAGTTCCTGGCCTGCGCCTGATCCTTCCACAGGGTCTTGACACCCTGGCTTGTCACCTCCGCGCCATTAAACAACTCGCGCTCCTCAGCGGTAAAAAACCTGGAATCCTTAAACCGCACTACCGGGTGCTTAGTGTCACCATCACCCCGACACTGCGGGCATTCGGGATGCGGCGGCAGTGTCTCATCGTAACCACTGCCACCCTTGGGATCAAACAACGGTATTCGGTACGGTTTGCCGGTGTGCTTATTGATCTTGATCGGCTTGCTGATATGGGCGTCAAAGTCGCCTTCGAACTCGGCGTGGGTCCGTTGGTATTCGTGGTTGGTACCATAACAATACCGGCACGGCGGGTTCCACACCTGGACCGGCACGCGTGCCCTGGCGAGCCGCAGGTTGGTCACCACGATCTCGCGAAATAGGTTCTCGGCATCGATATTGGTGCCGACCATCAACTCCCGTTCGATCTCGGCCAGACGGCGTTGGATACGCGGCGAGGCGAGGAGGTCATACGCCTTCTGGCGAGCGGTAGGAGCGAGATAACCGGCGGCAATGGCGCTCTCCATCGGCCGGCCATAACTCGTCACCCAGTGCCGCAGGAAAGTCTCCTCGCGCTTGCTCACCCCCTCATTTAACAGCCTGCCCTCATACGGCACCGGCAACTCATCCAGCGTCACCCTAGGCTTGGACTGGGCAAGGCTCTCGATCAACACCCGATGGCGATGGTCGTCCGGCATCCCCTACACCCAACTGACAAATCTACACCGGGGGCATTATCCACAAATGCGGATCGGTGTAAACTCATTGCAAACGGAAACAAAGTTTCCACGATTTTAGTGAAATACCCAGTGTCTCTCCACCCGCACCGGGCCACGGGCCTCAACAGGGACCAGCCCAACCCAAAGGACAAAATCGGGCGGCCCCCTTGGAGCTTGTCATCTAACCGTCATCATCACCACGCCGTCGCGGCGGTCGCATTGTCGGTGACAACGTACCACGATGGTAGGCTTCGTGAAGGGCTTTGTCGATCTGTTCAGCCAGTTCCCTGGTGTCAATATTGGTCACTTCGATCCGCTCATCGTGACTTAGGCGTACCCGGAACTTACCGTCCCTCTGTATCTCGATCATGGGTCACTCTCCGGTGACACTCCTATCCATTGTGTCTAGTCTTAATGAATGGTTCACGTCTACGTCCTTGTGTCTGTCCGGCAACTTGGTTCACTCTGCTATTTTGTGTCTATCTGCGAAGATGGGTCACACTGGTAGTCTGCGTCTATCGGCACTGAGGGTTCGAGCCGGCATCATTGTCTGCGGGTTGGCTCACTCTGGCGATGCGTGTCTAATCAACAGGAGTGGTTCACTCTGCGATCAGTGTGTCTGTCCGGATGGATGGGTCACTCCCGGTCCTTGTGTCTGTCAATATCCGTTGGTTCTTCGTCCTGTGGGATCGGTGGAATCTTCTGCCAGCGATAATGCGGGGCGTCACTGTAGTGACTCAGTTTCCAAATGGTGTCGTCGTCGCATCGCGCGTAAACGGCGCTGGTGTAGTGACCTTCCGAAACATAGAGCCGGATGATACGGCGTGTCATAGGTCACCCATAGAGTATGTGTCTGTCATAGAATCTGGTTCACTCACCGTGTTTGCGTCTGTTAAGCCGTTGGCTCGTTCCGATACATTGTGTCTGTCATATATCGTGACTCGCTCTCGTTTACTGTTTCTGCCATATCATCCGACTGTGTCACCCCGCCTGCCCTTACGGTGACCACGGCTGCATGCGGTGCGCCCATATCCCACTGTGGGGAACAAGTACACCACAGCTTGTCGGTTGCGATGTACCGCCATTTGTTCCGAAAGATACAAGCGCGGCAGGTACTCGGCGCGCCGCCATTAGGTACTTACCCCCTTTAACACCGCGCGTTGCCGCGTGACCTATTATAGAGCCGGGAACCGGTCTGGCAACCCCGTTCTATGCTGTTGATTCTACTCCCGTTTTATGACTCGCTCAACTCGATTGTGTCTGTCCGAGATTTGGTTCACTCATTGTTACTGCATCTACCCAGCCAGATGGCTCGCTCCCTGTTTTTGTGTCTATCAGCAATACTGGCTCGTTCGCTTATTTGTTTCTCTACTGCGCACCTGACTCGTTCAACTCGTTTGTGTCTCTTCTAGCGGGTTGACTCGTTCCGTTTGTTTGTGTCTGTCTACAGGCTTGGCTCGTTCTCCGATTTTGTGTCTATTTCCCTGTATGACTACCCGACTAAACCGTACTTGGCTTGGTCACGCGCTAGAGTATCCTCTATCTCCTGGCGCAGCAAGTATAGTCTACGGTTGATGTTACCCTGCGGTGCGCCGGCTTTGCCGTGGAACTTGATGCCTAACCTGTGCGCCTTCATCCCCACCGCCGGTACCGTCATACTGAGTAACTTAGCAGTGTACGGCATGGTGTAGCCATACTGCGCGCAAGCCTGCAACAGTGTCACCTGCCCCTGCGTCCAGTTCGAGGGTCTACCCTTGCCCGCCATCGCAAGTCACTCCCTCCTTTTGCTTCCCTTCGTGTCAGTTGGCTCACTCCCAGCGGCTGTTTCAAATCATGGTCTAGGGTTCACTCTTCGCGTATGTGTCTAATCCTTTGCCTTGGTTCACCCAGAACATTTATGTCTATCTCAGTAGGTGGTTCACTCTAGTCGATTGTTTCATTCATTGGTGCTGGTTTAACACTCCAACATCACCCGATGCTTGTGCACAACGGGTGTCAGTTCCACCCCGGCAAACAGGTAGACATCCGCGTTCCAGTTTGGCAGGGTGATAACCGGTGACCGGATAATCGTGCTCAGCCGCTGACCTTTAGTGACAATCAACAATTCCGGTAACCGGTTCTGTTTGGCAATCAACATCGGGCGCTTACCGTAGTGACTCGCCTCCTTCACCGTCTTCAACCAGAACCGATGCAGCCTGCCGGTGTTCACCAGCAAGCCACGCAGTATCTGAAGATCGCGGTAGTGTTTGGCCTCGATATACCAATCGCGCACCAGCCAGTGACTAGTGCCGTCGATCGAACTTAAGTCACCGGCCTGTGCACCTCTGGTAGCGCCCATGCGCTTACCGGCGGTGGCGGTACCCCCGCTCATCGCACTTCTCCAAAGCAAGTCGTCGCGCTCACCATTGGAAATCAGTAACGATAGCTCGCGGCTCAAGCGGCGCTCATTGCGCGCGCCCTTCTCCTTGCCCCCGCCACTCTTCATGGAATAATAGTGACCAAAGCCCACACCACCCCAGCCGTGATGCCTTCGATCAGAATACCAAAGAACATCCCTCGGAGCAAACCTTCTTCTACACCGGGGGCGGCGTACTCTCGATAGGCTGGGCTTGTATCCATTTCAATCGATCCAGGTTCCTCCACGCAACAAGTTTTTTACAACGTAGGCAGGAACGCCAGAATCTTCCATGTTTACAAGTCAGTGCGTCTCCCGCCCGAAAGGGCGCACTCTGGCGACATGTGTCTTTCAACTTGGTTGGTTCGCTCTCTCCAAGTGTTTCAGGTCTAGATCAGTGACTCGCTCATCTGCTTTGTGTCTGTCATTGGGTCTTAGCTCATTCACATTATTTGTTTCTATCGATCTTCGTGACTCGTTCATCACACTTGTGTCTGTCAATTCTTACGACTCCGTTCCGACATCTTGTGTCTGTTGTTACGTTTTATCCGACCTTGGTCACCAGCCTCATACCAAGGCCAATCGGGAATGGGTTTCCAGGTTTCGGTCATACGCCGCCACTCCATTCCAGAGTCACACCATCATTTGTTCTCGCCACAGTACACACACCGTCAAACGCACCATGATCAAGCATATGATGGTCTATAAAATAGATACGCCGATTGAGTTCGCGGGCACGATTCCGAAGACACGACAACAAATCCTCAATACCTTCCCGCGAAAGATGGGTTGAGCATTCATCGAGTATCTCAAAATCGGTGTCGATACCAGCACGCGCTAACAGTATCTCGGCCAGAGCACTGGTCACTGCCAACTGCCACCGTTGTGACACACCACCAGCATAGTTCTCCCAATCCACCGGCTTGTCCTGGCCGGGCGGGAACAGGTACACAGTGAACTTGTGTGACAATGATCCCGAAGCGGTTTCGCGTTCGGTGGCGAACTGTATCTCCCAGTCATCCAAGCCGAGTGACTCACTGTGACGGTTTGCTGCCAGTTCCAGTTCCATCAGCGTGGTGTCGATCTGGTCGAGCCGTATCTCGCGAAACCCGTTCTGCCAGAACACATACACCGCCATTAACCGGCGCGCCTCGTTCAACTCGCTACGTTGCCGCTTACGGGTATCGCGTAACTCAGTCAGCCGCGCATCGAGCTTGTCACACTGATCATTGAACGGGTTATCCTGTTCTGTCGTTTCTTTCAGTAACTTGTTCAGCCGGTGCATCTCGCGGGTGTCGTGGATCGACTGCCCGGCGGCGACCGACACCGCGCTTTGTGCCTTCTGGTACCCCGCGAGCGCCTGTTCGAACTGACTGATCGCAACCCGCACCGCTTCAAGCTCTGCCGGTAACTCGGCAAATGCTTTACTGTGCTCCGCTAGTTCCACCCTCGCCTCCTTAATCCTCTTGCGCACCCCGGCGGCTTTCTCGGCAATGTGCTCGTCACTCACCTCCTGGCCACATTCAGGACAGACACCCTTTGCATCGGTGTACCTGCGCAACTCCCGCTGCAACGCCACAATCTTCTCCGCGCCGTTCGCTGCATCCTGTTCGGTAGTGGCGATAGTGCGGATCAGTTTACGCTCCGTGGCGCGGTAGTCTTCCAGTTCCCGCAGGTCGTCACCAGAGAACTCCGCGAACTCCGCGCGCGCGGCGTTCAACACTGCTTCGGACTTCGCGCGGGCCGCTTCGGCATCGCGCACCTCAAGCCTTAACCGCCTGATCGCGGCGAGTTGCTCAATCTCGAATTTTGTTTCGCAGTCTACCGCTGCCTCGCGTTGATCGGTGACTTCCGCCAGGGTACCGGTGGTGACTGCCAATTCCTGTTCCAACCGCTGGATCGCCCGCTCGGTATCGGTCACCTTGCGGCCCGCGCCATCGGATGCCTTGATCCACTTGTCAAGGCTCAGTGTCTCGGAGAATATTCGTGACTTCTCTTCCGGCCGCAGCCCCATAAACATGGTGCCAAACTGATCAATCAATAGGGTACGTCTTAGCGCGGTGTCTGATAACGGTAGTAACTGATCGATATCGCGTTGCTCGACGGTGCGACCATCGAGGGTGAGGCGGCTTGGATTACGGTATCGTTCCAGTACGTGCGTGACACCATCAAGCACAAACACTCCCGTGACACCGGCAGTGTTACCGTCAGCGTACCAGTTGACGATATCGGCACCGGGTCGGTTGGAGCGGCTAGTGCGCGCTTGGAGCAACCAAGAAAGGGCTTCGCAGAACAGGGTAGATTTACCAGCATCGTTTGCTCCCAGCCGTGGGCGTGATTCATTACGCCCGGCGACAAAGTACAGACCGGGCGGCTGGTCGAAATCGACCTCGACAGTGCTTGTCACCGCCCGGAAGTTGGTCACCGTCAGTTTCTTCAGGCTCAGTAAGGGCATTAGTCACTCCCACACATACGAGACTCACTTTCCTCAAGATTAAACTGCGCCTCGATCAGTCTCGTAAACACTCGCCGGTATTCTTGATCACAACCTGTCTCCCTATAATACGCCCCCAACATGGCAACGAGACTCCATCCTATAGCAGGATCACCGGGATTGTATCCTTGTGCCGCAAGCTCGCTTGCAACTACACTGAATATCATATCAGCGATCTTCCTTTGACTATTAGTCATCTCGATTAAATCGGTTGACTCTGTGACTTTTAGACGGTTCATAGCAGTAACTCTCGCCCGATCCTGATGTACTCCTCGCTCAGCTTGTGACGCTTGGCATAGTCATCGAATAACTGATCCGGTGTCAGTAACTCGTCAACCTTGCTTCTGTCGCGCTCTTTGGTTTCGATCGGCATCGCCTCGACACCAAACAGTACCCATCCCCGCTCGGTGGCGTACTGCCTGATCCGCTCGCGGACTTCGTGCCAAGTGTCATAGTCACTACGGCGCAAATGATACCGGATACGGACATGGTCACCCGGTTCCGCGATCAGCCGGTCGAGTCCCTTGGGGTTGTCGAGGCTGAACACTATCTTACGCGGTGCCGGGTAGTGTAACTCGTTGGTTTTACCATTATTGTATACCACCAGGACACGCGGAGTGAAGGTGTCACCAAAACGGATATGGTACGGTGCACCCACATACTCAATGTTCTTGCGGACCTTCTGCGGGACGTGGATATCCCCGCTGTTCCCGGAAACAAAAACCTTACCTTCCCGACGCATCATAAAGAACCCCGAACGCACCGTAGGACAGTAGACCTTATGCGCGCCCGGTACCTCATCCACCTCCGACTTATAAAATCCATGAACGCTGTTATTCCTGAGTGACAGCCGCCAATACATACCTCTCGGCTTCACCAGTTTGGTCACCCGGATCATCCGACCTGTACACATGTAAGCAACAGCCAACCATTCAAGGTGTTCCTTCGATTTCGCCTCAATGCGAGGATACTGACCGACACTGGCGTCCCACCATAAATGAGACTCACAAAAATCTTCCAGGCTATCATTGTTCCACTCTAAAATTTCAGCGCCACAATGCTTTGGCCAGCTTTCTTGACCCTGGTGCCTATGGACAAGGAACCGCGTATATCCGCGAGTTACCGGATACTCAGAGAACCGCAACCCAGAAGCTTCTAGCAACGCCCTCAGTCTATCAATCTTTCGCTGCTTCCCGAATGTCCAAGTTATGTCACCGTGACGATCTCGGTGCCCATCAGCCTGGAACGCAGCGATAAGCTGGACATGCTCAACAGATTTAGTTCCTTTATCGTATGTACCGACACCAGGAGATATATCATGAGTGCCCGGTAACTCGTCCAGACACCGCTTACCGACTCCACTTCCCTCCACGACCGGCATCTGGTGTTCCCGCGTGCCTACTATAGACATCGCCCTTGTCGTCACGGATATCAAATCGTCTGCTTCCCCAACATTCCACCGCAAGGGTGTTTCAAAAGTGATCGCACCATCATCCCACACCGCTATCTCATCCGGCGTGGTCGAGATATCAACCCATCCCGACTTAGTCAGAACTTCGTGACCTTCGGTCACGCAATACACCATCCCCGCGTAATCCTTGAGTCTCGCCGGATCGACACCCGGTAGCAAGGAACCATTTTCGGCTTCCGCCCCATCAAAGGTGACATGGGTGAAACAGTAAGGGAAATCGTGTAGCTGGAAGTTCCAGGTTTCACCGGCAGGAACAAAGGTGGCCTTGCCGATCGACAGTTGAGCCATTAAGGGTATCTTTATATACTTGATTTTGGAATGCGAGCCGGTGAATCCGAAGAACGGATCGAGAGGATCGATATAATCGTGGTTCCCCTTTAACAGGTAGAGGCGGCACAGATCGGTAATACCGCCAACCGACTCCACCAACCGATTGACCAGCCGGGCCGGGTGACGGTCCTTGGCATCGGTCATGTCACCCAGGTGTACGATCTCGTCAGCCTGCACCCGCTTGACTTGCTCACGCAGCCAAGGCCACAAACCCCAACGGTATTCGTCGTTCGGACGATCCGTGAGATGAGTGTCACTCACCAATATCGCTGTCACTTCGTTCCTCTTGCGTGTTTCTGTGTGCGCCGTATGACTCGTTCTTTCGATTTGTGTCACTCTACCACCAAGACTCGTTCCCTTACTGTGTTTCTGTTCACGGAGGTGACTCTTACACCGGAAAGAGCATCACCGCACCTATATCCCTCGTAGACGCAAGTGCGATGTCGAGTGTCCTATAACGACGCGACACGGTGCGTGTCGCTGTCCAGTAACCGGTCCTCCAGTGCATCCACATCAAGTGGAGATGGAAGTGACCATCATAGTAACGCAAGCCCCAGGTCGGATTGACATCAGGGTAGTTCATGTCACCTCGCAAAGTAGAACAGGCCGATCATGACCACCACAAAGAACCCGCCAAACAGGACGAACTTCACCAGCCAACGCATAAGCCGCAGGCGGCGCGCCAGTTTCCGTGACGGTTCACATTCGGTCAATGCCGGGCGGGGTGCCCGATTAAACGCGTCCTTTGGTTCCCAAACCCCGTTGTCGGGCCAGCGGGACATCTGAGCCTCCTAGATCGGCTTCGGTGCCTCCTGCGCCATCGCAGCAACTTAAAATGCCACACCCGCCACACTCGGCGCAAGGTACTAATATCGGCAGACTGTGTGGGTTCTTGATACTAACCCCATTACGAGGATGTACCCTAACATCTAATGCTGGGTTGAGCCGATCACCGGTTCCCCGGCAGGTTTCGCACCGCATCAGCACTCATCCTCGCCGCCTTCGGCGGCGTAATAATTCTCTTCGTGGCGCGGACACTCTTCGCGTAGCAATACTAGACACCGCCGGACACTGGCCGCACCGTCACCATAAGACTGGGTCGAATGGTCACACCGCTTACATGTCACCTCGACACTATCAATCTCACGTCCACTGTCACTCTCAAGTGTCATATAATCGATGGTGCATGATACTTTCATGGTCACTTATCCCTCAAATCGATCAGCCGGTAACCATTACCTATTCCCTGCACAAGCCAGTCACCTGTCAGGTGTTTCCGCAATCGGCACGCGTGTATCTTCAAACTGGTTCGTGACACTTTCAACCGCGCGCACAAGTCATTGACCGCGACGTAGCGGTTCGGGAACTCGCCGAGAATGTGTAGCAGGTTGGCTTCACTAGGACGCGGACGCGTCTTCAACTGGATGACGATCGGGTTGTCGATCCCAACCCGCATCTCACGCGTGCGCACAGCCGGGCGGCTCATTACTGCCGCCCGGCTAATAAAGATGCGGTTGTCAGTGGGGGCTTCTTAGTGCGACACCCCAACGAGGGTCTGTCCGACCCACGGGAAGATTCACCGCGTTGGCCGACACCGCTCAGATGTCTCATATACGTTTTCCTGTAAAAACATTCAAGCGTCATCGTGGTTCCCTTAACAAGGTATCTCGCACCGTGCCGATGTAGTACCCCAGCCAGTAATCCGCGTGACCCCAGGTACCCGCTGGCCATTTCGCCTCCCGCACCGGCTCTCCCGCACGAATCCTATCATATTTCCCGGCCCGGCGGGCAATCTCATGGACGCGGCACGGTGCCTTGACGGGGTGGTCACCGCCACAATTCTTACATCTATTCGGCGGCATAGCGGTATTTGCGGCGCGTACCGGCGAGGAATAGCTCTTCGGTTTCGGCCCATATCCCGGTCACCGCCTCATCAACCCGCGCGACCTCGGCCCAATAATCGGGTTCGGACATGGCATCGACCCGCTTCATATATGTCGGCCGCGTGACATCGATCACGTCGCCCCACCGGCCCACGTCATCGAGCCAGTCCAGACCGGACGCCAGCGAATCGATCCCCTGACCAAAACGTATGGTGAATTCACACTCCCGTAATGGCAGTGAAATCTTGTTTTTCTCACACTTGGCACGAATACGGATACCAACCGGCCGCTTAACCTTGGACTTTTGCTCGCGGATCGTGTCCAAGTGACTCAGCCACAGACACTGACTTGCATAAAAGTCGAGCGCGCGGCCACCGCTGCGGGTCTTCTTCTTAGCGTATCGCGCCATAAACCCTTCGGTGATCCGGTCCCGTGTCTGACTGATGATCATCAGGTTCATCCGCGCCTTGGACACTTCGCCCTTACACATCCGCAGCAACTTACCGATCTGCTTGGCCTTAGTGACGTTGTAACTCGCGGCGTCAAACGCCGCACCTTGCTCGGCTTTGTCACTCAATCCGTCGAGCGAATCCACGATGTATAAGGCGGCACTGTCACGTTTGGCAGTCTGTTCCACCGCCTTGTGCAGGTCTTCGTAAAAGTCCTCAATGGTGACAAAATCGTCCGGTTCAATAAACTGTACCCGGTCCACCGGCATACCCATCGCCTCGGCATATGGAACATCAAAGGCTGCCTCACTTTCGCGATAGTAGATGTTCCCCTTTGGATACAGCCGGGCGAAATTGGCGCAGGCTTCGATCGCCATCAGCGTCTTCCCGGAACTTTCGTCACCAATGATATTGCTGATTCGTGACAACGGCCAGCCGCCGCCCAGCGCACAATCCAAAACAGCGGCACCGGAGGGGATGAATTCGATACTGTTGCTGCGCCGGGCGAAGTAGTGACCAGCGTCCACCACGTTGTCGTCTTCAATTGCTACCCGTGCCATCATACCCCTCCGGTGTTAGTGACTAATCGCGGTTGCGGCTCAACCGCTGCCGCAGGCGGGAGCGCCGATCGTCTACCTCCTCCTCCTCGTCATCATCGGCCCGGCGGCGCGTGCTCCGGGGCGCGGTTTCGGCCGGCTCGTCTTCCGGCTCCTCTTCTTCCACCTCCACCCGGCCGCGCGCGCGGCGCGGCTTGGGTTCCGGCTCCGGTATCTCGTCATCAATCTCCCGTGCCAGCCGTGACCGTCGCGGCGCGGCTTCTTCTTCCTCCTCCTCCTCGTCATCCGGCGGTGGCGCGGCGCGTGACCGCATCCGTGGGGCTTCCCGCTCGTCGTCTTCATCATCACGCCCGCGTGGACGGCCACGATCGCGACCGCTAGTGTCATCTTCTTCGTCACCTCCAACCTTGCCGGAATACACGCCCTCGATATGTTCCGGCCGATAGAAGTTCAGTACCCCCGGCAACGGGTTGTCGAAAATGAAGTCGAGCACCTCCTCATAAGTCCGATCGTCCTCGCACATAGGACTCTCTTCACGGACCACCTGATACCCCCGGTACCGGGTATTCAGCTTCTGGCCGGTGCGCAGGAACTCCAGGTCGTAACCATGCTCCGGGTCCACGATATTGAGCACACTACCCTTACGACGATTGACACTCTGTGCCGCGATTTCACTGTCAGCGGTACCCGATACTCGCCACAACATGACACCGCTCTGCGGTTGGTTCCGGTCGAGGATGTAATAGAGAATGCTCTGTGTCGGTAACAATGCCTTGCGGTCATCGGGTGTTGCCCGCGCACCGAGATTGTACAGTTCCTCACAAAGCGGACACCGCTTGTGTGGTGACGATTTGTTTTCCCGCAGGCAGAGATACGCCGCCTCCTTGGGACCGACACCATAATGTACCCAGATCGGCAACCCGTAATGGGCCGCTCCCTTCCAGGTCGGCGGCAGGATACGCACGATGTTGCGGCCCTCGGCCGCCCGGTAGGTCTTCACCGACTTAAACAAGTTGTCATACATCGAGCCTTGCCGATCGGCACGCTCCACCGTTTGTTCGTAACTCGGTGGTTGGTAGTCAAACTCACGCCGTCGTGTTGCACCTCTAGCCATGTGTCACCTCCTGCATCATCTTGTTAAGTGACTCGCGCTTGGCTCGATGCCAGCCGCATGACGCGAGGTAGCCAGCAACATAGACACTGACCATCAGGAACAGGTAGCCAGTGACAATGAAGATCGGTGTCATTGTCGCATCCTTCTACTGAGTGACGCCCGCGACGCTGTGGGGGTATGCCCCATCTTCTCGTCAACATAGTCACCGGCCCGCCAGTTGACATACTGGGTGAGCGAATAGGATCGCTGTTTGTAGGAGTCCAACAGGTACGTCCACCGATCAGCAACTTCCTTAGCCTTGTGCCACCGCTTACGGGCTTCCTTCACCTCGGGGTCCACCCGGACCATCGCGGCAACCTTGCCTTCGGTGGTCTTCTCGCCGGACTCGGCGATCTCGTTCCGCACCCGTAACTCAACCGCAGACTCGGTGTCCTGGATGTTATCCTTGAGCGCATCACGGCGAGCGATGACATGCGCGCACCATGACGCGCAGTGACCAAACAACTGCGGTTGCTCAAGGATACTCTCTCCGAGTGACAGATGATTAATCTGATCCCGCGAAGCACAAAGGTCTTCGTAAGCCTCATGCTCACGTTGGTCATTTGCCATTGTTAGCCTCCCGTAGTGTCCGCATGGCTGCCAAAAGTAACTGGTAAGAGTCTGTCACTACATCCGCGAAATTGTTTAACACCATCTCGGCGTATGACCACGTCCGATCATCCTTGGCGTTCAAACCCACTGTCTCGTAAAAAATACAAACCACCCGGCGCATACCTTCAGGATGTTCTTTTGCTTCCCTCGCATCGCGCAAGATTCGTTGAAGCGCCGATCGTAGCGGTGTCTGTAACGCCTGCGCCAGCTTGTACCCCCAGTCACCTTGCGTCTTTGTCACTGCGGCACGGATCAATCTCGCTGCCTGATCTCGGTCGGTGCAGTGGTAACAAGCTCCAAGATGCGTAATAGCGCGGCGCGGTGAACCAAGTGACTCTCGCGCACACAAGCCGATTATCTCTTTTGGTGTTGACCACCCCTCACAATGCACCACGTCCTTAAGTATCTTGACTGTGTCGTTGGTCGGTACCGGCAGTAACTCAAATACCGCGCAGCGTTGTGACTTTATCTCAGGAGGTACCTTATCTAGGTCGTTAGTCAACAAGAAGAAGTACCAACCCGGCGGCAGATTTTCGAGCGCGTTTAGTAGCACACTCCAACCGGCTTTGGTTATCGCGTGGACTTCATCGAGAATATACACCCGCAGACCACCGGTCAAGAACGGGTGGTCGCGGTGACGCTCGACTGTATCCGACAGCGTCGTCATCGTTTCGACACCATTAAACTTGGCGGCGTCCAGCGGTATAATCTGATCCCCCGACGCGCCGATCACCTCCTCGGCAAACCGCAATGCCATCGTCGTCTTACCGACACCCGATATCCCGGTTAGGACGAACGCGCGCTCACCGGCTTTGATCGCCGCTTTGATCGCTGCAATAACCTCGTCGTGTCCGAGTATCTCATCAAGAAACGCCGGTCGGTACCGGTTCTGTAATGTCTCTTCCCGGCCGAGAATCTCGGCCTTGCTGGCTATCACCTTTTCCGGTGTCACATCACTTTCCATAATGACTCGCTTAGCCTTGGTCTTTTCCCGGTGTATCTGTTTCAATTTCTTTAGCTTATCTGGGTCACCGCGACACTCTTGACCGAGATCGGTGATTCGGGCCAAATCAGCCTTGTTCCCTGATTTGGTAACACCCTTCTTCCCAGTCCGCTCGGTACATCCGAAATTGAGTAAGTCACTGCAACGCGGTTGGTTACCTTTCATATCTGATCGGAAACCGGCCAGAATATAAGCGTCCTGCGGGATCAGTGCTCCGTGTTCCGCATAAATCTCAAGCAACGCTAAACAGTCATCAATGACAGTAGTCTTCTCAGCCACTTCACGCGAACTGTCAGAAGCGCCGCTCCGATAGAGTCGGCGGGGATCAGTGAATGACCGTGCCATCACACAAACTCCTTCGCTCGTTGTGGCCAACCCAACCGTTCGACACTGGAAAAGTTACCGACCTTGGTCATCTCGGCCCAATTAGAACCGGTCTTAACCTCGGCGATCAGCGGTACCGCAAACCAATCGAACTCCCGGCCATCGAGCATGATGTCGAGTATCCGGGGCATGGAGTCTTCGTAGGTACGGTGCGAATTGAAACAGAATGTCAGGTCATCGTGTATCTGCATGTTTGCCTGCAACAGCGGGTCACCGGTTTCACTGAGTCGGTTCATCCCCAACATGACGATCCGATTGGTAGCACCCTGTACCGGCGTATTGATTTGCTGACCATGACCCAACGGTGCGTGACGCCGTAACCCACCAAACAACTGCACGTACCCAAGCTTGTGGAACTGCTTGCCGATTTCGTCCTGCCACTTACGGACACCGGCAAACTGTGTCCAAAACTCGTCGTACAGTTTGGTCAGTTCCCGTTCCTCACATTCCAACCGCTTGGCGGTAGACCACAATGCGGCACCATAGAACAGCGCGAACACCCACACCGACTTCACATTCTGGCGGAAGTCACCCATCACCTTTGGGTCTTTAAGCCCCTTCTTGCCACCAACCAGCCGGGGCACTGTATGAGCGATTCGTTCCGCCCACTCCATGTGGATGTCGTAGTCTTCCCACAGTGCCTTGCAATAGTGACGGTCACGCGAGCCGCAGGCAATGATCCGCGCATCGATCTGCCCATAATCAAACGACGCCATCACCTTGGAAGCAATCTGCCTGCGTACCTTTTTGGCTTCATCCTCCCTGGCTGGCACGTTTTGGATATTGGGGTCTTCACTATTGAGTCGACCGGTTTCGGTGAAACAGGTGCCGAGATTGGTGTGAATAATGTTACCGGGATACACGTTCGGACTGTCCGGTGAATACGGGTCGACGTAGGTACCTTTGATTTTCTGTACTTTGCGGTAGTTCAAGATTGCCCGTGACATCGGGTGCTTGACTTCCTTCAGCACCGCTTCCTTGGTCGACCAGCCTGGACCCTCCTGCCCGGCGCGGGTCTTGAGGATGTCACGCAGCATAATGATGACATGTTGCGGTGATCCCGGATTGAACTCCTCGCGGGCGAGTTTCTTGAACTCTTGGGCTTCCGGCAGTGACTGTACCTGTTCCTTAGCCTTGGCCAGCTTACGCGCATACTCCCGCCGTAACTCGGTGTTTACCACTGCATCGAGCGGGATACCCTTAAGCTGCGTGAGCACCACTGTTGGAACTTGGCGTACCTTTTCTTCATACACTGCCACAAGGTCAGCTTCTTTGATGGTGGCGCTTTGTGCCAGATAGACCAACCGGTGATATTTGGCATCAATGCCATTGTAAGGAAGTAACGTTTCAAGACTCTCATCTCGCATCCTCGCCTTGTTCATCTTCGGTGACAACTTTTTGATGTTGACCCCGAAGTGTTGCTGCGTCAGCCATTCGAGTGACAATGCGCCCGGCTTGGTGTCACCGACCCGCTCATCAATCACATAAGCCTGGGTCATCGTATCTTCCCAAGGAACCGACCGGGCGAACTCGTTACCGTAAAAGTAACATGTCCACTCCATCTCAAATGACAGTTGGTGCACCGCCTTCTTGGCGCGTGACTGAAGGAACTTCATCCAGGCGTCATCAACCGCGTTTAACTGGCGGTCACTCCATCCAGCATCGGGGTGACGGTAAGCAAACGCCACCGTTTCGTCCTCGGTCGCCACCGCTGCGGTGAGTATCTCCGAGTCAGTATTATACGGACGCAGGTTTTGTGTCTCATAATCGACGCCGGTCACCCGCTGCGCACTGGCGTATTTGAGGAACTCCAATAGGTAGTCAAGGTCGTCACGCCTACGACCGGTGACACAAACAATGTTACTCTTGGCAAATTCCTCTGTATGGACAATGGGTTCTGGCAACCCGGCGGCAACCTCGGCAAATGCCCGGCGCAAATCGAGTTCCAAAGCGAACTCGTCATCATTGGCACTGCGCCAACCGGCGCGCCGTTGGTGGATGATACCCGCCGGATGCAGCATCGGGTAGTACCAACATAGATGGTCACCAACCTTGATCGGGAACCGGCGACCGCGCCACTGGTAGATACCGCCGATCCGCCCGGCCCAGGACAACGGCTGCGCCCCCATGCCAAAGATCGCATCCGGTTTGGTCAGCGCAATGTCATGCTCGATTCGTGGTCGACAACACTCCCGCTCAATCCGATCGGGATCACGGTTGTCCGGCGGTCTACAGTTTAGAATGTTGTTCCAGCGGATATGCTTTTGGAACTTGTCCGGGATGTAGGGGCGCAACAGGTCACCGGATTCGCCGACAAACTGATAGCCCTCCTCATCCTCGACCCGACCGGGAGCCTCGCCGATAATGTACACCACCGGCTCGCGCGCGCCGGTCGCGGGCATCTTTGGTGAGCGCAGCCCCGGCGCATGATTGAGCGGACATGCCCGACACCCCAACTGGTGTAGGAGCCGGTCACTGACAACACTCTTATTATTGGTGATCGTCCCATTGTCAGCCGGGACCAAGCCAAGCGCACCCGCAAAGCCCATATGTCTTGCCCTCCCTACTTAATTATACGTGGGAGTGGCAGTGAACTTAACGAGAACCTTAGCGACGGACAGAAATAAAGTGAAAAAAGCCCGGCGGGCCGGTCAATACGACACTATCACGGGTCAGCGCCAGGGAAGTGCGGCCTGCCAGGGCGCGCCGGATCAACGCGACATCGGCCTTGACCGTCAGTTCAGTATGACCGTTGGCATCGATTTCGACAAGGTCGTCAAACTCACCGGCTGCACTGTTGCAGTAAAGCCGCAGGACGCTGGTGTCGTCCAACCCAGTGACTTCAAGCTCGATCAGTGTCTTGTCCGGTATCATCACCGCCGCGCGCGACAAGGCGCGGGTCAACTCATCCGGTATCTTAAACGCGGTTGCCGCCTCACCCTGGTACCGCCGGACAAAGCCGGGGAAGTCGGAGGTACTCCCCTCGATCAACTTCGCGTACACCGTCACCATCAAGGGATCGGATTGGTACTTTACGCCACCATACGCCCACACCGCATCATCGGTCATCGCGACTATGGTACCGTGGGTAAAGTGTCTAATGAAATAGTCACAAAACTCTCTCGGCCACAACGCGCGTCCGTGTGCGGTCGGGAACAAGGCACTATCCTTGACCCGTGCCCACGACACTGTCGCATCATCGGTGGTGTAGGCGTCAAGCACGGTGTCTGTCTGAATAAGAGTCACACCACGCTCTGCCGCTGATGCCAGTTTCTTACTGACACACGACAACATAGTGAGCTTGAGCGCGTCGATCAGTTCCTGACTAATCGCGCTGCCAGAGTGATCGGGGAACTGTTCCTTGAATAGTGACTCGGTCACCGGGCGCATTGGCAGGGTGACACCGGCAGTACCGACCTCGACATGAAGAACCGGTTTCCGACCACCGGTCCTGGAGGTGAGAGTGACATTTTTTGCAGTACTGTTCTTTAGCAGACCGAGTAACCGTTCCCCCTCGACCCCGCCTTCGAAGTCACTGGCGAACACGACTCGGATACCCAGTACATCATTAAACGCGGTGACCGTTTCACGGTCAAACCAGAAGTGTGACAAACCGGGTACGAGATTGCGCGTGGTCCCTAACGCTGGTGATGCTGCTTCGAGAACCGCCAGTAAGAGATCACGCGCAACCCTCATCAATCACCTTCTGAGCGCGGGACTAAAATCGACACCGTTATGCTCGGCCCAGGCCACAACACTACGGCATGCCGCCAGGGTACGATCGAGTGTCGTAGGAGAGTAACCGGCTCCATCGGTCTTTTCGATCTTCTCTTGGAGTTCCTCAATCTCGATCGTGCGATCCTTGAGGTAGTGCGGCATAACCTTGGCATACCGCCCCGCATCGGGATCGCGTGTCCGCGCCGGTTCGGCCGCAACCCCACGCGCCACCCGTGCCGGGGGCTTTGCTGGTGTCGCACTGCCGCGCGCACGGGTCCGTGCTCCCCGTGCCACCCGTGGCGGCGGCGCGGCGGCCTCCTCCTCCGGTTCCTCTTCCGGTTCCGGTTCGCCGTCGTCCGGGTCGTCGTCTGGCTCGTCTTCATCCTCCGGTGGCGGCGCAGCCGCTACCCGTAGACGCCGTGGCGGCGGGGGCGACTCATCTTCGTCTTCGTCTTCCTCAAACATCACCCGGCTGGAGCGCGCCTTTGTGGGGGGCGGTGGTTCCGGCATACCCTCGATATCAGGAAGTGGTGACCGATCCTTGGCGCGACGATTGGCGTTGAAGACCAAGGTGGCCTCGTTGATCCAATCGCGCAGTTCCTCTGACAAAACGTCAAATTCCTCCGGTGGCATGTGTCCGAAGTGACGGACCAGATTGTTTTTGTACTCCTCGGCCCCACCCTTAAACTCGACAGGGTCGAACTCGATACCAGTGGCATCAACAATCTGATCGTACAGTGACGACAGTTCATCGCTGTCAGCTTGACTACCAGTGTTTCGCATAGGATTCTCTACCTCCCTACCAAAAGTGGAACAGTTGATAACGAGTCTCAAGTGGGATGCAAGAGAAAAGTTGTCAACTGTCACACAAGAAAAGCCCGTAGATCACGTTCGTCACGCCGAGATCGCCGAAACCCAGGATCGGTGAGTAAGCACATGATCACCCGGTACAGGTAGTCGGGAAGCTCTTCGATACATCGCGCCAGTTCACCTAGCGGATTCTCCGGGATGCTGTATTTCTCCCGCACCGCTATCTCATCGGCACCCAGATCAGCGAGATAGACCGTGGTGACCAACTGTCGCCGCGTCAAGTCGATCAGGTACCGGTTAAAAGCGGTCTGTACCAATGACATAAAGTGCGGGTGACTGATATCGACGCCGGGAGTCCCGTAACGGTTTCGGCACTTGACGGCGCAAACCAACCCATCTTGACACAAATCATCGAGTTCGTAAAACGCTGATACACGCCAATAGTTGTTAACCGCGAAGTTGTGTATCCAGCCGACAACAGGAAGCGGCACACCGCCGCTACGCTGAGCGCGATTCGTCATTGGTGCCCCACTTTCCTAGATGCAAGTGGAACCAGGGCACGCAGTCTATGATAGGGTCAGTAACCTGACAATAGGGAAAACCCCGTCCAGTGTAGAGCGGCTGCCGCTGGACGGCCCGACAGTCTAGGAGGACAGAACGACCGGTCCTGCTTCTCACATACCTTGTCGCGACCGGGGGGCAACGCCGGGGGGCGGCGTAATGGTCCGGCAAGGTGGAGGAGCGTCGTCTGCCCTACGCCCTACTGCACCGCCACACATACAGACGGATACTCTAAATTGCAAGTTATTTAGGTACTCAGGAACAACCGGCCAAACTGTTCCCGGTTCAAGAGTGCCGGGTCTTTCACCCCACTCGGTACATCGTATTGTTTTATATGGAAATCCTCCGGGAACCCGATGAATCCGGCCAACCCGGTATCCGCATCTAAGAGAGACACAACGCGGCGGTAACGCGGGATCAGTTCCGCCAAAAGCTCCAATTGCTCCGGGGTCGCTTGCTTGCCGTAGAGCGCGATCGCCTGCACACCATAACCGTGGCCAAAGAAAATAACCCGCATCGCGTCGAACACCCCCTCGGTGACCACCAGGGTACGACCGCCGTAGCTCGCCGCATCCCAATCAAACAATGTGTGCTTGATGTTCACCACCGCCTGCGGCAGTCCGGTGCGCAACGCATTGTCGGGGTCGTGGGATAGGGTACGGTACCGCAACTCATCGTCACCGATCGCACGCCCGGTCCAGGTGACCAACTTATTGCGGACATACACCGGTACGATTACCCGGTAGACAAATGGTCCCTTTATCGCGTAACACAACCGGAACCGCTCAACCAGCCAATCAACCTGCCGTTCGGTGTAACCGCGACCCTGGAGATATGGGTAGTACAACCGCTTGGCACGCGGCGAGTCAATTCGGTGGTACTCGCGCGGGAACTCTAATGCCGTGACGGTGTGACTCATCTTGATGGGGCCACCCAACATCCTACCGATGTCACTACCAAACGATCGGTCACTAACAACGATGGCACTCTCACCGCGTTCGACAATCTGTCGTGACACGGCACGACCACAACCGAGTAACGCCTCGATCAACCGATACGGTAACCGACCGGAATGGGAACCCGGTACCGGTTCCCGCCAACAATGCCAGAACCCGCTGCGGATATCGATACCCAGATTATAACCGGTGTCATCGCCGCAGAACGGACAGTTGATCCCGATATGGTGCCGGGTGACATAACGGGTGCGGACGGTCGTTTCGATACCGTGACTGTCGAGGAACTGTTCCCAGTTAAACATCGTCGTCAGCTTCGATCTTCACACGCCGCTTGTGGTACTTATCCCGCAGCATGATCTTCACCCGGAACTTGTGCTTCCTGGCGCGCGGCTTGCGCGGCTTGCGCGGCTCACCGCCATTGTAGGGTCTTTGTGGATGAGCGTTGCGGTAACGCCTTTGCACACTATCAACACGCCGTTGTTCGGCAGCGTCGCGCTGTTCCGCATCCCGGTCGTCATAACCATTATCAAAATTGGAGAGAACCAGATCATAAGTCTCCAGCCGTCCGTGGCGGTACACCTGACGGAGAAGATCACCGTAACCGCTAACACCAATTCCGGGTAGCTGCGCCCATTCGATCGGCATCACAGATCGTCCCACGGTGACTGTTCGATCCACACGTCGCGCGGCCCGCCCATGTCGAGCGGTCGACCCAGTGACTCCACAGACATACCATAATGTTCGGGAAGACCGTACCACTCAGGGTGACGGAGCCGGGCATTAATTTCAATGCGCCGCAGTTCCTGCGGTGACCGTTCTGTATAGCAATCCTGTATCGCGCCGACCCGGCGCAAGATGTAAGTGACCATCGAACTTGAAACGTAGTAACCGGTAAGCCGGGGAATCAAGTCATCGGCAATCTGCCGTGGGGTGTACCCACGCTGGTAGGCCGCAACAATATCCTTCAGTACCTTATACAGATACCCGTTGTACCGTGTATAATCAATGAGGGGCTGGGGCAACGGTCACCCTCCCAGATGTCGGCACACCCACTGTAACACCATGACCGCCGCCACGACAAGCCCGCCAAAGACAATAACCTTAGTCACAAAATCCGCCCACCAATCCCAATCCATATGTCACTAATCCATCCGACAGGCTTCAAATGAGCCGTCCTTTTGAACGACAGCGACATACTCGTAATTGTAGAAGCGGATCAGTTCGTCACGGAACTGCGCCTCGCACAAGAGTTCCAACGGCGGGTCACCAGGGTACAACAGGTCACCATTTGCCGCCATCGTAAAACCCGGCTGCGCCCTCCAGCCGGACTGGTACTTCGCGTCGAACTGTTCCACCGCCGGGCGCGGGTCGTTCTCACTCAAAAACATCGGAATAAACCCCAGCATCTCGGGGTGAAACTGCCGGTGCTTGCTGACCCAGACCATCATTGTGACTCTCCTTCAAGTATGCGTAGCCGCCGTTCTTGGTCGGCTAGATAGTTCCGGCTTCCGTCATCGTTCCAGCTAAGAATCGGATCGGGGATGTAATCATGCGCATCCGTCGCCAGCGTCCGCAACGTGCGAACGAGTCTCCGCGCACTAATCACCCCACGTCTGACTTCCTCACTGAGGTTCAGTATTTTGTACTCAAGCTCATGCATCACACCCCTCCTGCCGGTAACAGATGCAGTTCAACTACCTTATCGAAAAGTGTCTGTCCATCGGGACCGATAATCCACGCCATAAAGGCTTGGTCAAAGGTTTCGATCCCCTCGTCAACCGACACAAACTTGAATTTTATGTCGTTGAACAGGGCGCGCCACTTGCGCCGCGCTGCCTGACCATCGGCAGGAATAATCGGCACACTCATCGTAACACGCAGATAGCGCGGCGGCGCTTGGTTTGATCTGAACAAGATAATGACGCGACCGGAAACACTCTCATCGATATTCTCCAGCCGCCCGCCATACCTGCCAATAATAGCGGCGATGTCACCCTTTGTGCCCGCGATCGGCACCGTTGTGTCTTGAGCAAATTTCCTCATGGCGCACCCCCGGCCTCCGAACGTTCGGAGGCCAGAATAGCAAAATCACCCCGCCTGGGCGAGAGGCTTGCCGACCGGCGGGAACTCGCCAACGATCGCCAACAGTTCCCGTTCCCAAGTTTCCAGCGCCGCGCGCTTCTGGGTATGGTACTTCCAATGATTGTAATTCCGGCGGATACCACGCTGCGAGTGCGCCAGGACCGCTTCGGCGTGCGCGTCTGGTACGTCAAACCGTGCCATATTGGTAGACACCGTGCGCCGCAGATCGTGGAACACCCAAGCGGGAAGCGGGCACTTACGATCGATGCGTTGCTTCATCCGGTCAAAGCCGTTAACCGGAGTGTCACCGCCGGTCATCGAAAACACATAGCCATCAGGCTTCGACTGCGGCAGTGACCGCAGCAACTCCGCGACCTTTGGTGTCAGTGGCACCAGATGCGACTTCTCGTAACCCGGCTTTGCCTTCATCCGCTCCTGCGGCACAATCAACACCGTTTGATTCAGGTCAATCTCGGACCACTTCGCCTCGGCCCACTCGCTCTCCCGCTGACCGGTCAGTAGGAGTATCTGAAGGAGGACACCGTTGGGCTGACCCTCGGCTTGAAACACCGGCCACAATGACCTAAGCTCATTGTCACTAAGCACCCGGTCACGCACCTTCTGCGGACCCAGCCGCTTGCGGATACCGACACAAGGATTGACTTCGGTGCGCCGTTCGTGGTCAAGCGCCCAATCGATAATCTGTGACAGACTCGATAGCGCTTTCCGCGCGGTTTCCAAACCGCCACCCTTCATGCGCCGCGTACCGGGGATGAGCTTGCCACTATCCCTGATCTTCTCCATCAAGGTGAGCACTTCATGTCGGTTGATGTCGGCCACCGGCCGGTCACCCAACGACTTGAGCAACACCCGCCGGATCATCTGTTCGGTGTCCCTGCCGGTGCGCAGCGTAGGCAGTGCCGCCGCCATGTACTCTTCGGCCACCCCGGCAAACGACCCGTCCACCGTCTTCGTCTTCTGTTCCGCCTTGGGGTCCACGCCGTGCGCCAGGGCATCGAGCATCTCGCGCGCCTTCTGGCGGGCATCGACCAGCCCCATCCGGGGGTACCGGCCCACGGTGCGCCAAAGCTGCTTGCCATCGATGCGCCCCTGAACGACAAACGACGTGTTTGTGGGGGTCACCTCGACGCAAAAATTGGCCAACTGAGTATCCCAATAGCGGATAAGCCCGCCGGACTCGGCAGGCTTCAACCCTTGCAAAAAACGGTCGCTGAACTTGTATCTTTCGACGGTCGGCATTTCAAGGTTCCTTCCCAACCTAACACCAGCCTAACAACTGCGTCCTGGCGGCGACGTGAGGCGGTCCCTGCCGCCTCACCCCACACATAGTCACTTTTTGGCAGTTTTCCAAGGGCTTTGGTGTCTCTTTTGCCAATTATCTGAACCGCCGCGATACCGCCCAGAACACTGTCGCCCTCCTGGTCGAGGAGATCGCCGTGTTCCTCATCTAAACGGGAACCGCGAGCCGTATCAACGATTTAAATTAGCGAACCCATGCGAACTTTGCGGCAACCGCCGCGCCAACCTAACACTTAACCTAACAACTTGCCGAGTCACCCGCTTTCATTCGGGTTTACCCCGCTTGACGGCCAGCGTTGCCATACCATTTAATCCGTGCGCGATCTTACAAAGGAGTGCGACGAATGACAAGCGTGCCCGTGCGTATCACCGTGACCTCCACTAGCCCGGTCGATGTCGAGATTTACGTCGAGCAGCAACCGGCACCGATATACCTGTTAAACGCCGCCGATTGGGACGACCGCGTGACCATCTACCAAACGGTCGGTTTGCTCCCGACCCGAAACCCGAAGGAACCCCATAATGAAAACCCCAAAAGTGAGTATACAGGACATAGCCGCGTCCATCGTGGCGATGGAGTGCCTACCAATAAACAAACGGGGCCGCGAAACCTACAAGATCGCGAAGGAAATGCTGCGCGCACTCGCGCCAAATATGACACCGGAGGAGATACTAGGCGAAGAAACCTGCGCCCGCATCATGCACGTTGCCACCACTAAACCCACGCCACCCTTCCCCTTCCTCAAGGAACCCAAGAAATGAGCAAGGTCACCTTCAAACATAATCGCCGCGACGGCGGTTACTACGTCTACACCTACCCCATACCGGGTTCACCACGCACCATACGGCTGGACATCCGCCGCGCTTACGAGAACCTGCCCGGCATGAATTGGGTGGTCATCGACAGCGACGAGCCGGACGACTTCAACCAGCTATTTGACACACTCGATGACGCTCGCACCTATATCGGCGAGCGTTACCCCGGTGCACCCCGCCGCTAAGGAGCCGTTCTATGGATCGCATCTTTGTGCCCTTCAAAGAATTGGCCAGCGTCATCGGTTTCTCCTGGACCCGGCAACACGTTGCCAATCTCGTAAAGCAAGGCCGGTTCCCGCGACCGGTCAACCTGTCATCGCAGCGGGTCGCGTGGCGCTACACCGATTTGCTCGCCTGGGCCGAGAGTCGCGGCGAAGCCAAACCGTGGCAGGACCGGCCCGGCTCCGGTCAACCGGGAAGAAAACACAAATATCGGGTACCCCTCGATAAATAAAAGAAACCCCGCCATCACGGCGGGGTTTTCGATTCTAGCTCGCCTCCCGTTCCCGTTCCGGCGACGGCATCAACGCCAACCGCTCGTCACGCGTCAGCATCACCGGCTTCTGCCCGATCGGCAGGCTATCCTCGTACTGCCGAACCAACCGCTCGACATTGACCTTTTTATTGCGGATACGCGAATCGGGGCTACCGTCGATATGCAGGATAATAAACTTACCCCAGGTGACAAGATGACCATCTTCATCCTTCCCCTCACCCTCGCGCACTCCAGGCTGTTCAATAAGTGTCCGCATGTCGCAGTAGCAGTGACCGATCAACCCCAGATCGACCGGGTCGCGCTGCCGCAGATAGGCACTGGCTTCAAGAAGCGCCCGAAGTTCGGGATGGTGCGGACCCCGCAAACTGATTTGTCGCGCCTTCTCGGCGCGCCGTTCTTTTTGCTTCTCGCGCATTGTCTCAAGCTGGGCCATGAACTTGGCTTGATCAGACGCTTTAGCGGTCGCCTGTTGTTCCTCAAGCCGCTTGATCTTTTTCTCCTCCGCATCGATCCTTTTCTGCATCGCCGCTTCCCGCCGCTCGCGTTGCTGCCGGGCGATCTCGCGTTGTATCTCCTGGCGATGTTCCTGCGCCAAAGCCAATTCGTGTACCTTTAGCAGCTTGGCGATAAACTCATCCGGCATACCGATCTCCGCGACCCAGGCACTAAAAGTCGAGCCGCCGAATTTCAGTTCGCCGCGACGGTCATCAAATTCACCGGCATCAAACCGGCGCTTCAGTTGAAACCACTGAGTCGCGAAGGTGCTAAAATAATTGATCGACTTACGCCAAGTGACTCGCAGGCTATGCGCCTCATCTTCCAAAAACGGCGGTAACTTATCAGTCGGCATCGGACACTCCACAAATAGAAAACGGCGGGTTATAGTAACCCGCCGTTCGTGTGACTCAACGGGTTTTTTAGTGGGTCGCGCCGTTGGTCAGTTGCTTGACAAAGTGCGGCGAGCCGCCGGGATCAAAGTTGAGTTGGGCATTCTCCTTGGCCCAACGCAGCATAAAGATGCTGTCGGAGCGGTTGTCCTTTGGCAGGCCGCTCTTCGCCATCAACATTTCGCGGTTGACCGACATGCCGGGTTCCAGCGTGTCGATAAACTCCTGCGCGGCGGCGATCGCCTTCGCGCGCACGTCCGGCGGCGAGCCGGGGATCGGATCGGTGTGAATAACCACCGTTTCGATCATGCGCTGGATGCAGTAGTTCATCTTGTCAAACGCCAGTGGCGTACCACCGCAGAACTCCTGGATAAAATCCAGGTACGGCTGAAAGCCGTCTGGGTTACGGACGCGATCAGACACCTGAAGCCTCCTTTCACCATCGTTCGCGCAGTCATCGCTGCGCAAGACGATGTATTACCACGCGGTTCAAAACCGCGTCAAGCTGCCTTCTCGTCAGGCATCACTCTTTTCTGGTGTTGCGGCTGACGTGGGGGTTTGTACTGTAGCTCCGGTTGCATCTTCAGCCATTCCTCCAATGCGGTGCGAATGACCGCCGACCGTGTCGGCCGATAGCGTACTTGATGTCGGTACCGATCGATCCCGTCGAGCATTTCAGGTGAGAACCTAATAGTCACCGACACCGAATCTTCTGTGCTAAAGGTATCCATAGGCTTTACTCCAAACATCCTTAAAAGTTTTTGGAACCGGACACCATTGCCCGCGTTCTGTCGTAAACAACGATTACGACGCCTTACAATGTATGCACGGCAATAATACGACGCAAGCCGAGATATCGGGATCGGCGGTATCGGCGGTATCGGGTGGGGTTGACGCCGCTCAGCCGGGCGCTGTAAATATCTGTCTTGCGCGGTAATCCCCATCACCGCGCGCCGCAGGGAGGAAAAGGACATGCCGAAGGAACCTACCATCATCAACATAGTGGTAGACGAAAGGGAACCTATCACCGAAGTGCTCAATATAGTAATAGGCGAGGCGAAACCGAATCTGTTCAACATTCGCGCCGAAGCTGTCCGGCGGATGCAGGCTTACATCAAAAACATGATACCAGGGGAAACCATCACCCGGAGCAAACTCATGGCAGAAGGCGGCTTACACCACCCCTCCGATGCGTTGTTCGTCAGCCGCTGGGCCAAAGCAAACCCGGCGCTTAAATGGAACCAAGAGCCAGAAGATTCCGATCCCGATCCCGAAGACGGTGACCCCGACGATCCGTTCTCCTACGGCGGCTACAAGAAGTAGACTAGGCAGCATCCGAGTTGCGGGCGCGCTCCTTGATCAAGGCATCAACAACCACTTCCAGCTTGTCAAGCGCCGCCCGCAACTTGGTAACACCATTTTTAATCCCGTGAAGATCAGTATCACGGTAATAGTCGGGATCATCCATCATATGTTGCGCCATTTCGCTCGCCGCACTTGAATCGGCGTCATAATAAGTCACTTCCGCATTATCCGATTTAGCAACAACACTCACCCGCGTGGCGCGGCTCGCCGCCGCAGCCGGTGCCGATGAACCTGACGATACGACACGGACGGGGGCAGCGGCTGGGGCGGTGACGGTCGTAGTGACAGACTTCACTTCCGGCGCGGCTGCCGGGGCGGGTTCGGTGTCGGTCTTCTTCTTTCTGGCTCTAGGCTTTCTGACCTTACCATTCAACTTATCTTTGAGTGAGCGTGCACCCGATGCCGTCAACCGCTTATCGCCGGATTCGGCGACAATTCTAGCCAGCATCTGCGGATCGCCTGCAATACGACAGACTGTCCAGGAGGCTTCGGATCGATCCGAAGCCAGAAACGCATGAGCAATAGTGCGGTAATCCATAAGGGTTTTGATCGGGCACGGGTAACCGTTGGCTTCGAGTTCGGCCTTGATCTGTTTTAGTTTCTCAATGCTTACACCATCGTCGTTAACACCATCTTTACCGGGCGGAGCGACATTGTTGATCTTGTCACCGATTTCCCACTGTAACCGATCTCGCTGCTTCCACGCCCGCACGATATCGGGAAATTGATTGGCCATACGAATTCCTTTCCTAGAACCCGGAATCCTAGGGGAAAAGTCACTCATCGTCAATCATCACCCGCAACTTTGGCTTGTCCGGTGGCGGCGCTTGCTTGGGCGGCCGACCCCGCCTGCGCGGGCCGGAAGCCTTCGCCGCAGCGCGCTCCCGACTCGCCTTCCATGCCAGTATCTCATCGACATCCCAACCAACCCGATTTGGTGACAGTTGGTACGGCTTGGGGAACTTTCCCTCCTTACACAAGACAATGAGATGCTGCCGTGACCAACTGAACCCCAGGATATTCTTCAGTTCAGGAAAACGCACATACATCGGGCGTGGCACTTGGTACGGCATTGTGTCACTCCCTAACCCAAACGATCCGCTTTCGGTATGGCACGAAGATAGTCGAAAACTTTCGGCGCGTGAGGCACAGCACGCTCAACACCAGGGTACTCACGCAGCCGGGTCGTACCGGTGTAACCACTGTTCGTTTTATGGTACACGGCGCAACCGGCATCGCGGGCCTGCCGCTGTACATCAGCAAGCCAATCCGCAGGTACATTCCACTCCGGTGTTGCAGGGAAGCCGTCAACTGCCTGCGAGGCAGATGCACCACCGATAACCACCCAATCAAACATATCGAGCCGCGAGAACGTCAGCGGCTCCAGCATCGGTTCCAGTGACAGCCAACGCACCGAAGCTTTAACCGAAGCCATCGCCTTCTCGGCGTTGGCCACGCGCGCCTGTAAATCGACACTGGTACCCATCCAGGCATTTGGCGGAATCACAAATTCCGACATACGCAGGGGAAACTTGGTGAGGAACAAAAAGTTCCATTGCGGGCACGCCAGTACTGTTTCGAGCACCGCGATAATCCAGTCTGTCGGCACCCAGCGGCCAAACAGGTCAGCCATCGAACACACAAATATGTTTTTCGCCGCACCGTGACCATCAGGGTGGCGACTGGTCGGCGCGTCGAGCCGCCTAGACCGCAACGCCGGAATAAAGCCTAGCTCCTTTGGGTAGTACCGGAAGGCACGATCACGCGCGTAACAATATGGGCAGCCGTGCAAGCAACCGGTCACCGGGTTCCATGACCAATCAGCCCACTCGATGTCGGCATTGGTCTGTTTGTTGAGTCCATCAGTACCACGCACCTTCAGAATCTCGGACTGCCCCACCACATCCAAAGCGTTCCATTCATCGAGGGTGACATAGTCACGCTTTACTGACGCTAGGTAACGTTCGATCTCGGCCTCGACATCGGATGCACGCACATCGCGCGGTCGGCCACATTCTTTCAACACGTTCTTCCACACTGCGATCCGATCATCATCGGTATCGAGTTTAGACAACAGCAAACGTACATGCCCCTCACGGGCAGGAAGCGAGAGTTTACACCGGACCAATTGGTCCGCAAACAACGCCGCCTCGATCAACCGCCGCGCATGCCTGTCAGCCATCTCCCACCGCTCGTCACAATACTCCTCAAAAGTGTCGAAAGCGTCGTGTTTTTGATGATACAGCCCCTTCACCGTCTTACCGTCGATCTCGACTTTAGTGTCACGGATCGCAGCGAGTGCCTTACCCTTCTCATAGTAACCACTGCGGTCGGCGTTCTCGATGATCTCTTCCTGTTCCTCCAGCATGAGTCCCAACTCGATATCAGGATCATTGGTACCATCAAAATTAATGTCACTCATTGATCAACTCCTTTGTATCCGCAAGCTGTCGGTTGAGTTCCTTGACGCATAGCTGAAGGAACTCAATTGCATCGAGGTCACCGATCCGCGCTCCGGTTTCCGCTAAAAGCTCCGCTTCGAGTTCCTCGATCCGTTTATTACGCCGAGTGATATTAGCCTTAAAAGCCCCGGCGCTACGATTGATCCCCTTCACGATATCCTCCTTGATAAGCTGGTCGTATCTGTGACGGACTTGTTCAAGCTGTTCCACAGGACCGACCAGATTCCCAGTCACCGCAGCCCGCATGTAATCATCCTTCTCCAACCTAAAAAACTTTATCGGTGTTACAACACGCTTTGGCATAGTAGGAGGCTTTGTCAGCAAGCACGCCATCATCGGTACTTTCTCGCCCTCACCGCCGTTGTATTGGACACAACAAGTTAGGATACGGCTCAGTGCGGTGAACACGTACCAGATACGCGCAGCCATGCCCTCATCGATATATCCGGTAGAAACAAGCCAGCGGTTGACGTAATGCACGGCGGAGTTACGGAGTCTTTTCTGGGTGTGCCACTCACCGGTTGCCTTGTCCTTGTAATCGAAGTCCTTTGATACCTGGAAGGTGACTAACAACATACCGCGAAGCCGCAGACCATTATCATAACACACATGCACCATTTTTCTAAGCTGGAGTGTAGCCAGTGTACTGGTGTCAAGCCAGATTGCGTGGAACTTTCGGCCCATAAGTTGGGGGGACAGTCTGAACCGCCGTCCGACCATACCGCCGACATGACACCAAATCGCCTCATCAGCCCCAGCTTCCTTTGCCCGCGTGACCAGTTCCTTGTCCCGGTCCACTACAACGATGTACAAATTGTCATCGAGTGACCGAAGCAAACCGATCTCTTCCTGCGGTAACGGTCCTGCAAGGATTAAAACCTGCAATGTCGTCTTTGGGAACCTGACACGCAGCGCGCTTATCGTGTGTTTCCAGTACACCACACGCAGCCATCGCTTGGAACCGGTGATCGAGTCTTCGGTTAAGGTAGTACCCTTACGCCGTCGTTTCTGACGGAAGTCTAGGGGGTACACATTTTCGGAAGCGGTATCAGTCATCATTTTGATCCCTCCCTCTTAAAGTCACACCTCGATCAGAACGCGGTACTTGTGACCCTTCCGTTTCCGCAGCTCCGGTCCAGAAGCACGGGCACGTTCGGTCATAGCTGCAATCCATGCGTCATCCAGCAGCTTTTTCTCCCTCTGACGAAGGAGACTCTTCCGAGTTCTGGTGGAAACCTGACCGAACCACGATCTAGGTGGGTGAATGATGTAACTTCCCAACTCTCCCTCCCTTGTGACTCAAGTCTAACTCAAAATCTTACTCAAAATCTTACTACCATGACCGCCGGGAAGATCATGTAATCCCCCTTGACGGGGGATTACGACACCATGACACGCACGGGTGAGTCACGAACCGACCCTAGCTGACCAATTGCTTGGTACCCGGCGGCGTGCGATAGTTCCGGGGTTTACCGCCAATCCACATCACGCGGTGTCTATCACTCCCAGCGGCAAGGTCGGTCACTCACCGAGAGTCAAGCATGTCGTCACCGAAGTGACCGCTACGTCCTTTGGTTTGCGCGGCGGTCAGCACACCCTTCCACCGATCCGCACCGGCAGAATCTTGCTATCGACCCGGAGCCGCTATGAAAATGCTCTCCTATTAGAATCATACGAGCGACGCCCCCCCTATTTTGGGGCTGAGCGAAAATATTTTTTTGAGCCGCCCGGCAGCGGTGCGCTCGTCCGTATAAATGAATAGGGACCAATGAATCGACCGGGGGAAAGCCGGATGTCGTATCAATCAATCTGCGAAGAGTTACCGTCACTCACCCGCAAGGAACTCGATGACATAAGGAAACGCTGCGCGTTACTAATGCAAAACCAGTCGATCCGCAGTGACGCCGTCGAGGAGCAAGACTGGATACTCGAAGGCATCTTGCATGAATGCCAGCATCGTGGCATCTATGTTGGCCGAAGCTTTCACATAAAACGTACCGGCTCTTTCGCCGCCTTTATCACCAAATCGGAAGCCCTGCGCGAGCTACTCGCCGAATGCGCGCCGGGGCTAACCCCGGTCCAGCGTGTCGCCTTGGGTCAAGTCTGTGCCCGCGAGCTTGCCAACTACCTGCGGCAGCCGAGCTTCCAGTCGATGATGAACCATGTTCACCTGATACCCACCGCGCTTGAAGAAGCCTACCCCGGTTACATGCAATCCCGGTTACTTTCACTGGTGGTGCCCTTCGATGTCGGACACTGACACAGAACACTTTACCCTCTCGGTGCAGGAGTCGATCAGCACCTGTGTCGCTTTTGGCACCGATGACAACGCGGCGTTTGTCGCGAGCGCGGTCGATGTCACTCTTCTCGACCCGCCGCTCAATGACATCGTCGCCCGGTGTCTGAGTTACCGTAAGAAGTACAAGGCAGCACCAGGACGGGAACACGTCGATGACGTTTTCACCGCAATTTTGTCGAATAAGGATGACAAACGTCACAACAGCTACCAACGTATACTGACACAAATGATCCGGCTGGAACGGACACTCAACACGCGGTACGTCGCCGACCTTGTCCACGAATTTAACCGTCGCCGTAACCAGCGGATCGCCATTCACCGCGCGGCACAAATCTACCAGGAGAGCGCCGAAGACGCCGCCGATCAGATCGACACCCTATTCCGCGAGTCACTAAAGTCTACCCGTGTTCTGTCACGCAACAAAGGCTTCACCTTGTCCGAGACAGCGGCGCTAGGGTTTCTCAACCGTCACCCTGGTGACTACTGTAACACCGGTATCCTACCGCTCGATCGGGTCGGCTGTGTACCGACCAAAAAGGAGATGCACCTCTTTATCGCCGCGCGGAACCGGGGCAAGAGTTTCTGGCTCAACCACCTCGGCAAGATGGCGTTACTCAAGGGGTGGCGCACGATCCACTACACACTAGAGAATAGCGCCGAGATCACCGCGCAACGGTACTTCCAGACATTGTACTCCGGTGTCAAACGTGACGGTGACTATCACCACACGGTTTTTGAGGAACGCGGCAAGACGGTCGAGCCGCGCGCCACGGTGTTCCGGCCGGACTTTATCATCGAGCGCAAGGACGCCACCGAGAGGTACCTGGGCGCGAAAATGGACCGTGACTATTTTCTCGACAACCTGCGGGTCAAGGCGTATCCAACCGGTTCCCTGTCGTTTGAGATGCTCGAAAGGGACTTAGACGAGATGGAACTGTTGGATGGGTTCCGGCCCGAGATGGTGATGATTGACTATCCGCAGATCATGCGGCTAAAGCCCGGCCCGCAAGACCGCTGGGAGAAGCTAGAGGACTTGGCCATCCAGCTTCGCGGGAGCGCCGTGGAGCGCGATTACGCCCTGGCGGTACCCCAGCAAGGCTCCCGCGCCGCAGAGAGCGCCAGCGAGGTGCGGGGGCACCACGGCAGCGGCTCGATCGGCATGCTGTCGGTCGCCGACAACGCGATCACCTATTCGCAGACCGAAGCGGAGGAGAAGAGCGGGATCGCCCGGCTCTACACCCAGAAGGTCCGCAACGACGAGGCCCGGCAAACGGTGGTCATCGCGCAACACTACGCATCGGGTCAGTTCTGTATCCCTGACCAAGCCTACTATATGAGTGACGACCTATCGGCAAAGATCAGTACCTACACCGGACGTAACATCGTTGCCGATGACGAAGAAGAGTCAGAGGACCGGGGAGGCTTTAGGAGGGAGCTATGAAAGCCTGCAAAGACTGTATCCATATCCACATAAAATCCGAGTGGGTCGCGTTGTGTCACCACCCAAAGTCATTTATCGAGGTACCGATCTATCTTGAAGGTACCACTAGGACAATCGCAAAGGACACCGAAATTATGCGCAGTCCCTTTGGCGAGTGCGGTCACGACGCGATCCTGTTCGCCGCGAAAGAGACACCCAATGATCCGATACTATCGACTGATCGGTAAGCTCCCGGTACCCTGCGGTGACTTGTTGGAGTGGGCGTGGTGGTTTGAGAACGCCCGCGAGGAACGCGTGGTCGGCTTCACCAGGGTCGGACCCATCGAGGTGTCCACGGTGTTCCTGGGTCTGGACCACGGCTTTCGCGGCCGGGTCCAGTTGTTTGAAACCATGTGCTTTGGTGCCCAAGATAAAATGGTCAAGATCGGCAAGCGAGCGCGCCTGATGCGCAGTGAGCTAAACTACCAGGACCGCTACGAAACCTGGGACGAAGCCGAGAAAGGTCACCAGCGGGCGATCGAGTGGGCCAAGGCCGAGCTTGCCAAGATAGACACTGCGATGAAGGTGACCAATGCCGATATCCCCAAAAGCGATTAGCGCCTACCTCGAACGCGAAGTCGAGGAACTCGCCTGGATCAAGACCCTGTCACCAAAGGCGGTGGCCAAAGACCTTGCGCTGATCGATCCGGTACCGGAGTTCCACGCGCCGCTGCGCACCGATCAGAAGATATGCTTTCTTCTCGGTGTCGCCTACCCGGAACTGTTGTTGATGACCGACCTGGGACTCGGCAAGACCGTGGTGTCACTGGAACTCTTCAACTACTTTCTCACCAATGGGTACATCCGGCGCGGGATCGTCTTTGCGCCAACCGATGAACTGGTGGAATCCTGGGAGGACGAAATAGCGAGATGGGGATTCACATTTCCCTATGTGTCACTGCGCAAGGGTTCCTCGACCCAGAAATGGCTGACGCTGAGCACGCTGACCGGTGACGGGCTGATCATCGGCACCTACACCGGTATCTCGGCGATGGTGTCCAAGATGGTGGCGCGCCGTGACAAGCCGACCCACCGCAAGCGGCAGCCGGTCACCGAGATGCTCGCCAAGGTCGGGTTCCAGGTGGACGCCTTGTTTATGGATCAATCCACCTCCGTGGGGAATACCGGTTCTCTCAGTTACAAGGTGTGCCGGTACCTATCGATGAACGCCAAGATTCGGTTCGGGCTGGCCGGACGTGCCTTTGGCCGCGACCCGGCGCTGATCTGGGCACAGTTGTACCTTTGTGACCACGGGCACGCACTTGGTGACAACCTTTACATGTTCCGTGAGGCGTTCTACAGCAAGTTCTTCCCCAAGTGGGGTGGCACCGAGTACACCCTACGCAAGAAACTGCAACCGACCCTCGCCCGGTTTATCGCCGCGTCGTCACTACGGTACAGCGTCGAGGAATGTGTCGAACTGCCGCCCAAGGTGCCGGTGGTCAAGAGCACCGAGTTCCCGATCGAGAACTGGGAGTATTTTATCAAAGCGCGTGACGCCCTGTTCGCCGGTAAAGGTAACTACCGGGAGATACAGAACGCATTCCTGCGGATGCGGCAGATAAGTTCCGGGTTTGTCGGCTTTATCGATGACGATACCGGTGACCGTGCCCAGGTGGAGTTCGCGGTGAACCCGAAGCTGGAACTCCTGATGGACATTGTGCGCGAGGTACCGGAGGATCGCAAGTGTGTCATCTTTTATGAGTTCAACCACTCTGGCCAGCGGATTAGTGACGCTTTGAAAACGGCAAAACTGAAACATGGGTGGCTCTGGGGCGGCACCAAGGATTGGACATCGATCAAAGACTCCTTCAACCGCGATAAGAGTTACCGGTTCCTGGTGGCCAACTGGAAAAAGGCGGCGATGGGTCTGAACCTGCAAGTCGGGAGCTACGCCATCTTTTACGAATCGCCGGTCGGTGTGATCCCGCGCGCCGAAGCGGAGGGGCGCATCCACCGCACCGGGCAGAAAAACCGCTGCTTTGTTTACGACCTTGTGATCAAGGACTCGGTTGACGAATTGATCCTGAACTTTCATAAATCAGGCGGCGACCTGTGGAAAGCCCTGGTCGATGACCCACAAAAGACACTGAACTTATCAAAAAACAAGAACGGGAGGTGATCCACTCCATGCCAACAGAGGAGTCTAAATGTACCCAGCCGTAAAATCCACCATTCGTACCCTCCTCAAGCAAATCGCCTTTAACACCCCGCTCTACCACTCCTTCTGTAACGTCTACAGTTACATGTTCTCTCCCATAGAACTTATGTTCCTCGCCGAGTGCGTCGCAAAGGTCCGAAGAACCCCCGGCTCGATTGTCGAAGTTGGTTGTGCCTACGGATCAACCACCGTCTTTCTCAACAAGTACATGGATGACCTGGGGATCAATCGTAACTATTATGCGATTGACACCTTTTCAGGCTTTACCGCAAACGATATTGACTACGAAAAGGAACAACGTCAAAAGTCACCAAAGGTGGTGCGCAAGTTGTTCTCCTCCTTTGATGACAACCGGCAAACATGGTTCGACAAAACCATGATCCACAACAATATCCACCGGGTACGGTCGATCCAAGGCGATGCCAACGTGTTTGATTTTACCGCACTCGCCCCGATCGCCTTTTGCCTGCTGGATGTCGACTTGTATCTACCGGTCAAAAACGCCTTGCCAAAGATTTACCGGGCAATGGCCCCCGGCGGTACCCTAGTGGTCGATGATTGTTGGCGGGTCGAGGAATGGGACGGAGCACTACAAGCCTTTGCCGAATTCACCGCCGAAACCAATATAGAAACCCAGATCATTGGCAGAAAACTGGGGGTTATTAGAGTACCGGTCAAAACGGTATGCATAGAAAATGTTACTTTAAAAGAAAGTGACTCTGTACTTTGAACACTGAAGTAACTGTATCCGGGAACCCAACGGAGAAAAAACGCTCAAACCCCCCTAACCACTTGAAAAGTCACGAAACATAAAAGTCACTCCCCCCTTGAAAAAGTGACTCTGGATGCCCATCTATATGGTGGACCCCAGAGGGTGGTCCCTCCCGGAGGATCAGGGAGGGAGCCTCCGGGGAGGGTACCGAGAAAGGCCCCCGTCAGGGTTCGGAAGACAACCTCCCGAAAAAAGCCTTCGGTTCGCAAATCCCCCGCCGCACAGTGCGACGGCTCCGCAAGCGGCTAGGCCACCGGCCCGGTTCCGAAAGGTTCCCGCGCGCCACCCGGCCAACGCCGCGCTTGCACCATGTCCGCACCTGTCGTAAGGGTGCGCTGGACCCCAAAAAGGAACCCGGCGTGCGGCCCCCAGTACCGGTGACACAGATGATAGACCACGCGCAGTCCACTCGCGCGCGGCGACGGGGCACGGATGCAGTCAGCGGAAAAATAGAACCTAGAGAATACCCAAGCGCCCCCCGACCTTCACCGGTTGCGGGGCGTTTGTCGTTTCTAAAGGTGTGACGAGCTAGCGTCACAAGGAGACAAACGATGTTACACAAAGTTTTCGGTGACGACCTGTCGCGCACCTACGCCACCTACGCGAACGCCGAAAAGGCGCTCCACAAGACGGTGGAAAACCTGGGCGGCACTGACGAGCACCTCTGGTACCTGATCGCCAGCACGCCTGCCGGGCGGTTCTACCCGGTCGTGGTGCCGAGCGAGGCGCAGGTACAGACGGCAATCACCCTGGCGCACAACGGTGTCGCCTTTGTACGGAGGTAACGATGTCTGACCCTATCAAAATCACCGATGAATCCGGTTACATCGTGGACCGCGCGGTGCGCGAAGCCTACGACCGGATCATCACCCACGCCCGGTGGAGTTCCGACACCGAGCGTTCAGCCGAGGCATTCCTTCGGCTAATCGAGCGGTACGCCGCGAAGGGTGTCCACCTCATACCAGCCCGGTCACGCAAGTGACCGGGTTTTTCTTATAGTGACGATCTAGCGTCACGGAGGTAACGATGAACGAACTGAAATGGAAGCGGTCGGAAGAGGGTTCCACGGAGACTCACTGCGGTCACTACAGCATTGAGCCTGCGTACAACCACTCCGAAACACCGCAGTGGTACACGCTGTACCACTACCCGGAGCCGGGCCACGCCCGCAGCCGGGTCAAGATCGGCGCGATGATTGACACTCAGTCTGAGTGCAAGCATTGCGCCCAAAACCACGCTAACCGAAAGGAGGTGTAGCATGTTGTACGATTTCTCTGTCACTGATCACGGCACGCTGGTCGCGATCACGCCGCTGACCGACACCGCCCGCGAATGGATCGATGAAAACGTCGTGTCCGAAGGCTGGCAGTGGATGGGCGGCAGCCTGTTTGTCGAGCACCGCTATGCCGAGGGGCTGGTGTCTGGTATGATCGATGCCGGGCTGGAGTACAACTAGCCCGCGCGAGGCAGCCGGTCCAAGCTGTGCATCACTCCCGGCAATCGCGTCCGACAAGTCGGCAAGTGTCGGCCTTTTTCGGCGTTGAGGGAACAACACCGACATCTCGCGGAGGTACAATCTCCTCCTTCGCGGCGAGAGAAACCCCGGCATCGAAAGGTGCCGGGGTTTTCTCTGTGTGTGAAGTCGCTGGCCAGTGGTTGGTCACCGGGTTCCCAAGAACCTCTCATCTAGGGGAGAGTAACGATGCATTGGAAAGTTTCACGCCACGACCCGAAAACGGGTGCCTGGAAAGACATCCTAAACAACGCCAACATCACTAACATCGAGGCACTCGATGTCGGTGAGCCGGGGGCGCGGGTTCGCGTTACGGGTCACCGCTACAGCGGCACCCACGGTGCCTATGTCGAACACCGGATCACGCTGTCCGCTGACATCATCGAGCGGGCCGCGCGCAAGCTGGGCCTTATCAAGGAGGGCTGACAATGAGCTTTAAACCCGAAGTGATCGCCGACAGTTCCGGTAAATGGGTTGGCAACCAACTCCGCTTCGCCACCCGCGAGGAAGCCGAGGCCAATGTCTGCGCTCTGATGCTGCGCTGGTTCGCGGTGCGCGACAAGCGCGTTGTCGAGAGTGACGACCCGCCGAACTACCGTTGGGTCGATGGTCACCTTGAGGCGATCTAGCCACAACCCCCGGCACTTCGGTGTCGGGGGTTTTCTTTTAGTGGGTCACTAGGGACCACGAAGGAGTAACGATGAAAGCCAAGACGAAGAAACCTGCCAACATCGGCAGCATCGACACCGCCGCTCTGGTTGACAAGATCGGCTCACTCGCCGCTGTTGTCGCCGACTTCGAGAAACAGAAGAAGGCAGCGGTCGCCGAGTTGCTGGCGAGGGCCGGGAACCGGAAGTACATCGACGGTCACCTGTACACCGCGACGATCGTCGCGGAGTGCGCGGTAACATCACTCGATGCCGATCTCATCAAAACCGAGATGGGTGACGACTGGGTCGCCGAGCACTCCAAGGAATCGGTGCGCAAGGCCAGCGTGCGGGTCGCCGCCCGCAAGACCCCTGACCAGAAAAAGGAGTAGTCACTATGCCGAAGTTGAGTCCAAACCCGAAGCCGCAAGACTTGAAGAGCACGGCATCCGCGCTGCGAGCTGCGCTCAAGATCGCCAGCGAGGTTGTCTCGCTGCAAGACCTGAATGCGATCAACAGCCTATCGCCGCATAACCTGGAACTGACGCTCCGCAACATCGCTCAGAACGCCACCATCATCAAGGCGTGGGTGGAGGATGTCGGTAAGGCGAACGGTTTCGGCTGGTAACACTTCCCCCGGTCATTCATGACCGGGGGTTTTGCTTTAAGTGACAGCAACGAAACGTCGAACCTGCTACCTCAATAAGGCGACTAACACTCGCCGCCGGTTCACCGGCAACAGTGACGCCGTTCCGCTCCCTCAAGAAGCCGAGTCCACTCGACGCTGCCAGACAGAAACACGATGACCCGATGGAGAATCACGATGAAGGTACTGACAATCAAGACACCTGACCTGACCTACGAGATACACCTGTTGAACGTGGGTGAGATGTTCCCGCCGGACTGGGAACCGGACAAGCACAACGGCTTCGGGTGGTCGCGTCATCCGCTGGTCGCGGGCCGCGACTTTGCGACCGGAGAGCGGCAAAAGAAGCCGACCGCGAGCCTCATTGTCCGGCGCACCGGTAAGATGGATGCCAAAGACACCGAGTTGGAAATCACCGACCCGCACGTCTGGCACTACATCACCCGCTGCATCAACGGTGGCGAGGATGATGTCACCGCCGAGTTGGGCGAGGAACTGGTAGCCAAGCTTCGGTAACACTGACCCCCACCGGGTGACCGGTGGGGGTTTCTTTACATGTGACGATCTAGCGTCACTAACGGAGGTAACGATGTCAGCATTTTTAGTCAGCGACGGGACGATCGATCGTGTCGTCAGTCTAGTGTTTGCCTTCCGCAACCAAGCGATCGAAGGTGACAACGCCGACAAGTTTGGTGCCCGGCTATACCGGCTCAACATGGAAGCGTTACGGCAACGCTACGGTGACAAGCCGAAGCGGTTCACCTACAAGCACCGCGAGCACCAGGACGACACCACGCTCGCGCAGTTCAAGGCGCTGGAGTGCCTGATCTACCAGTGCAGCGAGGGCAACGTACCCGATAAGCCGCTGTACCAGGAACTGGACGCGATCAGCGAAGCTCTGACCGAACAGTGGGCCAAGAAACTCGGCGGCGTGGTTCAGCACTCGGAAGCGTGGAGCGCGCTCCCGTGGGACTTCAATGATTAGACACCAACCCCCGCCGGGTGACCGGCGGGGTTTCTTTATGTGTAACCTGCTAGGAGGTACACATGAACGAGTTACAAAAAGCTGCCTACGGCACGATGTTCGATGCTGGCGAAACGATCAGCAAGTTGATCGTCCGCGCCAAGGCATCGATGCAGCCGCTCGAACTGCCGGACGAGATTGTCACCAAGCTGATCGAGGCGCAACAGGCACTGTTTGCTGCGCAGCGGCTGATGATGAAACTTTAGGAGGTACACATGTCCGGTAGAAAAGCACTTCACAACGAGGTGATCCCGGCCACCCTGTTCACCTACGATGCCAAGACTAAGACGTTTGTCGGGTACTTCAGTAACCTGTGGCAACGTCACGGTCACACCTTCAACACGTTGGTCACTATCCGCAACGAGAAGACCCACGGCGAGGTGGTGTTCGAGGTTGTCCAGGTGGTGCAGGGACAACGCGACTGGAAGCTGATGCGCTTCGAGTCACAGTCCAAGGCTCACCTTGATCTGAAGCTCACCATCATCAACGAGTAGGAGGTAACAATGCCCACATACGCCGTGAACTTGGTTCCCGCCTACGGGCGTGACTACAAAGACGAGGAAGCGGTCAAAAAGGACTGGAACGCCAATAAGGACTTCCTCATCGCCGACATCGGTAACCGCTGGGACGGCAAGTACACCAGCAAAGGTGACTGGACCGGCCAGCATGTCCGCATCCGCTACAACCGCCTGGAGGATTTTGTCATCCTGAAGGCTTAAAAGGAACCCCCGGCTTGCAAGAGCCGGGGGTTTTCTTTATGTGTGATCCTTATTCTAGGAAGGAACCTTAACGATGACACACGATGACAACGGCTTGGTCAACGTCAACGGTTTCACCGATGCCGCTGACGCTGCCTCGTACACCACTGCCGGTAACGCGACGATCACTCTCGAGTCGCGCCGCACCGGGAAACACTTCACCTACAAAGTGGCACGCGCCAAGGACGACAACGGTGAACCGGCAAACCGCTGGTTTGTCGGTGTCCTGAGCGGTCCCGACAACGACAGTGACTACAACTACATCGGGCTGATCGAAACCCGGCTAAACGGCTGCCTGTTCCGGCAGACCGCCAAGGCGAAGTTCAAGGCCGATGCACCCTGCGTCAAAGGCTTTGTCTACTTCTGGAACCATGTCGAGCGCGGTCACCTCCCGACCGATATGGTGGTCCGTCATGCTGGAAAATGTGGCCGGTGTGGCAGAACTTTAACGGTCCCGTCGAGTGTCGAAATTGGCATCGGACCAGAGTGTCAGCGGAAGATGGAGGAGTGACATGGCCGAGGTAACACTAGACACACTACACAACGATCTGATGTCGATGCGTACTGAGTTACACATCGACATCATTCGCCTCGAAGCCAAGATCGACAGTAAACCGTCACTCATGACCATGTTCACCGGCATCATCGTCGTGGTCTTCGGTATGGCGAGTGTCATCGGCGTCGCGATCAGTGTCCTGGCCGCTTTACACATGTTCAAGTAGCACTAACCCGGCGGGCTTCGGCTCGCCGGGTTTTGTGTTAGTGTGTGACGAGCTAGCGTCACAGGAAGGAGGTACCGTGAAACGGTATCTGGAAAACGGACAACAGTATTGTCGGCTCACTTACAAACCCGAAGGTGAACCTTGGGTCCACGTCTGGGCGGAATGGGGGAACCTTGTGGATGACATCATCCAGTGGTTCTACGAAGTCGATGACCACGGTAACCGGTTGTACCCGGTGTATGTACAGGTGGGTGAGTTCAGAACCAGACCCGCCAAGCTCAACCTGAAAACCGAGAAACTGGAAAGAGTACGGTCATGAAAGTATGGACAGTGAAGCGGCTGATTGCCGCTGCCAGTGAGTCACCCAACCTTCGGGTACGCCGATCGAACGAGCGGTTCGATCTGCCGTGCCAGATAAACCGGGTGACCCCCAAAGGACGGGTCATGGAGGGTGTCACCATTTACGAGGATCACACAATCCACCGTAATGACATCCCGCTCGACCACTGTGTCGGGCTGCGGCCACAGGATGCCGCGCGGCTGTTTAAGCTTCAGAAGGAGGTGTAACAAACCCACTACCCAAAACCCCCGGCAGTGACGCCGGGGGTTTCCTTTTGGTGTGACGCTAGGGTCACTGAAAGGAGCAACGATGAAGTCACTCATTACCGGGATCGCGCTCACCCTGATGACGCTGTCCCCCGCCCATGCTGTAATGTGCAGCGTAGCTAATCCCGGACAGTTGTGCGCATTGGACGCGCCCGGCCAGAAGGCACCGGTAGAACTCTACCAGGGACTTGTCTACAAAGAATGGGAATGTATCCACTTCTGGAACCACAAACCGCAGCAAACCGACGATGTTATCCACACCTGTAAGGTACCGGAAGAGCGTTACGACGCGGCGATGGATTTGATCATCGGCGACTATCGACACATGGGAGGTGACGGTAACAGTTCAGCCGGAATCTGGGTCGAAAATCACTGTCACGCCGAACCCGCGATCCCGCACAATAAATGGGTATGCGAAGAGGAAAGCGTTCATCGGGAATGGCGCTAACACTCAAACCCCGCCGGGCAACTGGCGGGGTTTCCTTTTGGTGTCAGCAATCCGCTGGATACCGAGAGGACAAAATGACCGCGACGAACCTTATATTCATGGCGATACCTTTGGCCATCGCCTTGTACCTGTTCAATGGTATGTTCCACTAGGAGGACGACGATGAAATTCACGCTTGAAATCGACTGTGACAACTCGGCCTTTGAGCCGATACCGGAAGCCGAGGTTGCGAGCTTGCTGCGCAAACTGGCCGATCAAATCGAGCACGAACCGCCACCGTGGCCGATCTTTGACATCAACGGTAACCGGGTCGGTACCGCTCGATTCATTGGGAGGAGGCATGATCACTAAATGGCGACTGACCGACAAAAACATCCCGGCTGCGGAACGCACGTTCAACAGCCGGGAGGAGGCGATGGTGTACCTAAATCTGGCGTGGACCGTTTACCCCGACATGAAACGGGTACGGCTGTCGAAATTCGACATCACCACCGAGGTGATCAAGCGAGGAGGAGGCAGTGAACCAACACCAGAGAATGATCAATGAAGGGTGGCGCGATGACGGCATCATCAACTGGCACGACGGTGAATATCGCATCCACAAGGCGTGGACCGATCGGCCGCATGTTTTTGTCCGCTACTTCGCGCACGGAAGGCTCTGCGAACGCAAATTACCGCGTGACGGTACTACCGCGATCATGGTCACGACGAAGTTCCGTAACATCGTGCGCTGGGAACAAAACGCCCTAGCGCCGCTACCCCCGGTATGCTAAAAGTAACCCGGTCACTTCGGTGACCGGGTTACTTTGTGTGTGACACTAGGGTCACTGGAAGGAGTAACGATGAAGCGGTTAAACAAGACACAACAGAACGAGCTTAGCGCCCACATCGCCATGCTCGCTGACAAGAAGATCGAGATCGAGGCAGCCTGGGAAAGGTTTGAACTGGCACATGGTGAACTCGCCGAAGCCATTGGTGAGTACAACGGTGCCCTTACCAATGTCATCGAATGGCGTGACGGTATCGTCAACGAGATGACTGACTACCAGGGCGAGCGTTCCGACAAGTGGCAGGAGGGTGACGCCGGTCAACAGTACCAGTCGTGGATCGATGAATGGGAAGGGCTGGAACTGGACGAGGTCGAGGTTCCCGAAATACCGGACGCGCCGGAATTCGAACATGTTGAGGCTTTGGAAAACGCCCCGCAGGAAGCCGACTCGATGTAACTGCGTGACTGTGGTAGAGGTAACCCCCGGCAGCGATGCCGGGGGTTTCTTTTTGCGTGACCAACTAGGGGTCACGGAGAGGAGAACGCATGGCGGATAATCCGCACGAAGAACTCTACATCAGGGAACAGGTCGCTCGTATCGATCAGGCGTTGGCCGAGTCTCACAAACTTGCCGCCGAAGAGTCAAAGTTGCGCGCCGAGGCGCTCAAATTTTACACTGAGGAACGCAAGCTTGACCGCGAACGATGGTGGTTCCCCTGGCTGCAATTAATCATTGCGGTGACTACCAACACAGTACTTACAACAGCGGTCGCCGCAGCAATCGCTGTCGTCGTCGTAAAACTCGCAAAATGAGGAGGGTAACATGACTGAGCTAATGATCCCGCGCGTGCACCTCAACGGTACCAGCGCAGCGGCACTGTTGAAGCAAATCGCCCAGGCGCGTGGGGCACTGCGTGGCGCGCTCAACATGATGGCGGATGCCACGCCACACGATCGTGACTACTACGTCATCAGTCCTGACGCCGGGCCGGTGGCGCGCGAGCAACACCGCGTCCGTGTCGCCGCGATCGAAGTGGTGATGGAGGAACTGGAGCAAATCGCGCAGGGCATCCTCGCCCAGGCTGAGAGGTGACCAATGGCCGAACTCGACACTCTTCTGCAACTCGGTGAGGAGTTCGCCCGCAAGATACTGTTGGAGGAACGGCACAAGTTTCTTATGCCGACCTACCACCTGATCGGTGCGGACGGTTCGTCACTCGTCATCGGCTGTCCGTGGGAAAACGATCTGCAAAAACAGATGGCGTTCGCGGCAGTGAAGCAAAAGGCACGCGAGATGAAGTGCCGCGCCTTCTGCTTTGTCAGCGAGGGGTGGACGGTGACACGGCTGGTCGGTACAGACGGTCCACGACCGAGTGAGGCTCCCGATCGTATCGAGATCGTCAACATCTCCGGGAGTGACACCACCACCAGCAAAGCGGTCCTGCTACACATGGTCCGTGATCTGTCACCCGGTATGAACAACCGGGTGATCGCTCTGGAACCCATGACACGGATGGACGATGCCGTTGGGCCAATGCTCGACGGTATCATCCAGCCGCAGTAGCATGCACCTGTTACTGATCGTCATCCTTGGCGTGCTCATTGCCCACGCGATCATGGGCAGTGGGCGCGCCATTAGTGACGGTTGCGGGTGCCTCATCGTCCTGTTCCTCGTCCTGGCGCTCATCGGATCGTGCGCTGGCCATTAACTCTCCCGGCAGGGGTTGACCCTGCCGGGATTTTTGCGGTAGTAGGGTAGGAGCCATTGTGGCTAGAAAAGGAAACATACCCGATGAGTGATACGAGCACGCTGCACGCGTGTCCGTGGCCGAAGGGCTGCGCCCGCGAAGACGCCGACCTGGAATTGAACCCCGTAAACCGCCTGACCCGTGACTTACGACGCGGGGCGGCGACACTCGGTGACAACGAATCTCGGTTCCTGGTAGACGCCTACTACCAATTGCAAGAAAACCGTAAACGCGCCGCCGGTCAGGAACGGGCACTCGCCAAGTCCGGTGAACCGCACGAAATTATCACTTGGCTGCGGACCCAGAACGCGGTCCTGGAGAGTCAGATCAAGGCCGCACTCGACATCTACACCCAGAATCACATGATGGGTGAATGGATGCGACAGGTGTACGGCATCGGCCCGGTGATCTCTGCCGGGTTACTCGCGCACATAAAGATCGAGCGGTGCCCGACCGTTGGTCACATATACAGCTACGCCGGGATCGCCGGGCCGGAAACCGACACCGAGCTTAAGCGCGCGATCTACAAGGTGGCGTACCGCGAGCCGATCCCGGAAGGTGTCATCCCGCACCTGACACTGGAGCCGCCTTACGAGGCAACCTACCTCTACCCCGATGGTCACTTCCACGCGTTTTTCCAGGTGGTGGTCGATTCGGAGGCGGCACACCCGGCGATCATCGCCAGTAACCCGCAGATCATCGGTGTCGATCGCAGCATCCGTGCCTACTCCGGTAACCGCCCGTGGAAAAAGGGTGAGAAGCGTCCGTGGAACGCCAGCTTCAAAACCCTGTGCTGGAAAGCCGGTCACTCGTTTATGATGTTCAGTAACGACGAAGAGTGCTTCTACGGACAGATGTACCGCCGTCGCAAGGAGCGCGAAGTCAACCGCAACGAGCGCGGTGAGTTCCGTGAGGTCGCGGCGAAGCGCAAGGACACTGTCGACAAGAAGACCGACGCCTATGCGGCCTACAGCAAAGGTATCCTGCCACCGGCCCATGTCGACGCGATGGCCCGGCGCTACACGGTGAAGATTTTCCTCAGTCACCTTCACGAAGAATGGTACTTCCGCCATTGGGGCAAGGAAGCACCGGCACCCTACGCCATCGCGATACTAGAGCACGGTCACTACATCCCGTGCCCGATCCCGCGCAAGAAAGCGGCATAAGAGCCAAACATGGGAACTCGAATCAAGTGATCGGAGCGCGCCATCGGGAAACCGGTGGCGCTATTTTTGTGAGTCAACCTGCGGAACCGGAAACATACTGCTAGAACGAGTCACCCGCTCCGACAGACACAAACGACAGGAACGAGTCATCCACCCAGACGGAATCAAACAGGAGGAACGAACCAGAGCACGCGGACAGAATCAAACATGAGGAGTGAGCCACCCCGGCGACAGACACATTACGGGCGAGCGAACCCATCCCATAGACAGACGCAATGAAGTAGAGTGAACCCTATCTACTGACAGAATCAAAGTGACGGAGTGAACCCTGACTCCAGAATAGACACAAACTGGTGGAGTGAACCTTATCTAGGAAGGACACAACGATGACACTCTCATACCCACACTACCCACTACCGTGGGCTGACCCGATTCTACCGAGTTACAAGGAGGTCAGCATCGGCAAATGGAAATGCGCTAAGACCCCAGCCTCCGGTATAATGACCGGTTACTGGCGTCCGCACAACTTTGTACCCCCCGGCTGGACATTCATGCAGAAGGTCGAAAACAACTGGATGCTCTGGATGTCACTGGCACCAATGGAACTCGAGTCGCACCAGCCGCATATCGCGGCGGCGAAGGGTACCGTTGTCGTCGCCGGGCTGGGTATGGGGTTCTACCTCTACAACATCATCCGCAAGCCGGAAGTGACCCGCGTCATTGTCCTGGAAAAGGACAAGAACGTGGTGAACTTGTGGAAGCGGACGGTGGACCCGCACCAATGGATCGGGTTTCGCAAGGTGGAACTGGTCATGGGTGACGCAATGAGTTACCGGCCGGACTTCCCGGTGGACTTCCTCTACGCGGACATCTGGCCATACCTGGGTTACAGTGAAGCACTCGACATCACCCAACGGTTACAAGCTAACATCCAGGCACGCGAGGTCGGCTTCTGGGGGCAGGAGTTCGACTTTATCACCTGGATGATGGCGCTTAAGCTGCCCGGTTCGGTCGCGAGCAACGCTACCCATGCGAACTATCTCGCCTTTTGTGAGGCGGTCGGCCTGCCGCTTGTCGAGCGGCAGCATAAGCGGTACCCTAAACTCGCCTTCGTCGCAGTGACACTGCAAACCGCGATCAGCCCCACGGTTGACAAGGAGCACAGTACACTTTTGACGTGGCAAGCGTTAGGTGTATTGCAGAACATTACCCTAATCACCGCACTGAATGAGTCCAGCTACGGTGACAGAAACACTGAATGAGAACGAACCCGAGGTGGTAACAGAAACAAACGTGCAGAGTGAACCCTGTCATCAGACAGAAACAACCACCGGAAGTGACCCACGCAATTGGAACAAGAAACACATGAATGGAGTGAACCAACTCAGCTACAGGACGGAAACATTGAAAAGGAGTGACGCATGGCGACGAAGCTCGAAAACTTTGAAGATGGTGACTCCTGTTGGAACATCGCCGAAGACGATGAACAGATATTCATCTTCCGTGAGCGCGATCGGCACGCACCGGCACTGATCCGTTTGTGGGCCGAGATGCGCGAGAAAGAGGGCGAAGACAAAGGCACCGTCAACGAGGCCCGCGAAGTGGCACAATTGATGGAAGACGCGCAGACGGCACAAGGCCGAGTGACACTGTCACTCGATGCCGTGGCGTCGTTCTGTGTGACACTCAAACAACCAGCACAACCTGACCCGGATCAGGCACCGGAATCGACATCGGCGGCACCGACCGACCCGTATGGTTTACGGGTCGGCGAGATCGTCGTCGCCGGTCGCGGTCGGCCTGCCAAGCTGGTGAAGATTTTCACTGAAAAGGACATCAACCCAGCTGAGCCGCTGCACAAAGAGTTACGCGGCAAGGCCAATATCCAGCTACCCCGGAGCGGCCCGGTCACCGTCGAGTTCGAGATGCTGCGCCGGGCGATGCCGGAAGAGGTTGAGGAATACCAGAACTCAGGCGGGCGCTTGTAACCCTATTGCGAGAAAGTTCCCATTATGATACACCCCCGGATGGACCCCTCGCTGGGTTCCGCCGGGGGTTTTTGTTGGTGTAGTACCTTTGAACCAGGAGCCAAACTGCGAGATAGACACAGGACCGCAAAACGAGTCACTTCACCAGACATACACAAAAACAACGAACGCCTTTTCTAGGAGGGCACAGTGAGACTCTACGACCGGCTGTTGGAACAGCCCGGCGGTGAACTCGACCAGATATTGCTGGGCGGGATGACGGCATTATGTAAGGAACTCACCAAGGCACAGTGCTTCCAGTTGTCGGAAGAGATCAGCTTTGCCTGTAGTGACGTTTACCGGAGCCGACCGTCATCCTTACTCGGCGCGCTCGATTTGATCCGCGCTCCCTACTCCCGCACCTGGGTGGAATGGTCACCATCCCAACGCGAGGGTAACCGCGACAATCACCAATTTATGGGCATGGAGAAGCCAATGCCCAAACGGGTCGGTGCCCTGACCATCACCGATCCGGCGTGCCGACAGGGGTACATGATCCTGTCGTGGCTTCACCACGATGACACACTGATGGTCAATCCCTTTGGCCTGATCTTTGATTGGGACAGCGGTGACACCGAACCCGTGCTCAGTCAGTACATGCACGCGGTGTACGGCAACCTCCCGTGGGTCACTAACGTGCTCCAGCGTAAACTGAGCCAGAAGCTCGACATGCCCGACCGGTGGAAGCCTTATGACAGCCCGACCGAACGGGAGGCAGCGGACAGGTTATGCCTGCGGGGTGACATTATCCCGCTGGAAATCTTTATGCCGTTTATCACGTCCTACGAGTTGTTCCCCGGTCACAAGTGGTACGAATCATTTTGTGACGATCTGGCGGGGGAACTGCCGTTTGTCGAGGCGTTCTACCTGTTACTGAATTCCCGGAACTCCATCATCCAACAGGAACGGGATGACTTCACCAAGCTGAACAACGCGCGGCGCAAAAACAAGAAGCCGCCGCTGAAGGAGTTCATCTCCACGCGCTTGCGTATCTCTAGGGTCATGAGCAACCGTGCCCGCCTGTCCGGCGTGTCACGCGAGGAGGCGCGGTACCATCTGTGTAGAGGGCACTTCAAAACGAGGCGCACAGGCGTCTACTGGTGGAGTTCACATCCACGCGGGAAGAAGGGCGCGGATGTGCGCAGGGAGTATGAGGTGACGCGGTGAAGCCGCGCGACACCGACATTCCAATTGAGTTCCTTCATGAATGCCTGATCTACGACCCGGATCACGGCACTCTGACATGGCGCGAGCGGCCCCGCTCGCACTTTGTCTCATTCAAGGCGTGGCGTACCTGGAACGGTCGATACGCTGGCACGGTCGCTGGCGCATTGAACGGGTACGGGTATCGACGGGTGCGGATCAATTGGAACGGCTACCGTAAAGCGACGGCACACCGCATCGCCTGGGCAATGACACACGGCGCATGGCCGACAGACCGGATAGATCACCGCTACGGTAACCGTGACGACAACCGTATCGGTGTACTACGCGAAGCGTCATTCGGGCAGAACCACCAAAACAAGGCGCGGTACAAAAACAACACCAGCGGATACACTGGGGTGTCCTTCGATAAAAGCCGTTGGGCGGCGAGGATTCGCGTCAACAACAAGATACACTTTCTTGGCTACTTCGACACACCGCAAGAAGCCCATAAAGCCTACCTCGCCGCCAAACAGGAGCTACACAAGTTCCAGCCCCAGCAGCGCAGAGTGATAATCGAGCAATAGGAGGACGCGTAGATGGCAGCAACGATCCACACGCTCCGCAAGGGTAAGGGCAAGAACAAGCCCGCTGGCGGGCCGCAGCGGCGGCTGGAGCACGTCACCCGCGATCGGGGATATCGATTCACCGATCGCGACCCGGTTCTTGAGCTAGTCACCCGCGTGATCACCGACAGCGGGTGGTCGCTCAAGCGTATCGAGGAGAGGTGCGGTGTCTGCGCCTCCACCCTGCGCAAGTGGCAGAACGGCGAAACCAGACGGCCGCAGAACGCCACGGTCGACATGGTACTGCGGACACTCGGCTACACTCGCAAGGTGTTTGGACCCGATGGCAAGGAATTCATTCTCTAGAGTCTACTGGTACTACCCGCTGATACTTTTGCCTGCGGTAGCGATGGTGGGGGTCGTGGCCTACACCGCTCCTAGCAGGGACAAGGAAGAGGAACTTTGTGCCAAGGCGGTTGATGCAGTACTGCACTCGACTGACTTAGTCGAAGTTACTCGCGCCGGGATTATCATTCGCGAAACCAGTTGCTCGATTCGCATGCACCTAGATTAAAGGAACCGTACCATGCCGGTCGCACTCGGTGTCGTTGTCGCCTTCATTCTCATGATCCTGGCCGGGTTCGGTCTATGGGGTTGCCCGCAATACAGTGTCTACAGCCAGCGGCTGCAAGGCGAGGCAGAACTCGCCCGCGCCGACTTCAACCGACAGGTCGCGGTGCGCGAGGCACAAGCCAAGAAAGACTCTGCCTCGCTGCTAGCGGACGCGGAAGTGCTCCGCGCGCAGGGTGTCGCCAAGGCCAACGCGATCATCGGTGAAAGTCTAAAAGGCAACGAGGCTTATCTGAAGTACTTATGGATCACCGATGTCACCGGTAACAAATCGCCAACCGTGATCTATGTTCCGACCGAAGCCAATATCCCAATCCTGGAGGCCGGACGGCGGCCGAGTGCCCAATGAGTCACGACGTAGTCGATATCAGCTTGGCCGGTATACTGATCGCTCTTGCGGTCATCCAGCGGGAGTCACACTGGTTCTGGGTTTTGCTCAGCACCGCTGGCGGGATGTTAATCGGCAGTGTCGTATCCTTTTGGCTGTTTCGTTTGTGAGGTGACCTAGTGGAACCAACACTGATTGCTACCGTCAATGTTGAACGTATGATGACAGAGTTCCCGGCACTGTGGTTGTTCGGGCCGACCACCGGAGAGACACTTGCCAGGATACTCGGCGGCGCACTGGAACACGGCGTTCCCGAAGAGTGTCTACAGGAACTGGTAGACGGTGACCAATTCATTATCACTGTCGCCGGTTCGGTGTACTGCCAGATACAACACAACGACTCTTTTGGTTGCGACGGAGGACGTGATGATGGTGAGGTGCCTGAAAGCACCAAGGAGGATTAATGCCCTACGGCGAGAACGAACCCCACTCACCGGGCTTTAGCGGCGGCGAGATACGCATGGGCGCGCCGATGGGTGGCCTCAATCCGGGAACCCCAATCGGCTACCGGATGCTGGTATCCAAAGCCGATGATTACCGCCGCTACGGCATCGAGGCGTGCTGCGCGAGGATGGAACCGTTGCTGTTCCTGTTGCGCCAGCTAGAGGAACTAGAATACGAATTCGTCAAGATCGAACGAACCTACGGAGGATGATATGTCAGTGACCAGCTACCAATACCGCTACATTCCGAGCAAGCCAGTAACGTTCGCTGACCTACCCGGTTACCGCTGGTGTTATTGTGAGGCACCACCGAGCATGGTCGGTAACATGGGCGGGTGTCCGATCAGCAAACATGAATTCGGTGTCATTGCTACCGACAAGTTTGTGTTGCAGTCGGTCAGGGACAAGGCCGGGCTGGTGGCACTCTAAATGGAACTCGATGCGATATTCCGCGTCGAGGTCGAGCGTATGATGCTGCGCATGCTTGAAGACGACCCCGAATCATTCGAGGACATATGCGACTTTATCGGTATCGATCCGAAGGGCTTGCGTGAGTTCCTCGTCAAGGATGTACAGAAACAGACTCACTGATAGAGGCTGCCGTGGATGACGAAGACGCAAAGCACACGCTACTGCAAATCCGCCGCACGGTCACCGAGTACCTAAAGGACGGTGTCGTGGTCGATGCGCGCTACGCGACCGCCTTCAAGGTGATCGCGCGGCTCGCCACCGAAGCGTTACTGGCCAAGCAACAAAACCGGCCTATGCGCGTCCCGGAGTAGGCGGCGGATCAGATTGCGGCTGCGGCAAGTGCGGCGGTTCTGGCGGCGGCGGCGAGTGCGGCTGCACGGCATCGGGAACTGTCGGGGGCATCGGCATCGGCAGCATCGTTACGATGGCATTGGTACAGCGCCGCACCCGCTCCACCAACTCGCTCGACGTGCTCTCTTCGGCAAGCTCAGCCATCACCCTTCCGGCCGCTGCACAAAAGCCCTGCACGGTGTCTTCGTTCATTTAGGCTCTCCCACCTTCGAGTTGCTCTAGACGATCGGTAAGCTGTTGGATGGCGCGCAGCGAGTACGCCAGCATGGTCATCACGTCGATCGCCAGGACCGGCTGAGTCTCATAATCGCAACCCACCACACCAGTCTCTGGATGATCCATGTGAAAGACCGTGGGCTGGTCAGTCTCGATGACCGCATCGGCGAGTGACTCCTGAACCTGTTGCGCCAGGAAGCCAAGCGCGACGTGACTGCGCTTGTCGATGATCTCCTCGCCCTTGGGTGACATGTGCGGGCTGTCATAGGAATAGAATTGCAGCGCCTTGATCGCCGCCACCGCATCGCGCTCGACAGTGTCGATGTTCTTCTTCAGCCGCTCATCCGAGTAGGACGAGAAGAACTGCGCGTACATCCCCAACCCGCTGACCATCTGGAAGTGATTGTTGTACGGTGCGGCAAAGGTGTAATCGAAGTTGAAGCCTGCCCCACCGAGACAGAACCCGTACCCGGCGCTGAGATGGTTTGGTGTCGCTATAGTACCAGTAGCATAGAAGTTACCCTGACACGTCATGTCACCGTTACTGTGGACGAAGTTCCCATACATCGTGTTAGAAGTGACTTGGTTGCTGCAATTGAAATTGCCCGCGACACCCATACTACCAGCAATATCCAAATTCCCAGTGCTGTAGACGTAGCCGCCCTGAACGGTTCCCGGCGACACGACACTGCCAGCGCCGTAGACCTGTCCACCGCTGTAGACGTAGCCGCCAGAAATGGTTCCCCCAGTAGAAATAGTACCAGCAACACTAAGGTTACCGCTATTGACCGCAAGCCCGTTATAGACGTTGAGGCCGTTGTTGACTATCACGGCTTGCATGCCAGCATTGCCGCAGTTGAAACCACCGCTGGCGACATTGAGGCTGTTGTACACCGTCAATCCACCACTGACAGCCATACTACCATTGACGGTTTGGGAGTTATAAACAGTGATGTTCCCGGAGGTATCGATCTGCCAACGGAACGCGTGCGCCGATTCGTCAGCAATGGCATAGTTACCGTTGTTGAGACACCCCGCCGACCATTCACGAACGCCCGAAGTGATGTAGTGTATCCGCGCGTAGAACCCGTTATCGGCCAAAATCTGCAACGGGTCGTTGCCACCGGGGATGTAGCACCGGGTGAAAGCCTGGAGATAGCTGGTACCGTTGACTTGTAACTGCGCAAGCGCGAGCACGTTTGAGTGTAACTGGATTGACTGGCCGCCGCCCGCATAGATATGGGTCGCGCTCTGGGCACCGCTGGCGATGTATATCGCGTTGTCATTGGCCAAACCAAGCAACGCGCGGGCAGTAGCTCCGGTATCGTTGCCATAAATGTAATGGTTGTTGTTGAGGATGACGTTACTGGCATGGTGAACAGCCCCGGTGATATCAAAATAGATATCAGTGGTCGTTGAACTGCCGATGTGAATGTTATTGTCACTCAGCAAACCGATTAACGGACGGACATTGCCGGTCGGCGTGTCTCTGCCGCTCCAGGCAAAGTTGTTGTTGGCAACGGGTATCCCGGCAATGGTGACGCGCGGCGACGAACCATCATTGACGATGACATCGTTAGTGTTACTTTTCATGATCAGGCCGCGCGCCTGCCCAGCCGTATCCTTGCCCTGATAAAAAGTGTTGTTTTCCAGGACTGTTGTAATACCAGCCTGGAAGTTGATGTTGCCCCGCATGGTACCGCCCAGGATCGGCAGGTAGACACCAGTGTAGTCAGGATTGGAGGGGATCAGTGTCGAGACAAAATTGGCCAGTGCGTTCTGGAACTCGTTCTGCCACTTGATCTGGTCACCGTCATCGTAGACATATGCCTGAATCTGACCGCTGATCCACAGACACAGGCTCGACGCGACAAAGGTGCCTTGCCTTAACGCGCGGTTGTTAAAGGCCGAGATCGCCAGACCCGGCATGTTACCAGTACCTAGGAGCGGGTCGGTGAAATACGCAGGCAGTGCCTCGATGTTGGCCCCGGCACCGATACCCACCGCCTTAAAATCGGTGGCGGCGGTAAAGGCAAACGGGACGACACTATCCGCTCGACCGGCGACACCGTTTCCGTTCACCGAATGCATATTGGCGCTCATGGGTGTCTCTCCCCTTACCTGCTATTTATCCCAGTCCGTGGCACCGTCATCCCAATCGGTTTGCGGCACGTCATCGGTTGCCACCGGTCCCTGCCCTTGCCCCGGTGCCGGGGCATCCCAAACGGTTACGTTGACACCAGGGGTGTACGCCGACCCTGGCGGGAGCATGATAGCCCAATCGCCTTGATCCCAGCCTTGCACCGAGTCACTCGTCGCATCCCACGCGAAAAACGGTACACCCGGTTCCGGCTGAAGCGCATACGCGATAAGCTCGACACCTTCGGGACGCAAATCCATCTGTCCCGTGAGGAACAGTGACACAAGTGTCGCGTCTAACCGTTGTGTCGATAACAGACCGTACAACATGGTCATGTTACCATAATCTTGGATGATAACCTGTAATCCGATGTAGTGAAAGAGGGTATCCCACGCCTCGTAGGCTTGCGGGATCGAGCCATTCCAATGGTTAGCGATGATGTTGGCGTACAGCAACAGACGGTAGTGATAGTCATCGAGCCGCTCGATGTCGCTATCCGAATCGGCCGGTCCCTTCCAGTTGGCTTGGTTCCAACCGGCACCTTCCGTATCCCAGGAAAAGAATGTAGCCGGTAGTTCGATCCAGCGTGATTTACCGATCCACTCTCCCGTAAAATCCTCTTGTTCACCGACACAATAATCAAGGTCAAAGAGTCCAGGAACACCGGCAACCAGTTGCTGATCCTGCACCACGGCATCGGCCGTCAGCGCGACGGTCGCGACGTATTTTGGCTTCTGGTTGTGCTCAGAGGTGATGCGGTCCAGGTAATCGAGCGTGCTGAATGTCAAGAACGGTGGCGGGTACGGCGGTAGCGGTACCTGTATCTCAGCGATACCCAGGAACAGCCGTGCCGTGGCGGTGATACCACCGATCAGGTATGGCTGCCACGGTCCCGCCGTACCGGACAGTGTTACGCCGCTTCGTGTCCGACCTGCCAGATTAGTGACATAATAAGGACCGGTACCTAGCTGCGCCACACTGTTGGCGTAGATGTTACCAAACAGGTTAAGCGGTTCGGGGGTCAGCTTGGGACGGTTGAGGGACGCCCGCAGGGTCGCGGTGATTCGGCCGGTCAGCGTAATAAGCGGTGCCGTCGTTATCAGCGGCGGCGCTGACCGCCCCGTTGCCTGCGCGGTGATGCGGCCCGATAGACTGGAAGTGAAGGTCGGGTATTGAAACCGAGCCTGCGCGGCACTGATCGCGTTGCCGTACAGTAACTGTAAGGTGGTGCCCGCCGCATTGAGGACGGGTCGCTGAATCCGCGCCTTAGCCTGCGCCGTGATCCGCCCAATGAGGTAGGGCGGGTAGGTACGCCCGATAATATGTCCGTGCGCCGTGATACGCCCGGCGACTGTCATCCGAACAACTGTTCGGATGCTCGCCGCACTCGTTGCGGTGATCGTACCCGCGAGGCTTACGGCATCGCGTGGCGCGGCAGTCTGGGCCATCTACGCAAGCGAGATCGACAACGCGTTAGCGGGGAACGTCGCCTGCACGTTCGCAATGATCCCTTGGGTGGCCACCTTACGGACCATACCGTCACCGCTCGTCACCGTGTTGACGGTGGTGCCGCCATTGGTCACGGTGAAGGTATCGGTCAGACTGTTGGCAACAATCAGCGGGCCGGTAAAGGTACCCTGACCAAACGTGGGAGGAACCCCACCATACTCGGTCGAGTAGATCACCGTGTCACCATTCAGGTACGCGTGTCTGGGCGATGTAATCACGCCAGGAGAAGCGGCGCTGACCGAACACGGAAGCCAGTTAAACGCGCCGAAATAGTCCCACGCCAAAAGGTTACCGGCAGACGCCGCGTCATAGATGCCAAAGGCGTTAACCGTACCCCAATTCGCGGTCGAGGTTGCGAACACAATCGGGTTGACGTTCGTCACCACACTCGGTGCCGCCGCTGTTGGCACTGCCCAGTCACCCGGTGCCGTCGCAACGCGTGCATAGGCCCCGCCCGCGACTTCAGTGAACCCGGTACCGTCATCGGCCCCCGCCACGGTGAACAGCGCCACATAAGCCGTCCGCATGGCAAAGATCGAGGTCTTGCCCACAAGGTGGTTCAACACACCCTGCGACGTGTAGGTCGTCAACCCGGTCATAGCCGCATCTCCCCTTCTAGGTCACGGTGATGGTGATCATTGTGTCGTCACAAGTTGCCGCCTCGATATACGAGATCAGAACATCCGTTGCAGCGGTCGCGTTACCATCACGCGATTGCTGGACAACCGTCACGTCATAGGTGAGTCCATCGGGTTCCGGTAACTGTGTCGCCGCGATCAGCTTGGTGATATAGGAATCGTAACCGATCGGCAGCGTCGTCAGGAACTCGATGATCTGGGTGACGATCTCCTGTTCAATCGCCTGAGTGAACCCCGGTAGTGCTTTGAGAGTGACATTGACCTGTATCGGCACCAGGAACAGTTCAAAAAAATTGATCTGTGCCGGAATACCCCGACTATCGTAGATAATGGTACTGGTGGTGCCGTAGGTCGGTGATCCCGGTGTCTTCCGCAGTGCGATAGCATTGGCAATATCGGTGGCGTCACCACCTTCCACGACCGCCGCCATTGCGTGCGCCGGAATCCCGTTCGCATCCGGCGCGCCGGTTGGGTTTTCGTACACCATCACCCGCCGCACATTTGGCAGGTTTTCAATACCGCCCTGGATACCCAGAACCACCGACTGCGATGGGTTAGCGACACTCTGTGTCTGACGGCGACGTAACTGCGCATCGGTTTCGACTGGCGCGCCGACAATCGCGGCCAGGGTATTGTTCACCGTTTGCCAACCGGGAACCGGTGTCAAAATATCGGTGATCGTACCCACGTCACCCGGCACCGCGCCGAGTGTCGTACAGGTTGCTGTCACCGCGATATCCCCTTCCGGGGGAATAGTGACTTGGTCCGGCAGTTGCCACTGCGTACCCAGGTTCAGATTGTCACCAACAAGACTGCCACCGATTTCCGTACCCGCAGTACCGACACAAGTCACAATCACCGTGCTAAACGAGGCGAGTTGCCGCCGGATACCGTTGATTTTGACGACACTCGACAACCCGGCTCCGACCGCGAAAGAAGGACTGTAGGACAGGTAGGTCGCGGCGATCGTCTGGTTGGTGTCGTTGAGCGCGGACGCGATGATACCGACCCATTGACCGTCTTGGGTATCGGGATCAAGGTCAATATCGGCACCGTAAATCGTCTGGTACTGTTCCTGCAAATAGGCCAGGACATCGGTAAACAACGGAACAGTGACACCATTTGCGTCGATTGTCGTGACCGGGAAAGGCATTGGTTTACCTCAACGGCAAACGGGTTAGGATCGGTGGACGGCGTCTGATCTGCGGCATTACCGCCGCCGCCTTGACCGCAACATGTACCACCGGTTGCCCGGTGACATCAGGACCGATAGTCACCGTAAACTGACGGCCGTAGATAGTGTCAATAATCGCACCTATCGAGTAACTTCGCGTGTCGGGATCGACGGTACTCCAATAATTCACGATCCCGGTGACACCTTCGGTCGTCAGAATACGGTCACGAATCGCCGCGTCACGCGATAACTGCGTATGGACACCAAGGATTTGGCCTTGCTGAACGACAAGGTCGTTCAGCGGAAAGCCGCCCCAAGGGGTTCCCGCCCGCGTGTTCAGGAACCACTCACCGGCAAACAGTAACAGCCGCGTCTTCACCGACTGACCAACGGCTTCTGGCTGGTCGTGCCAGAAGTCGCCGGTCCCGTGGCCGAACTGCATATCGCCTTCTTGATCCAGTTTGCGGTAACGCATCAGTTTACCGGCGGCATCGGCATCGTCACGCCTTGATCCACCCCGTTTGACTGCGGGGCTTGTTGTTGTAGCTGACCGGTGATCGCCTGGATCAACGGCGCAGCCTGTTCATAAGGCGCTTTCACCAGCGCATTGATGACACCGTTCCACTGTTGAGCTTCCAGGGTGATGGTGAACGGGGTGTTGGCCGCGACAGGTTGGTCAATCATAATCTATTCCTTTCTTCCTGTGGGTGGACTCTGTGGTGGTGGGTTAGTGACTCCTAACGCCGCGAGTTGACCGTCGAGATCGGCCTGCCGCGACACCAGCCAGTCACGCGCCGCTGTCATAAGTTCGGCACTGGCGTCCGGCACCAGGATATTTATCGCACCACCAATGTTTGTCACCGGTACCCCGGTGGTCGGCTGCGGTGCGACCGAAAAGTTGTTGATGATTCCGCCGCTGTCGATCAACGTAATGGCGGCGGTAACATTCTGGCGGCTCTGGTGCAGCCCGCTGGCCTGCGGGACATCAGTGTAATCTGTCATGTTCCAGTTTCTCCAGACGTTCGGTCAGTTGCTGGATTGCTCGAATCAGATACGGCGTCACTTTCTGTTCATTAATGTAGTGGTGACCACCGGCAAGAGTTGCCGTACCTACCACATGTGACATCACTTCGGGAAGTTCCTGCGCGACGATACCAATAGGAACCCTCGGTTCCGTAAAGGGCATCCATGTACAGGCTTCCTCTTTCCATTCAAATTCCCTAACCGGTATCGCACAGACCGCTGCCAACGCATCAACTTGGGTGTCACGGATATTGTCCTTTAGCCGCGCATCAGAAAAACTGGTGTAGAGGCAATAGACCCCGCCAGCACCGCCATTTGGGCTAAAATACACCACATCGGCTACAGAAAACTGCACGTAACCCCAACCACTACCAGGGTAACATTCGATCCGCGCGCCCGTACTACCCCAATAACGGAAGACACCAGCGCAGTTAACGTCATTGCCACAATTCATGTTACTGCCGGACTGGAAAGTGCCGTCCGTTCTCGTCTGCCACGGACAGTACATCCAGCCGCCGTTGTTCTGCCAGTACATCCCAGCGAGATAAACGACACCACCGTTCGCTTGCAGGTTACCGTTACTCTGCACACTTTGCGGTGAGTACATCCACCCGCCGTTATTCGACCAAGTACACCCACCACAGTTGAGATAAGACCCGGCACGGACACTGTTATTCGAGTAAATGTCACCATTGGCACCAAGGCCGTTCGGCGTGTACATATAGCCAGCATTATTGTACATCTGGGTTCCGTTCAGAAGAAGGGAACCGGGTGTGTTTATGTTACCGTCTGAATAGAAATCGGGCACACGAAAGCTCTGGTTAAAGCCGTACCAGCCATCCCCTCGATTGTAGAGTTGTCCACCGTTGACCCAGACATAGCCCGCTGTTGCGAGGCTATGGGTACCGTAGACTTCTCCGTTCGCATGGAGATTGCCACCCGTATCAAACGTAAAAAGATCACCAGACCAATAAAGCCGCGCGATGTTACTGAGGGAGTACCATGTCCAATACCCTGAGCCGCCGCCCGCACGATCCTGGAACACCAAACCAGCGGGGGTGCCACTGGAAGTTACCGTACCGCTCAGAGCGGCGATGCCGCCGTTGACATTGAGGTTGTCCCAGATATGTACCAAACGGTTAGTACCCGTTGTCCCGGCACCAATAATCCCCAATGCATTAGCATCATACCCACGATAATCAATCGCCCCGGCATTGGCTTCGTCACCCGTATTGACCCTTAACCGCCAGCGAGTCGGCGTGAAATTCGCGAAGGTAGTCCCTTGGACATCGGTGCCGCCACTGATCCGCAGTGCGCCGGTCAAAGTTCCTCCACTGATTGGCAAGTACCCGCTAGTGGGACTATTGAGTTGCTGGAGCGGTACAGCCTGCAAAGCCGATGTAGCGTTCCCACTGAGTGTCAACGCTCCGGTCATCGTTCCACCCGCGAGCGGGACAAAGGCTGTCACGGTTGCCCAGTCGGTGATGTCACTGTGTGTCAGTACCACGTCACCGGTTCGGCCCGCGACCGACCACACCTGACCACCCTGCCCGGTCCCGGCGTTCCACTTCTCACCATCAAACACCCAGCGGAATCCGCCTGACTGGAACGCCTGCCCGTTATAGGGACTGTTCGGGTAGTCAATCGCCACTTAGTGCCTCCCGTGCGAAACGCGCGTTCTCCTCGATACGCGGTGACTCTGCGACAGGAACCTTACCGTTCAGTAACTCGACACACGCATCGAGACACTCCTGGTAGTGACCAATCCAATAGGCGCTGACCGCGAATTCATCGAGCACCCCCCAGGCATAGACCCACGGCTCGCCAAACAGCGCGCTCTCAGGCTCCGCGATCTCCAGCCCTATCTTGGCGAACAGTCGCCCCTGGTGAAACAGGCTTTTCAGGCGGCAGTAGCGCGCTGCCCCATGCAGCGATTCGGCCCGCTGCGGGCACCGTTCCCAAGCCTCCAGGTGTAGCCCGATGACCGTATGGCTGGGGAGGCCCAACTGTTCTGCCAACTGCGCCGCGCGCCACAGACTAACAAAAACCTCTTCATCCCAAAACCCCATCAATGCACGCGCGAGATAAGTTTTATAGGCCCGGCCGGGATCGCCACCATCCTTCAAGCACTGCGCGAGGTAGAAGGTGTAGCGCGACCGCAGGAAGGGGTTGGCTTCGGTCTGCAATGCCCGCTCCAGGGTCAGCACATCATCACGGTACTTGTGCGGGTTCTGGCTGCGTGCGCCACTGACACCGGCCGCGATATGAAAGCCCTGCGCGACCGCGCGCGAGATCGCTGGCGGCACCTCCAGGTATTCGTGCAACACCCCGCGATAGACAAACCCCCGGTTCTGAAAAAGCTGCGGCCGGCGGTAGCGAATCCCGTTCAAATGGATGTCGACATCGTACAGCCCGGCTTGCAGTTCAGCCTTGAACTTTACTGGATTAAACCCACTGTGAGTCACTAACACGTCATCGGCATCGATCACCAACGCATAATCGGTCGTGGTCGCCATGCCATGCAGCCGTTGTAACGCCAGCGAGCGGTTGTGACCAAAATCCTGCCACGGAACATTTGTTACCAAACCAGAGACATGGTTCCGGTCGAGCCAGCGGTTGATGATGTCCTGGGTACCGTCTGTCGAGCCGGTATCATCGATCACCGCGTAATCGATCAACGGTAACACACTATCGAGACACCGCTCGATCAGCGGTGCCTCGTTCTTGACGATCATGCATAGACCGATGGTTGTCATCGCGAAAACCGCGCGGGCGGTGAACTGGTGACGCCGAGATCAGCCAGTTGCTGCGTGATCGCGTCATCACGTTCAACCAGCCGCGCACGAACCGCCGCCATCGTCTCAGGTGGGGAGATATCGGGAAGCTGAATACCAATGGCATTGACTGCATTAGGTGAGGGCGGAAGCCCTGGTGTCGGCGGTAGCGGGGCGACCGTAACACTTGTTAATGTACCACCTTCGTCAATAATACTGATCGCCCTGCGGACCTGTTGTTGTTCATTAATCAATAGATTGGCTTGCGGAACATTCGTATATTCTGTCATGCCATCCCCTTCTTTAAAGACGCAACTTCTTCGGTAAGCTCTTGCAGCGCCTTCCACAACACAGCGATCAAATCATTATAGCAGAGCGCGTGGTTCCCGTTGTCAATCCGATGCCCACCACTAAAATCATGACCACGCTGGGCCATCACCGCCTCGACATCCTGGGCAACAAAGCCCCAATGCACCCGGTGTCGCTCTTCAGCGGGCGCGCTATGAAAGCGGTAACGCTGTGGTGAGATCGCTTGCACAAGATCGAGGCAAGTTGGCAAATCAGCAAAATCGGTCTTATATTTTGCATCAGAGGGAGCAGGAAAACTGTAAGACATTACGCCATACCAAGCAACGCCCGTGTAACCACACCAGTAAGTATTATCAGCACCAGCCATCCAATGCTCGTAGGTCTTATGCCACTGCCCACTATAGCCTAATATAAGTTCTACTTTACCACCGCTTTCATCGGCAATACCAAACATACCAGCGGCGGCACCACCACTAGAGCCAAAAGCACCGGCACTCCATGTTCGACTGGTATAGTATCTTACTCGACAGTAATTGGTCGTAGGTGTGTGTATTTCCAGTGGGTCATTAACATTATTCGTTGTACTACCGACACATACAAAACCAGATGTTACATCATATGATAAATAAATCTCACCACCGCTCTTAGGATTGAGGACGAGATTGTTCCCGTCACTGCGGATGCTTGGCCAAGCAGGATCGATAGTGTTGCTACCGGAAATCTTTAGGATATTGGTGGTACCAGCTTGGTTTGAAATTTGGAGCGCATAGTTTTGGTCACAATAGACCGCGAGATTACCAACAGTACCAATTCCAACGCTCTGTATCCAAACGGGTGCGGAACCGACAGCGGCAGCGGCGGCACGATAAAAACCAAAATTACCACTGCTATTATTCATCGCGGTTGCCATCGCGTTGGCAATCAGATGGTTGTTACCCGACGTGTCGTTATAGACATTGTTAAACAGCCCCGTCGCGCCCAAGGTGGTCAAGACGCTTGCCATAATTGAGCCGGGTTGGATTTGTTGGGGCGCTTGCATATTGGCTGCGCCAAGGACTAACCCACCCACCCCATTAAGCGCCAAAAGCGGTGTTGGAGTTCCCGAGGTATTTGGGAAATCGTAAATAATCAGACCACCTGTGTTACCGCCGCCCCGATTGATAAAGAAACTTGTCTCACCGCCGCCGTTGGAATAGTTCCACCCAATACCCATTGAACCACTGTTGGCGAGCGTATTAAATGCTGTGTTTAACAAAGCCCAAGTGGGTGTGTTCCCTAGATTAAAGGCGCTACCTGAAGCGCGTAATCCAAGAGGTGCAGTAAGTAATCCACTAAGAGTTCCACCTGTCAGCGGCAGATACAAATTTGCTACACCACCGGATGCCGTAGCCGCTTTCCAGGCACCCGGTGTCGTAAACCACGTCCAGGTACTGCCGCCACTGGTGAAGGTGGCACCATTGGTCGGTGTGTCTGGGAAGTTCATTGGCATCGGATGTCACTTCTCTTCAAGAGCATCGAGCCGCGCTCGCAACGACGCTATCAGACTATCAACATATTCCTTTGTCGTCGCGTCCATCGGTCCCTCCGGGTGTGCCGGTAGAGTCACCGGTTGAGGCGGTGGCGGTTCCGGCAGCGGATCGGGCGGATCGGGGTTGTTACCCCCAGCCAACCACGTTTCGTATTCCTGTCGGTCACGGTTGGCCGGATCAGGCGGTATGTGTGCCTGATCTGCGGTGCGCAGGATTGTCTCCGAGATCGCGCCCGGTGACATCATATCCCAGATTTGTTGGTATTCTGCCATGTTCATAGGTCCGCTGATGCTGTAAAATTAATATTGACAGTGGCTGTACCCGCTGCGGCTGCCGCACCATTGGTGTAGACATAACCATTAGCAACCGCTAACGAAAAACCTGACATGTTCGTGTTATTATTAACTAGTGTTGTCAGTGTCGGTGATGCTCGCATTGGCACCGCAAAAGGTACAGCAAACTGATAATTTGTCGCACCGATGCTTTGATAGACGCTTAAAAGCGCCCATAACACCTGATAAAACCGCTGACAGTTAGCCAGATCGATCCGGTATTCGGGTTTCTCAAGCGGGGTGGCGACGCTGCCGACTTCAAGCTGGACGCCCCACAATTGGATCGTGCCGCTTTGTGCGGGAATGTTACCGGCAATAGGATTTCCTGGCGTGGACGTATAGATGAAATCTAACTCAAAAAAGTCATCCCCATTCGTCCCAAATGTTTTGCCGCTTACTGACGGTATCGTAAACGTCACAGAATATCGCGCCCATGTGGTACTAAGGGTTACCGGAAACCCTGTAGCAAAAACCCACGCATCAGGTGAAGGTGATCCGCCAGTGCCAAATCTCTCAAAGGCGTTGATGGCTAATTGTGGTGACCCGGAGGCGGCGGCAGCATAAAACGATACAGTGGCAGTCTTACCGCTCAGACGGCGGATTTTTTCGATCCTCTCCCCTACGTAACTACTACAACCAGCGGCGGCACTACCCGTAAACGTGTTTGATAGACACCAGATCGCAGCCTCATCACCGATTTGACTGCGGGCCGTGTCACTCAAGGCTACCAATGACCAACTATCAGTGTCAGTGCCATTGATATTTACGCGCCAGCGATCAGCCGTGTAAACTCCGCTGGTCGTCCACGGTCCTGTGCCACGTTGCTGAACATTAAACAGACCGTTATGTAACAGGTTACGTCCGACACTGTGGGGTGCGGCATCAACATACTGCTTAGTCACGGCACCAAGAGGGGCGTTCGCGGCGGGGTCCGCTGCCAATAGTAACGGTCCCTGCAAAGTTCCTCCCAGCATCGGCAGGTAGAGTCCGGCCCCCAAATTGTTTGACACCACCCACTGGGAAGAGGTTCCGTCGTTAAAAAAGGTGTACAGTTGACCGTCACCGGGTGACGAGTTCCACCACAGGTTCCCGTTGACAGAGTTACTCGGTGCTG